TTCGATAGTCGTTGAACCTTACCTAAATAAATATTTAGGTCTTGGCTGCTGATTGACTCTATTCATTGAATTATTACACTTTGGTATCAATGACCTAACAAGTTCGTCCCAGCAATTAAAGAGGTTTGTTATATACATTACTATATAAAGTGACCCATTATCAATCACTATTCCCGCATGTGAGCATATCAATTCTTCCAATATAACTTGGGTGTAATCCTCTGTATTTCTTTGAAATACTTTTAGATGTTTTTCTTCCTGCACTATGAGGTCCTTTAACAGTATATTTCAATCTACTGAAAAAATCCATGTCATTAATATTTTCATCAAATCTAAGAACTCCAGATGCGTGCATTTTCTGGATAAGTATCATGCCAGAAAATTTGAATATATCAACAATATTATCCATAGTTGCTTTATTTCCAAGATTTATTATTCTATTAAGTCTTGTTGAAAACTCTGTTGTCAAAAGACTGGCAATATATTCATGACACCTAAGTCTCTTATTTTCAAGAGACATATTTTCTTTTAGTCTTAAGTTATCAAATTCCATCATAACCCAACGTATAACAGCATATATATTTTCTTTATGATAGTCATTTACTTTTAAGATATTTTTTGTGGTCTCATCAAGCATACGATTAAAGCTTGTAAGAGTTTCCAGTCCTTTTTCATAATTCTTACCATGAGTAAGATTCTTAATAAAAGGTGTCACATCATTGATATTATCTAAAGAAAATTTCTTTGGAAGAATTTCAAGAAGTCCTGCTACAATTCCTTGAATATATCTGTATTTTATAAACAAGTCTTTTACAACTTCTATATAACATGATGATGATACCTGAAAATATAAGCAATCGTTTTTTCTGTCTTTCAATGATTCCACTAATCTTAAAATATATGCGACGTTCAAAAATGATAATGCTTCTAATATACCGTATCTTGATACAATGAAAAGCATTATATCAGTTTCCCTTTTAAACACAAAGGTTTTAAAATGTGGCATAATATATCCTGTTCCATCAACATCTTCATATATTACTGGCATACGTTTTACAACAACAGGCATAAGAGATTTAACAACTGTAGATGTTAGTGTTGTGTATGTTGACTTTTCTACAAGTTGATAGATAAGATAATACTTTTTACCATTTATAAATAAAAACCCATCTTCATCAGCAATAGGAATAAGCATATCTTTATTTATATATTTCTCTTTTAGTATATTCTTACCTGTCTTTGAATCTTTTTCTGTGGCTGTTATTTTTAAATGCACTGTCAATAGTCCAACTCTGTTGTCGAGTATGAGTTTAGTATCATACTGGGATTTTTTAGGAACACCCATTTTTCTTCTATAGACATGCCTGTTAATATCTATATCACTTTCCTTTCTACTAAACTCGTATCCTAAGAATTTTATATTCTTTAAAACTTCCAAGCTTTTCCAAGCATCAACTACCAATTCTTCAAGAGGTTTATCATCTTCTTTTGTAATAAGTTTTGTATTAAGTTGGTCTTCATAAGTACCAATATAATCTGACAAATATTTAAGCATTACTTCCCTCCTATTTAAATAGAATTTTCTATGAACCGATTAAAGACTAAAAAATGAGCTTGAGTGAATATTTCTATTCAACTCAAGCTCACCTGTAAATTATAGCACCGTTAGGCTATCAGCAGAATTAAATCAATCAGTCTTCGTTCTTCGCAGTAATTATTCCATCTTGCTTGAGGTTGCCTTTTTCAAAAACTTGAGGCTTATATGAAATATTAATTCCATCATCCATTCTTCTAGCATAAATCTCATAGCATCCACACACATTAATGTGCTCTTCAAACACCTCTTCTGGATCTTGCTCTGATAATTTGAGCATCATATATTTAACAATACAATCATGTATTGTGCAAAAGATCGGCATTACAATACATGATTCAGCAACCTTCAAATCAAGGTCATTTCTGAACTTTGAAACAGCAGCTGTTGAAATTTTATCAATAGTAGTAAGATCTGAAGTAATATTCTGATTAAACCATTGATTGCATCTAACAACTGAAAGTGTTTCTTCTTCATTAATCTCTGTGAGTCGGTCATTCTCAAGATGCTTCATATATGGTGAAAAATTCCCATATTTTTCAAGATCATTGTTTTCCTCAACGTCAAATGTTGATGTATATCCGATTTCCAATCTGTCAGCAATTATAATCTGAACGCTTTCCTGCTTGTCTCTGGTGGACTTAAGAAAGTCCATGATAGCCTCAAAGGTTTTCATATAAGTAGCCATAACCCCTTCCAAACTATCAAAATTAATCTTGAAATCTGAATATATCTTTGTCTTAGCCATACTAGCTATTTGTAAAATATCATCAAGATCATCCACTACATTGTCATTAAAATAAATTTCTGCCTTACTGCTCATTCTTTTTTCCTCCGTTTTTCTTATTATTTTTATTTGGCAACTTCTTTGTAGAACTCTTAGAATTCTTTTTATCTAAGAAGTTTACCTGTGATGATAATATATTATTCAAAAACGAAAGTGCAATATCACTACTATCAACAGATTCCTTTGAGAATAATAACTGTCCAGTCGTAGCATTGATTATCATGGTAAGTTTTTTATCATTCATATCTTTGTTAGAAGCATGGATTATAACCAAGAAATTTGATACAGCTTTTCTAACCTTAACCTGCACTGCAAATGTTATAACATCTGACATCTTTTCTTTGCTATCATTCATTGTATAGCCTATAATAGGATTGATATATTTCATATCATGTTTAATGCTTACAGCAATATCTCCGATGCTTTTAAAATAAGCTTCTTTGTCAAAATTTGTTTGTTGTGTTTGGTTCATAATTATCTCCTCCATAAAGTAATTTTAATTATTTGATAGACTATATACCTCATCCTGATTGAATGATGATATTAAGTCTACATTACCGCATTCGCTCAAAGGTACAACTGTTATTGACATATAACTATTTTCGTCTTTTGCCAACTCTTTTAAGTTTTCAACTGATAATGGAAGATTAAATCTTTCTATTATAGATTCATAAGTGCTTTTATTTGCAACAACATCTACCATTATTTTATTTGGATATAAAATTGATGTGAATAGTCCTATATTAAGTTTGTCATTCATATATATTTTAACAATAACTTCAACTAAATATGGTTGTTTTACATCAGGTAATTCTTCTAACGGAGTATCGAACAAGGTATCGTTACTATCTGGTATTACATTCTCAAAAGATTTTTCAAAAGACTTCTTTTTCTTTTTCTTCTTTTTCTTCTTATCTGAAGATTTGAAATAAAAGCTTTTATCACTTTTCTTTTTCCCATCTCCAAATATATTTTTGAAATCATTCATTTTTTTAGCCCTCTTTTATAAAGGCTATAAATCTATACCTTATAAATTTATAGCCCTTGTGCAATTTTTTAATTCTCAGAGTTTTCAGGAAGCTTTACTGTAAGACCTATACTAGCAAACTTATTTACAATAGCAATTATTCTGGCAGAAAGTCTTAACTTATTTTCACCATTATATTTTCCAATAATACTTGGTGTGACTTTCTTCACACATTCTTCATTGCTTGCTCTACAATACTCATTGACAATATTACTTATAATAGTATTGGGAGAATCACTTGCAAACCCTATAGATTTTACAGTAACCTTTTCATCAGCAGGAATAACTAATACTAAAAACGACCCGTTGGAAGTAAATTCATCAGCATCAATATCAAAACTTATCTCAACTAAACGAGGAAGATTTGAATTCTTACTGTCATTCTCGATAAGTTTTCTTAAATCATCGAATCCATCAATTCCTATAGTATCAACAAATGAACCTTTTTCTGGTTCACTAATATCCACAGATGGCATACGAATGTTATCAATACTAGCAACTTCCTTAGTTTTCTTTTTCTTAGGTTTGTCCTTTTTCTTTTTGTCTTTCTTTTTACTGTCCTTATCTTTTTTGCTGTCTTTGTCTTTCTTAGATTTCTTAGCATAAAATTTGCTAGAATCCTTCATCTCAAACATCTCAGTGTAATTCTTCTTTTTCTTACTCATCTTCCATTATTCCTTTCAGTTTCTTTTTAAGTCTATCAGAATCAAATTTTGCTTTGAGTTCTTCAGCTTTGTCTATCTGGCAGTTAATAACTTTTATTAATGACTTCATATCTGTTTCACTAATATCAAGTTTTGTCACCTTGGATTCATACATGAGTGTATTATTTTCACAACCCATCTTATTTAAGTATTTCTTATAATCTGTCATTTTAAGATCTGCAAGCTCTGATACCACTAATGGAAAGCCTACTTTTCTTTTATAAAGTAATGCTTTGATCTTAGGGTCTTGGGTTGTTTCGCAGTGATATAAACCAACTTCACCGTTTTTGACAAGTTCGGAATAAGTCATTTTGACTTCCTTTTTCTTCTTGTCTTTTTTCTTTTTCCTCTTGGATTCCATTCCAAAGATTGTCCATTCATTTCCCATTATTTTTTTCCTCCATTTTTAAAAAGTATTAATAAATAAGTTAAATGTAAACTAACTTTTTATTTTTCCAAAATAGATCTTAGCTCTTCCTCTGTGACTACAGGAATACCATGTTTTTCAGCGGCAGCAGTTTTCGCTGATGATATGCTTTTATTTGGAACTATAAGGTAGTTTACATCGGATGAAAACCTTTCAGTTATGCTTCCACCCATACTAATAATATATTTCTCAAAGCTAGAATCCCTAAACATTGTAAAACATACTTTAAATTTAGATTTATTGTCCTCATGATAAATATCAAGATTTTTAAACAAATATTTTAGAAGGTCAATATTTTCATTTACACCATCAATAATTGATTTAGCTTTGCTTTTACCTATACCTTTTATTTCTGAAAGTTTGTCATATTTTTCTTTAGCAGATATATCAAGAAAATCTACAAGTGTTACTTTATCAAATACAAGTTTAAAAGTTCCTTCAGAACAACCATCAATACCTATAGCACCAAATAATTTATAATCAGGTATTCTTTTCTTTGACTCAATTTCTTTTATCCAATTATCAAACATGACTTTTCCAAAACCATCTTTACTGATTATTTCAGATTCATGTTTCTTTAGTTTATATAAGTCCTTAATTGAAGTAAGAATATTATCATCATAAAGTTTATCAATGGATGCGTATGATATATCTTGGATTCTTAACTTACTTAAATAATTAAGAATCTTTCCTTTTTTCCTACAATCACAATCAGGATTTACACAACGAAGAATTGAGCCTTCTTTAGATAGTTCAAGTTCTTTTCCACAAGAAGGACATTTCTTTATTAGTTTAAAAGGTTTATTTCCAGATGATGTGCATTTTTCATCAATACTCAAATAAGGTACTATATCGTAAGACACCAAAACCATATCACCTTTAGCTAAATATAACTGGTTAAATCTTTCAATGCTTCCAAGACTTATTGATTTTATTGTGTTTCCTTTTAGTTTAATACTTTGAATTTTAGCAATAGGTGTAATTTTTCCAAGAGGACCTACTTGGAATTCGATATCTTTGACATATGAATATTCACTTTCTTCGGTAAACTTATAAGCAATCTCATACCTATTTACGGAATCTTTTCTGCCAAGAACTTCTTGAATTTTTGGATCTACTAAATAAATAACTATTCCATCACATCTTAAATGCTCAGTAACATGATGGTCTTGAGCAAAAGATTCTATAGCATCATACTGTCCAAGTTTACATTTAAGACAAGGATGGTCAAATGCCCCTGGACAAATGCATTCAAATTCTTTTCCCTTAATAGCATATCTAAGTGGCATTATAACTAAATACTTATCTTTTTCACCACTCTCATCAGAATTTATTATCGCTGAAGCTAGAGACCTACTTTGTTTATATTCACCCTTATAAGTCTTATTATATTCTTTAACAGTATCTTCTTCAACAAGAACTTCTGTCTTTAGTCCAAATGCTTTTCCATTACTTAAAAATCTTATTGAATCAGGAGCAGGAATATTTTTAAAATGCTTTGTTATATCTTTAGCAGTATTATCTTTAGTAAATCCTCTTGTGAGAACTCTTTCCATATTACCATTCTCGTCAAATTCAAATATAGCACTAACACCATCCCACTTCGGGAACACACAAACATACTGATCTCTAAGATTTATATTATTACCAGTTCTTTCATAATAAAGCCTTTCAGTACTTTCAATCCACTCATCTAGTGATTTCCTTGATAGAGCCTTCTTAGTTTCTGGTTTGTGTAAATAATGTATCTTAGAAATAGTACCTCTAAGAATTGGGTATTTGTGAGTTACAAGATTAGTATCGCTTTTGAATGCTCTAAATTCAACATTGTTGTTTTCAAGATATTCACAAAATTTATCATATTCAATATCTGTAACCCCTGTGTCTAATCCAGAGTTGTTATAAATTATCCAAGAAATATTTACAATATCTTTTACAATCTGTGTAAAATTATCTGGAAATTCTTTACACTCTAGCATACTTGCACATTGCTCGATAAAACTTCTAAACAGTTGCATTTGTGAACTTGCTTCGACTTCATCAATTTCACCATTTTCTAATTTCTTTCTGGTTTCACTAACAACATTGTTCATTACTAAAATCTCCTTTCTTTTTTTAGATATTCGCATATCTATATTATAATATATAACTATTGATGAAATAATTGAAATTCATTTTAGTCTTTAAATGATATATTATTGATGTGTAAATTAAGTAGTTCAGTTACTTTAAATTATCACTGCGTGATAAACTTAATTACATATGAGGGTAAAAATATAAAAGATACTATAGCCTATATCCTATAGTATCTTTTATAAATATGAGAGTACCCTACTCTCAGAAAGGAGGCATAATGTATGCGTGTTTATTACACCTCTAAAGACGGGAAAAGTCTTTGTGTATGACGAAAACGAGCCACACAAAGACAATAGTGCTACCAGCACTATACATTGCGATAGAATATATCGTAATAAGAAGTATTTAGAAAGTAACCAAATACTTTAATAAAATGTTGGATGTTTATAAATTATATAAAACTTATTTAAAAAAGGAGAAATGAATATGATGATTAATTATGACAAGAACACAACAGCAGTAAAAGAGGCTATGAAAATGAGCAAAAAGAGTGGAGTAAGTTATAAAGAAAGACAGGCAAACGCATTACAGCAACAGCGTATTGCTGAAGGTATAATAATCAATGCAGGTTCAAAACTTGTAGTCGATGTTATAGAAGGATCTTGCTCTGCTGTAGCTCATGGTGTAATGTGGGTTGGCAAGAAAATATTTAGTAAGAATAAGGATAAAGGGGATAAAGGGAATAAAAATAAATAAAGATAAAAAAAGAAAATAATATTTGAAAAATAATTAAGTTGCAAGCACAGTGACATAAAAATTGTTAAAAAGAGAGGGTTGAAATATATAGCCCTCTCTTTATTTTTTTTAATAACCCATCTAAAAGCATCAAAAAACATTCTTTATAATAACACATAGCATCTTCATGAAAGGAGTTTGTTTTATGGCTGTTAAAAAAGAGAATCCAGATAAATTAGTTACTAAGAAAAAAAATACCAAACTAAATACACAATGGCTAAAAAACGCCACAAAATCAATAGGAACTATTGCTGCTGATAGTATATCTTCCTTAGTTCCAAATTTATATACAACAACCACTACAGCTGCCCAACTTACTAGAAATTTAAGACAGCTTAGAAGAAATCAAGGAAGTATTAGAAGTTCTTTAGAAAAAAACCAATATATCAAATTTGGTAAAACTTTTATAAAGAATTCGTTACAAGACTTAAAAAGTGGTAAGTTATATAATGAAAGTCGTGACAGTTTTGGTGGTGGAGATGACGAAGAATCTACTGCTACTTATTTTGGAGGAGATGAAGAAAATAACGAAGAAGGATCTTCAGAATCCCCTCAAATAAATGTGAACCTAAACCCAGAAGGGTTTAATAATGTAAGCAATTCTATAAATAAACTTTCTGAAATACAACTACAAAGTACAAAAGCAAACATCGATGCAATGGTGACAACATCATCAACTGCACTTGCAATGCATCAAAAAAATGCTGATGCAATTATAAGTCATTTGTCAAATATTAATAATGGTATAGAAGCATTGGTTAAATTTACAAATGAAAACATGAATAAATTTATAGAAACTAGCAATGCTTATTATGAAGCTACTGGAAAAGCTTTCGATGAAAAAACCGAAAGAAAAGAAGGTACTAAAGCAAGCTTAGTAAAAGAAAATGGTATATTAAATACTGAAAACTTTTTAGGATTTTTGAAAAAGTCCTTCAAGGAAAATTTTGAAGCAACAGCACCTGGTCAGTTATTAAATACTATATCAAGTGCAAAAGATCAACTTGAAGCTAACCCTATTGGTACAGCACTTTCGTTGATAATATCGACATTTATGCCAGATAATATTAAAAATCCTTTAAAGAAATTAGACACTCAATTTGGTCAATTACTTACATCAAGTATTATGAAAGCCTCTTCAAAACTTAGAAATAATAGTCAAGAGGGAATACTTGGAAGTGTAATGACATTTCTTGGAGATACTTTAAACATAACACCATCGAGAAAAAATACTGTTGATGATAAAGAAATTGATACTAGCGCTGCTGTATACGATAAAATATCAAGAACAGCTTTGGTTAATGAAATACCAAAATATTTAAGAGAAAGTACATCCTATCTTAAACAACTTGTACTTTTAAATGGTGGTGATCCAGATAAAGCTATATCTAAATCAGAAATTTTAAATAGAAGTACTGGAAAATATGAGTCTTATGATTCATTCAGAAAAAATATTATGGGTGAAATCATGAGCTACACAACAGGTGCTTTTAATAATAGTGATTTCAGTAAAGATTTATATAAAGCAATGTCAATATTTGAAAAGGACTCTGAGAAAGAAGACTATGAAAATATCATAAATAAATTATTCTTGGAACTTGAAAAAAGTAATATTGACATTATAGATGAAACTAATATTAGTAGTATTATCGGTTCTTTAAAAGGAACGGATCTTAGTAAAAAAGTATTACAAAATGCTATAGAGAATACCTTCAATAATGGTAGTTCTCTTTCTATTAATCCTTTGAGAATAAAATCGAGAAATAATAGAAATAAAATAATAACTAGACTTGAGGATGAAGCTGGATTTAATTTTGCTGATCTTGTACCAGAAGGTCAAAATATAGATGATGCTATGAGTTCAATTCTTTATGGTACAAACGATGACGCAACTGCAATTCATACAATTCATCCAAATTCTGTAATGGGTAAATTAAAAAGTATTGAAGATATTCTTCTTAGAGGAATAAATGTAAAAGTAATGCATGGTGCTCCATTCCCTTCAACAGTACTTGGAAGCACTGATAACTCAACACAAACAACTGGAAATACTCAACAAGGTTCAACAACAGGATCTGGAATTTGGATACCTAATTCAAATCAACCATCGTCTAATACTGATGCTACAACAAATTCTGATAATAACAGACAATCTATGGAATCATTATCGGATGAAGAATTATCCAGACGTATTTTGGAAGCAACTGGTGGTGCTGAAGAAGAACCTGCTAACGATGAAAACGTAAAAAGAAAAGGTTATAAATTTTTTGATAATGGCTATGGTCATGTAAGCAATATGATGAAATTTGCATTTGCTGGTAAATTTGGTCTTGTAGGTAATGAATTTAATAGTATGATGGGAGATAGCTTCTCTAATCTTGGTATTAAATTAAAAGATAATATTCTCATACCTACTAAAAATGCTATCTTTGGAGAAAAGAAAGATGGTGTTTATAAAAACGGTATAATGCCAGATTTTGCAAATGCTTTCGTTGATATGAAAAATTCTTTTTTGCATATGTGGGATGGTCGAAAATATAAAAAGACTAATGGTGAAGAAGTTGACGAATCTGATAAAGAAGAATCCATCACCGATAGAATTAAAAATGTATTCTCCAATTTAAAAGATGATACTAAGAAATTCTTTTTTGGAGAAGAAGGTGATAATACTAAGGATGCTACTAGAGGTGTTCTTGGTGCTGGTGCTGATATAATACGAGAAGGATTCGATCATTGGAGAAATGCTTTATTTGGAGAAGATTCTGATCCAGATGAAATTAGAAAAGATATTGCTAATAAAGTTAAAGAAAGACTTCCAGATACTATTATTGGTGCTGGTGCTGGTGCAATACTTACATCATCTTTTGGAGGACTTCTTGGAGACATAATTGGTGGACCAGGTCTTGGATTGATACTTGGTGGTCTTACTGGATATGCTAAAAAAAGTGAAGGATTTCAACGTTTTCTTTTTGGTGAAGAACAAGAGATGATTGATGAAGACGGAAATCCTGTAAAAATAAGAGATGGTGGGTTAATATCAAAAGCTACTAGAGATTTCTTTAAGAAAAATAAAACTGAGATTGGTGCTGGTTCTATAATAGGTGCTGTGCTTGGAAGTACTGTGAGAGATGGAATTATAGCTAAAGTTCTCGGTGGTGGTTTTCTTGCTCATATGGTTGGTGGACCCGTAGCCGGTGCAATACTCGGTGGAGCAACAATGATGGTTAAAAACTCTAACGCATTTAATGAGTTTTTGTATGGTAAAGAAATTGAAGAGCTTGATGAAAATGGTAATACGAGAAAAAAAGTTATTGGTGGTATCTTAAATGGATTCCAAAAAGTTATGGGAAGGAATGGAATTGCAACTAATGATGAAGGTGCTATGAAAGACAATGCAAGACGTATTGCTGGAATGAGTGCTGTTGCTACTGGTGGTGGCTTGCTTCTTGGTATGTTTACTCCTCTTGGACCTGTTGGTGGAGCAATACTTGGTCTTTCAAGTACAATACTTGCATCTAAAGATAAGTTTCATGATTTACTTTTTGGAAATAAAGAAGATAAATCAGGTGGTAATCATGGTTTATTAAATCAATTAAAAGCATTGATTGCTGCTAAAGTAGTAAATCCTATGGGAATGCATTTAAAGAATGCACTGGAAGATATAAATGATGCTCTTCTTGATAAAATACTAGATCCTTTACAAAACTTAATTGGACCAGCATTTGGTTGGGTAACAAGTGTCAAAGATAGAGTACTTGATTTATTTGAAGATTCCTTTGACACTATTAAAGAGGGGTTTATGAAACTTCCAAAAACTATCACAAATGGTTTTACTTCTTTACTTGGTAAAGCAATGAAACATCTTTTTGGAGATGGCTTAACTAAAAAGGTTGCTAATGTTGTAACATCAGTACCTGGTGCTGTGGCTAATGGTGTAGGAAATCTTTTTAGATGGAGAAATAAAAGTAATTCTTTAAAACGATGGAGAAGTGATAGATTTAGGAATGATGAAAGAAATAGAGAAGTTTTAGAAAAAGCTCAAAAAACTTGGGACGATGAATGGAACGCTATGTCCGATGAAGAAAAAGATGAATGGGGTTCATATGAAGAATTTATCGAAACAAGAGATAGAGAAATGGGTGAAAATTATTTCTATAATAGTGGTGATGATAGAGCAACAAAGCTTGCATTACGTACTGAAAGAAATAAACAAAAGAAAGAAAAAAGAAAAGCTAAACAAAGAGAATCTGATACATCATCTCTTATAGCAACATTGACTGGTGGTAAGTACACAGAAGTTACTGAGGAAAATAAAAAGAAAGCTTTAGCTGAATATAAAAAAAGTAGAAAATATAGAAATGGTAGAGGTGTTGGAGGATTCAAAGGTTCTGAAGTTTTAGAGTTACTTAGTGAAAATCCTGATGCTGATAATAGTACTACAAAAGCTGTATCTGACGTTATAAAGGATGCTGTTGATATGACTCCAGTAGAGCATGCCTCAAATGGAATCAAGAATATTATAAGTTTCTTAACTGGTGCTCCAATAGCTGGTGCTGAAGCTTTAGGTGATATTGGTAATGGTGCTAAAAACTTGACTGAAGTTATCGTTGATGCTATGAGAAAAGTACATCAAGAAGCACTTGACACAAAACAATCTGCATCTGATAGAACACAAGAATTTCAAAAAAATCTAGCACAAGAACAACGAGAAAATGAAAGAAATAAAATCGCTCAAAACTATGTTGAACAACAAGAAAGACTTAGAGAATGGTCTGGTCACGGAGACTTTACCGATGAAGAACGTGAACAACTTGCTGAAGATGCTCAAAGAGTAGGAGAATATGAAACTAGAAATAAAAAGTATAGTGCTCCAACATTTGAAGGTGGTGCTCATATAAAAAAGAAATTTTATAGAGTTCCTATATTTGGTAAGATGTTTGATAGATGGAGTTACGAAAAGCATTTCAAAAGAGCTACAAGAACTGCTAGAAGAAGAAAAGCTTTTGGTAGAAGCTTAACAAATGGATTTGATTCGGAAGGTCGTAAAAGAGAAATTGAACTTGCCGATAAAATTGCTAACTCATATGGTAGAGAAAGAGCTGGATATATTAATGAGTTTAATGATCTTGTAGATGAACTTAAAGGAGATAGACAGGCATATATTGAAGATTTAAATGAAAGACAAGGTAATTTAAATGCTGATATCAGACGCTTAATTTCACCAAGAAGAATCTTTAATAAATACAAACCTATATTTAGTCCTGAAGATAGAAGTACAAATATAAGAGACTCTGATATAACTAGAGATGATATTATCAACGATGTATCAAATGCTGCTGATGCCTTGTTAAATCATGCTGCTAGAGAAGAGCAAGCGAACGCTCTTAGAGAACAAGCAGAACGTGAAGTACAAGGTGAAAATGAAGGTGGTAATGGCTCTGGAAAAATGTCAGTTTCTGAAGCTTTACGAAGAACTGGTGGTAGAGGGTATGCTACAGGAAGTGAACATACCAAAGAAGGAGCTGCTGTTGTTGGAGAAAATGGTCCTGAGATAGTTCAATTTAGAGATGGAGACCGTGTTATTCCGAATAAGCCACATTCATTAATTGATGTTAATGTAGTAAGTTTTGATAGAAGTGCTACAGAAGATATTCATTCTATTCCTACTAATGTAAATATCGTAGGTCAGGATGGTCTTATCACTACATACAGTACTGGAGCTTCTCTTGGAGATAATACTGATAGCTCTTCTAAAATAGAAAAAGATCTTTCTACTTCAAATTCTCTCGTAAGTTATGAAGACGTTAAAAAAGATAATAAAGACGAGATGATTGAGGGTAAAGCAACCTTAATTAGTGAGCGTAAAGAAAATATACTTGATAAACTATTTTCCTTCGTAAGTGGAAATGGTGGTATTGGTGGACTTATAAAAAATATAGGACTTATAGGTGGAGCTGCTGCATTATTAGTCCCATTCTTAAAAAATGGAGGTCTTAGTAAAATACTATCAACATTTTCAGGTCAAGGCAGAACTATGAAAATGATGTTTGAAAATGATGCTTACGATGGTGGTGTTGATTTCCAAACTAATTTAAAAAATCAATTAGAAGATTGGGCAAATCCATTAAATAGTGAACATGAAAATGTGGATACGTCTAATAAGGCATTATTCAACTTCGCTCGTGGTAGATTAAATAATTTCTTAAATGGTAAAGCAGGAAAAACAGGATTAGTTAATGGACTTAAAAAATCATCGATAAGACTTGGTGAATCCGCATCAAGAAGACTTGGTGTTGATGTTGCTGAAACTGCGGTTAAAAATGGTGCTAAGAATGCTGCTAAAACTGTTGCTAAAGGAAGTGCAGAAGCTGCTACTAAAAGTAAAAAATCATTACTTAAAACTATTTTTGGCGGTATTAAAAAAGCCTTTAAGATGGTTATTGAAAAAGTAACCAAAAAAGGAGGAAAGGCTGGAGAAATCCTTGGTAAGATAGTTTCAAAACTTGATGCTGCTGAAAAGAAAATAGGTGAAGGACTTATAGGACCTCTTAAAAATAAAATAAATACTCTTCTTGGAAAAGCTGCTGAGAAATTGGGACTTTCTGCTGGATTTCTTGCATCTGGTCCACTTGGTTGGGTAGCTGGTTTAGTTAAGGATGCACCTTTTGTAGCAATAGCTGCATTAGATAATTCTGGAAAAGAGGGTGCTGCTAGATTATTCAGATGCGATAAATCTATCGTTGATGGTAAGATGAGAGCCATTGCAGCTGCTATCAGAGGTCTTGCTGCAACTACATGGGGTTCTGTCATTGATTTGATTTCTGAAATAATAGTTGCTGTTTGTGGATTTGATTTATTATCGTTTGCAGCCACGGCTATATATAAAGGAATGAGTGACGAAGAATCTGGAAAGAAATTAGACGAAAGTCAGGCTATGCATGAAGAAGAGTATGAAAAATATAAAGAGGAAGCATTAAAAAATGAATATGAAAATTATTTAGATGAGAATGAAATTGACCCAAGTCAATTAAGTTTTGAGCAATACAAAAATCTTGTAAAAACTGGCGAAATTAGTGCTGATGTACTCGGTTATACAGAATGGAACCAGGAAGAGAACAAAACAGTCACTAATAAAATATGGGACAAAATAACTGGTAAAAGTAAAATTGCCAAAACATACGATAAGTATAAATCAATAAAAGAAGGAGAGGCTATTGTTGAGAATACTGCAAAAGAAGATGCTTTAGCACAAGCCATTAAAACTGTTCCTGTAACAGGTGGAAATGGTGGTGGATTTGGAACTTCTTTAAGAAAATCAACAAGATCATCTTTCTCTTTAAAATATGGAAAAACAAATTCAAATATCAATATAGATCTTTCTACACAAGTTGGAAATACTGTAGGAGCATTTACCAATGAGACTGATGCTGACATGAAAGAAGCTACAGATTCCTTCAAGAAAGGTGTTGAAAAACTTAATAACAAATTAACCGATAAGCTAGACTTTAAGAATATCAAAGAATGGTATAAAAACGATGAAATAAAATTATCTAAAAATAATCAAATGGGGTCAATGCTTAAATCAATATTAAGTATTTCAAAGCACATGATGTTCCCAGTTGCTATGTTAAAATCTGGTACTAATAAAATCACAGAAGCGTTGAAAAATGTTTTATCAAGTTCAACAGATGTTGGTACAACAACTTTAAACTATATCAAAACACTTTTATCTTATGAAGACCCTACCAAAAACTGGTCATCATTTAAAAGTGAAAAGATGACTGGTTCTGATAAAAATGTAGTGTTTAAGTTAGTTGAACAACCAATTAAAAATGTACTTGGCATATACGTTGGAATAAAACGTGGTGTAAATAAATTAAAGAATTTTATAAACGACAAATTTAAAGGATTTGGAGTATCTCAAATTAAAGATATTTCTGATAATTTATTCGATGATGCGACCACATCAACAACTTCTACTGCTAGTACCAATGGTGGAAATGGTGGATACGGTGGTGTTCCATTCTTTTCACAAAAAGATCCTAGATGGGCTAATAGACAGTATGAAGAAGGAGGTTCTGGAGATACATTATCTAACGCTGGTTGTGGACCTACAGCATTTGCTATGGCTGCAAGTGGAAGTGGTGTTGATATAGATCCAGTTCAATCAGCTAAACTTATGCAAAATATTGGTGCTAGAGATGATACTGGTACTAACTGGAATGGTATAAGTGAAGGTGCTAATGCTCTTGGTATTAGTACATCTATGAGAAGAAAACCTTCTGAGAACTTTGTAGACTCACAGCTTATGTCTGGAAAGCCTGTAATATTATCTGGTAAGACTGGTGGATATGGAGGAACTCCTTATACACCTCAAGGTCATTATGTTGTTGCTACTGGAATGGATAGTAATGGTAATTATATAATTAATGACCCTAATAAAAAAGATGGTCCTAGGAAATACTCAAAAGACTCTATTATAAAAGAAACAGGTGCTGCTTGGGGATTTGGTGGAAGAGGCGGTGGAAAACGTCGTGATGTTACAGAATCCCAAGAGACACAATCTGAAAATTCTGCTACACTAAATATATCTGTAAAAAATGGTGTAACGGCAGATGATGTTATTAAAATTGCTAAAAACGAAGTTGGTTATCAAGAGAAAAACTCAACTAAAGACCTTTATCAGAAAGGTGGTTCAGATACTGGTAGTGGAAACTACACAAAATACGCAGTTGAACTTGGTCAACCAAATGGTAATTATTGGTGTGCAAGTTTTGTATCATGGGTATTTTACAAGGCAGCAAACAATAGTGCAAATATTGCAAATGCTGTTATGTGTGGTGGATTATCACCATCTTGTGAGAATATTAGAACTGCTTTTAGATCTGCTAAAAGATATATTACGACTGATCCAAAACCTGGTGATATTGTATTCTTCCAGACAAAAACTCCAGGGCAATGTAATCATGTTGGTATTGTATATGCTAATGATGGAAGTAAGATTTATACTATTGAGGGTAATTCATCAAATTCTGTTAGAGATAGAAATTATGATTTGTCGTCATCTAAAATACTTGGTTATGGCAGACCGATGTATGATACTAACTCAAGTTTTAATGGAATGAATAGTAGTAGTTTTTCATCTGAATCTCAAACTTCATATAACGATTCATCTGCATATTCGACAGGAAATAGTAGTTTTGATGCTTTGTCCGCAATAGGTTCATTATTTAGTGAACTTGCAAGTAGAGCTGTGAATGGTCTTTTAACCGGTAATTACAATACCGATTGGACAGATTTTAAAAATTCATTGCGTGGTGATAATACATCTAGCACAACAGCTACTACAAATACTTCAACTAATAATACTACTACAAATACAACAGATAACTCATCCACTTCATCTGGAAATATTACAGCGGCTAGTGTTGCTACTGGAAGTGGATATGAAGCTGCCATGTGGAAATATCTAAAATCTCAAGGAATGACTGATGCTGGTGCCGCAGCTGTAATGGGTAATATGCAAGCTGAATCATCATTAAATCCTCATGACCTTGAAAGTGATAGTACACCAGCTAAGAAATATAAATATACTGATGAGTCATATACTCAAGCTGTCGATGATGGTAGTTATACTAAAGACAAATTCATGCATGACGCTGCTGGATATGGACTTGTCCAATGGACATATAAGACACGAAAGAAAGGCTTGTATGAATTAGCTAAGGAAAATAATGTATCTATAGGTGATGATGGATTACAAAAAACTTATATGATGGAAGAACTTAAAGGTTATCCAAAATTGCTTAAAGATTTAAAATCTTCTAATGATATTAGAGGACTCACAACTTCATTCTTACTTGATTATGAGAATCCTGCTGATGAAAATAAAACACCTGCTGCACAGAATAAACGTACTTCTTATTCGCAATCATTTTATAATAAGTATGCTGGAAACAATGGTGGTTATGGAGAAAATGATAAAGAAGATAGTAATGATGAAGTATCGGCTGCTGAATTAGAAGATATTAAGAAAGATTTGTTTGATACTAAATTTGAAACTCTTAAGAGAGAAGCTAAGAAAAATGGTGGTTATGGTAGTGAAATATCTTCAACATCAATGAATATTTCATTAGATAAGTTAAAGAATAGTCGTGTTAATACAACTACAAGCAATAATAATTTACTAAATATTGCCAAGTATCTTGAAAAGATTGTAGAATTACTAGGTATTTCATCTGATAAACTTGACTTGCTTGAAAAGCTTGATGATATAAAAGATATTACTCCTATAACATACAATAATCTTACAGCAAATAGTATAAATCCCACAAAGACAGTTTCATCAGGTAATAAGGTATCTAAGATAACTGAATCAAGATATAAAACTGCTCAAAAAATTGCTAGTGGTGGGTTATAATTTTTGAACTAACAAAACCATAAGGTATCATTTCGATACCTTATGGTTTTTTATGAAAGGAGGAAAACTAAATGCCTGAATATACTGGAAGTGAAGAAATACATTCTGGAGGTCAAAGTGCATTATCAACAACTAATACTTATGCTAATAGTATGCGTCTTTTTGGTTTGCCTTATCAATTTATAAGTACAACAGACCCTAGAATGCCAAATATATCAAGTAGTGTTGGTGTTAATTTTATGGACAAAATTATGTTACAAGCACCTGTTGCTACCATTATACCTGGGAAAGCTGTATATTTGCCAGGTGTTAAAAAGAGATATAGAGAAGGTATTGGAACTGCACTTATTGCTGCTGGTAACGGAAATGTTAGCCCACTTGCAAATATTGCAAGCACTAATCCTACAGAAAAATTAAGATATTATGATTTTCAAGAAGACTATACCAGTTATATGAAATATGTGAATGTAATGTGTAGAACTGTAGCGGGATTCTTGGAACTAGAACAAACTATAAGTTCTGGCAATAATCAAACAGATTCATTTCAGTTTTATGATTGGAAAAATTATAGATGGAATAAACCTTATTACAGCACAGGAAGTGCGTGGCAAAATTTTAAGTATATAGTTAAATCTGGGGTATCTTTTATAAGAAATACACCAACGGCAATGGCTAATATATTTAGATCCACTCCATCAGCAGTTCAATTAGATACTGTGCTAGATGCTATACCAAACGAGTACACAAGTAACTATGTACAATTTTATGTAGATCCTTCATCTGCTGCTACAGAGTCGATGAGCAATGCTTCACAGCAATCATTTATAAAAGGTGCTGTAGATACTGGTTCTGGAATGATGCGTGAAATAAACTTTTTGTCAAATAGTGTAGGTACTGGAGTAATAACAAATGGAGCAGAATCATTGATGGAAAGTGTTCTCGATCCTCTTGGTGACGTTGTATCTCTTGGAGGTAACTGGGCATTTGGTAATATACTTAATAATATTTTCTCAGTAGGTACTCGTGTTATAAAAGGAGAAAATATTATATTACCAGATGTTTATCAAAGTTCTGAATATGGTGTTGATTATACTTTAGATATTCATCTTAGATCACCTTATGGAAATAAATTTTCAAGATTTATGGATGTTATAGTTCCATTACTTCATTTAATAGCTTTGTGTTTACCAAGACAAGCAACTTCAAATACGTATGGTTCACCTTTTTTAGTTAAGGTTCATTACCCTGGTGTATTTGATTGTAACTTAGGTCTTGTTGAATCATTGTCGATAAATATTCCAAGTAATGAAGATGCATGGAATAATGATGGATTACCTATGGAAGCTCACTGCCAACTTAGAATAAAAGATCTTTACTCAGACCTTACAATGTCTCCTGCAAATGAACCAGCACTATTCCATAATAATACGAGTTTAATAAATTATCTTGCAACGTTATCTGGGTTATCACTGATCGAACCTCAGACTACTACAAAGTTAGAAATGATATTAAACAACCTTACAGCGTCTATGAGAGATATTCCAGATAACGCAATGACTCTTGTATCAGATGCTATTAATAGAGGATTATCGGGGATGTTAAGATTATGAAAAAGAATGAAAAAGATTATAAAGAAATATATGGAGATATATCAACCTCCGATACAAAACGATTGGCAGATTTCTTGGTAAAATGTAAACTTCATAAATCTAAAAAAGATATATTCTCTGAAATAAAAAGAATAAATAATATAGAGTGGAATACTGAAAAATTTATAATTTATCTTTTACCTAAAGCCACTCCAAGACCTAGGTCATTCAAAGGATCTTTCTTTTATGTCACGGGTGCTAATGATAACAAAAAAATGTTTAATAAAGCATTTAAAACATGGAACTGTGATATGATTTGTACACCCTGTAAATTTAAATGCACAAGTTATTTTCCAATACCAAGTTCACTTTCACCTATTGACCAAATACTTGCAGAATTTGGATTTATAAGACCTATATCTAAACCAGATTTTGATAATATAGCAAAAACTTATTCTGATATGATACAAGGTTCATTATTACTAGATGATGCATTAATAATAGAAGGTATATCTGAAAAATATTATTCTTGGAAACCAAGAATAGAAATATCAATAAGTTATATGAAATCATTCGATTCAGACTATAACAGAAAAAAGATAACTGGCAAGAAAACATTGAGTGAGAACAAATTATTTAATAACTAAAGAAAGGAAGGAACATTATATGGCTAATCTGTACGGATTTTTCGGTAATACTGTTTATCGAATGTCAACACGAAATCAGATACCCAAATTGATATCTAATTTTGATTCATCCACAATAGTAAAAGTAAATGAATCAAATAATACAGTCACAGCAGCAATAAAGCTTAATTCTATGGATTTTACATTGGATGAAGCTAATGAAATATTATATGATAAAATGCTTGACTTTTTAAGAAGACAATCAGTAAAATATATTGATACACTTCATTATTGTTTTAAAATAGCCTTAGATTATACTGTAAGTGATGCTGTTGGAAATATCTTGGATAGTGGTATAAGATATGTAAATGCTGATGCTGAAGATTGCTACATTTTATTACCAATGGATGAAGCAACCAATATAATGCCTTATAGGAGAGCTCAGTGTGTTAAAAGACGTATCGAACTTTCCAAGTGTGGTGGTGCTCAATATGGAGTACTTGACCAACAAGTGACAACTTGTACTTTCAAGATCAATTCAATAAAATTATATGCAAATACAACAGATGAAGGTAGTCCAACATTTATAAGAAAGCTTGGAGTATCAGCAGAAAATATGACATTCCCATATGCATCTTCAACAGTATCAACTATGACAAATACTTCAATATTGCTTTTTGATACTTTATTATATGATATTAGTTTTGATCCAGTTGTTATTCCCAATAGACCAACATATATATTGGTAGACATTTATATGCTTCTTAATAATTTTTGTAATGTTGGGAATGATACTGCTATATGGGAAATTGTGAGTGAAAACGGTGGAATAGCATCAAGTGCTAAATATATTTTTGATGAAGGATTCCCACCAAGGGGTCCTTTTGATCCTATTGTAGAGAGACGTCCTTGTCCTGGAGATTTATATTATCCATACGGACGCATGGTTCCACCACCACCTCCACCAAAACCAGGGAAATTCCCTCCAGGGGTTCCACCTTATTGCGATCCAAAAAATACAAATATAATTAAGAAACCATTAATTAGTGGTGATAATTGGGACGATCAACAAAGTGTTAGTCCTGTTCCCACTTACAACCAAGCTCATGGTGAATTCCATACCGAATGGTGCATGGCAAATTCATATGATGATGAAAGTGTCAAATTCAAGGTTGTTTCTGATAATATTTCAGATAGCGAGTTTGATGCTCTTACAATGGTTAAGTACTCAGAAGTTGTAACATATATCTCTGATGTTCAGATTGGTGATTATGTAAAACAGTTTGATGTGCTTTATTACTAATTTTTTGGAGTAAGGAATATGTATAAAAATATTATAATATCATTACCTTTAGAGTCTTACGATTATTCAAATGCTAGAGAGACAACTATAGAAGCTATTAAATCTTCCAAATTGGAATATGAGAATAATTCTGATAATGTAAAAGTATTTAATATATCAGTAGATGATATGTATGATATAATTGAAATTCATACTCAATTACCAGTTCTTATATTAAATACTACTATCATTTGTAAAAAAGATAATGATGATGTTGTTATAACATTTCCATTTGAAAACTCAAAATAAAAAAGAATACATAGAAAGGAATATGTTAAATCCTTTCTATGTATTCTTAAACCCTCTGATGGATTTTAAACAGCAACTTCAAATTTTATATTGCTTACTGGATAATAATCTTCAACTGTAATGTCATCTATTTTATAATCAAAGAAATTATCTTTATTAGCAATTTTAACAACTGGGACTGATTCGTAAATCTTAATTATATCTAAACCAGGTTTATCAAAAAGCAATGATTCTAATCTACTATTGACTTTTCTAAATATATCTAAGACATTATTCACTTCATTATCATTACTACTAGCATTAGCTCTTTCTTCCAAATAATTCATAAAATTATCCATATTATAATTTTCATAAAATTTATCTTTAATTCTCTCATCTATTGTAGAAAAATCTGTTATATCATTTATTTTATAATCGTTTGAAAGTTTGCCAATCAAGTTTGTTCTAAATTGCCCTACAGTATTTAACAAAGTATAGTTTGTGCAAAGTTCATCAGCACTTTCAATTTGATTAACATAAATATGACAGTCAGCAATACAGAAAGTCATTATTCCTGGTTTACATCCAAGATGCCTTGCAAACAAATTATTGAGAATATAATACTGAAATATATTAAATACTCCACCTACAAGAATATCACAACTTCTGCTTGTAACAAGACAATTAAGTTGATTACCCACAATATCCCATGTACTTGTATATACACAAGGAGTTATAACCATATCTTCCAAATCAGCATTATTCCACAAATCAATAACACATCTTCTCGATGATGGATCACTTTTTAAAGTATTTAAAACTCTATTTACCTGATCGAATTTTTTTATTTGGTATCCGTAAGTTTTCTGCACAATACCATTCTCATCAGCCCAATCATCCCATATATGAGGATTAAGATCGTGTATATCATTACTACCATCTCTAAATATCCAAAACAGTTCCTCAATCGCAGACTTCCAAAACACCTTTCTACTTTTTAATAATGGTGCTTTTAACAAATCATTGCAGTCTAATTGAAATATAACATTACTAAGTCTCTTAGTTAATATTCCAGTTCTTTTATTCAAATCATTGTAACCATGTTGTGCAATATTAAATATCACACTCATATAATTACTTTCGTTTTTAGAAATCATCCTTACTATCCTCCTATTTATCATATAAAATATGCACAGTTTAATGTCGTGTGCGGACATAACTATTTAGCAAGTACAGAAATTCAAGATATCTATTTTCTGTCCTTTTGTTATAGCAAAAGATTTATTTAAATAACCAGTATCTCTATCAATAACCGAATATCTGGGATCAAATTTTCTAAACATATGTTTTATATTATCATCCATTAACCCCAGTATATTCAGTTCATCCCCATCAAACGTTATGTCAAATAACCATATGATTATTTAACCAAGAATTTTCAATCTTGACTGGACTATATCTTCACCCATTCTAAATAAAAACATAAAATGGGGTTGTGCGCTTCGAGATTGACCCACAAATCAATCCCTACCTTATTGATTTAACAACTCAATAAGTCGATATTTCTCAATGTCATTATATACTAGATATTTTACATTTTTGAAATAACGATAAATAGTCTCTACACCTTCATTATTTATTTTGATAGTATAAATAAAGCTTGGCACGGTATCACCATATCCATTAAGGACTTAGGCTCTCTTATCACTTTAATCTTTCGATTTAGTTGACCGTTAGCCTATCTAAAATGATAGACACCTCTTGTTAAGAGTTCACACAATTCTATTATCCATATTACTATGGATAACGGACCTTGATTTGGCTGATCCGCATTAGTTCCTGGTAATATTGCAAAAGGTAAAGACATAACATATGTGTCAGAATCTGGAAATATATTCCTTATACACATACGTATTAATGAATAAAAATTAAGTGTAGGATTTCTATTAATCATTACCATAGGTTTCTCTTTTTCAATCATAAGTTTCATTATTTTATAGATCTTTGGATCAAAATTAAATCCATTTTCCCATACAGCATTAGCTTTTGCCAATGAAATATCATATATCTTCATCAAGTAGTATATTATTTTGAATTTGTACATAATATAAATACACGAATACGACAAATCAACCTCATATTCTCTGAGAGATGGGTCTGGTATAATAACGCTACGTGATGTGAAATTAAGAGAACCTCCTGTAAGCTGATCTCTAATAAGACCATCTTTTCCATCAATTAAATTAAAATTATAATCCCACGCTTTGCTTAACTTATTTTGAATACTACCAAGTATTGCAGGTATTTCAATTTCATTAGCATTCTTTAAAAGTCTTGAATGACTTACAAGAGTATTATATATTTTATCAATGCCTGTGAAATAAAAATCCTCGACAGTCGATGCTTGCTGTCTTAATGCAGTTGTATACACTGGAATATGGCTTGTAAACACTTTAAGTCTTTCTTTCCTTATGAGTTTAAAAGTATCTGATTTATTAGGCTTTTTCTTCTCAAAATAAGACATGATTTCATCAAAACGCATTCTAAACTCATCAGTCCCTATTCCATAAAAAGGAGTTTTAGGATCATAGACTTTTGATTCATCGTAATTTAGTGAATGTCTTTTACCATCTCTGTCAACCCTCTTTTTAGTATAAGCAATTTCATTTAACTCTGTTTCTCCAAAAGCATTCTGCAAAATCTTAAAATAATGAGGTGAAATTACTTTATGCTGCCCAAGAGAAATCCATCCAGTCATTCTAGGATTTATATCTCTAAACTCAACCTTTGTGTGACATTTTGGGCATTCTTCATCTTTAAAAAGTATTCCTCTAAATTCACCACATTCGCACCTGTATCTTTCACCATATCCTCGCTCATCTGTTATTGAAGTTCCATACAACGGAGATTGCGGACCATTTAATGATCTTTTCTTTTCATCGTCAATATTTATTTCTGGTGGATCTGTTATGAAAAATCCTGTATTATTGACAATATCCAAAAAGCATTCAACATCAAAATTTAGTCTTTCAACCTCAACTCTTTGTTTACCCATTATTTTCCTCCTTACAACATCAATATATTTGTGCTTTGCACGTATAAATAATATATCTACATATTGATAAAACTTTATAGTTTAGTTATTTCATTTATAAAGTTTTAAAATAAAGTGTAAAAGTAGTGATTGAAAACAATAAACTAAGTATCAAAAATTAAGAAAGGGGTGTTATCATAATGGCTAACATACCTCCCCAACTAGGGTTGGATTCAACAAACAATATAGGTCTTATGTTTCTGGCAGAACAAGTTTCTCCAGAAAATAACTTTGTGAAGAACTTATCATGTGGACAAGTTGCTGGTACTCAATTTGCTGAATTTCATACGATATTACAAAGTTTTGATTCGCTTAATAGAAATAATAGAAGATATTATGGTCCTAATATAGCTGAGATGTTAAAAGCAGAAAGAATACTGACTATGTTAAAAACAAATGCTTGGTATGGTGAGATGGATCATCCATATGAAAATATCAATGGACAAAAACTTACTCCAGAAAGACTTCAGACAATAGAAATGAGTAGAAGAAGTCATAAAATTTTAAACCCAGAAGTTAAGGGAAATCTTATGTACGCTACTATTCAAACTGCATCTGGAACTGAATGGGGTAGAGGAATGTGTTCAGAAATACTTCAAGGACTTATACCTTCATTTAGCTGTAGAGCTATTGCAGGAATTCAAGATGTTAATGGCAAACCATATGTTATTGTAAGAAAGCTTATTACATATGACTGGGTTCTTTATCCTTCTCATAAAGAAGCTAATATGGATAGTACACCAAAATTTGTAACTAAAACATCTACCAATTTTACTGCAACAGAATCAGTATCTAATTCAAATAACAATAATTGCTATACAGATATTAGATCAAAATATACCCAAGATATTAAAATTGCTCTCAAGGATATATTTGATTACATAACTGATAAAGATGAAAATACAAAAGCTATTATGGAATCTTTTGATTTAAAGAAAGAAGACTTAATAGGTTTTGACAAATCAAAACAACATGCAATAATAAGAGACAGAAACAATCTTATTTATGCAAATATATCTGCAAGAACAAAAAATGAAGTTACTGACTTTCTAAGTTCATTCTAATATTTGAAAGGGGGTTACTTTATAATGATACAAGAAAAACTTGGAGAAATGGCTACCAACGCTGCAAATGTTGTTGGTAATACTATTAGAAATAAACTGACAGATGCTCAACTAAGTGATGCTTCAGCTTTGTTTGGTAAAGCAAGGGCTGAATTAAAACGTAAAGGTTTTGATATATTAAGAGATGCTAATGGAAAATTTGTGTATGTACCACATGGTAAAGAAACGTTTTCCCAAAGGCATGCTAGAAGAAAAGAAGAAAGAGCACATAAAAAAGAATATAAAAACTTCATAAAGGGAAAAACTAAGGATGGATTAAATACAATTTCAGATATCAAATCTGATTTGTCTCAAGCTAATGCTGATAAACAAGCCATAATTCATCAGATGTTTGGAAACCGTATGAAGGGTGTCACAAGTGATGTTGAAGCAAATGGTGCTAAATATCACATGAAAAAATTAAATAAAAGAATAGATGAGGATACAAATAAACTTGGAAGCAGAGGAATTGGAGTTTATATACCATCTCCTAATTCTAAAAACAAAAATATTCGTTATAGTGAAGGAGTTGAAAATACAATGCTTACTACAAGTACAATAGATAGAATGGAAAATGATATTTTTATGGAATCTGAGAATAACCAAATATCAGATAATTTCAGAGATTATATGTATGCGTATTTAGAGCAGGTTAGATACACATTGGAACGAGACGAGGCACTTTCAGAAATTGTGATGGAAGAACTTAACAATAGAAGAAATGTAATGTGTGAGGCTGTTGAAGATAGGTTTTATAACGGTGATATCTCAAGAAGAGAAGCTCAGTATTTGCTTGAACAGGCTGATGATATGTCTAGTTATGACATCGTGTATCCTGAGGATATTCCTGCTATCGTTAATGCATATCTTGAAGCTTCAAGATATGATGATGAAGATACTATGATGAGATTATCTTCACTTCTTGAATCAGCAAATTATATAAAAGACAGAATGGATGAACTTGGTTATTATACTGAAGCAGAAGATGATGATACTGACAGCGATAGTGCTGACGACGATGACTCAAGTAGTGATGATGACGATCCATTTTCAATAGCTGATAAACTCGATGAGCTCAAAATCACTCTTACAGATAAAGAAAAAGAACTTATTGAAAAGATTGACGAAGATATCAAAAAAGCATATGAAAAAAATAAAAAGGGTGATAAAGACGATAGTGATGATAGCGACGATGATGATTCAAGTAGTGATGATAGTGGCGATGATGATAGCGACGATGATGATTCAAGTAGTAAATCAACATCAGAAAGTGTTAAAGAGATCTTTGAATCAGTTGAAATAGATAATGAACCAAATTATGCTATGACTGATAAAATGGTAGATTATCTGAAAGAATCTGTTTACGATGGAACTTATGATTTAGAAGACGCTAGGCGTGTTTTAGAGATGATAGATATTTACGAATCTTAATGATTTTATGTAAAAAAATAACCTAGAGAACTGATATAAAAAGTTCTCTAGGTTAATTACCGCAAAACAGCACAAGTTTGTTAGAAATTGTTAGAAATTATAACTCAAAATCTTTAAAATATTTTTTTCCGTTCTTATAACCTTTATCTGCAAATACACTTACAATAATTGAAATTACATAACCAATTACTGCAAATCCAACAAGATATGGTACAGACCTAATTACAGAACCTATAACTTCACCTATTGCATTACAAAATTTTTTAAACATTTTTGTTTCCTCCTTAGATTAAAATTATTTTGTTTGTACATTTGTACAAACTTATAATATATCAATATAACGCAAATACTATATTCACGTTATATTATGGTTAAAAACATTATTTTAAATAATTAAAGTATTATAAAGGAGGTAAGTATGGCAACTACTAAAAGATTACATACTGAATTTACTAATATACTTGAAAATGGTGATAAGAATGTCTTGTATTTAAAGAATACAGTTAAAGATGTTGTTACAGGCGATAAATCAAATATAAGTATAGAAGGAAAGATTTTATTTAGTGGTGAATGTAGCACAAGTGGATATACTGTAGCTAAAAGTGTTACTATAAATGGTTTCTCTTTAGTCAGTGGTGCTCATTTGACAGTAAAATTTATAAATGGAATAAGCGTTGCTAATTCTACTCTTAGTGTGAATTCATCAACAGCTATTCCTATTTATTTAAACGGTGAAAGACTTGAAGCAAATGTAATTAAATCCAATTCATATGTAACTTTAATGTATGATGGAAGTAGATTTAATATAGTTTCATCGGTAGGTGGTGGTGATATTAGTAAAACATTAACACCAAATACAAAGCTTTATATACTTGGTTCAAGTCTTCCAAGTAATGAAGACAGTTTGAAAGAAATCCAATATGTATCTACTGCTTATATTGATACTGATGGAAGTGTTCATGCATCATCACTTTATGGTGATGGATCACACATAACAAACATTGACGCTAGTAATATTACAGGAAATATTGGCTCTACAAGCTTATCCAATTCTGGTGTTACTGCTGGTCAGTATGGAGATAATTCATCAAATACAAATATAACTTTGAGTAATGCAAGTAGAAATATATCAGTCCCTTCATTCAATGTAAATTCCAAAGGACTGATAACAAATGCTCAAACAAAAACATATACAATACCAAGAATTCCAGATAACATGGTTTACTATGGGACATGTAGTGATTTTAATTTAGAAGAGCATGAGGATGAGAATATTGATGGTACAGTAACCATGAATATATCAATTTCAGATAATACATTCACACTTAGAAATGGTATATCTATTGTTGTACAAATGCCAGAAATATATGGAGATTATAATGGTGTATATTTTGAAACTGGAAGTGCATATCATTTTGATGTCACGATGGGTTTAAGTGCACCAGGTTATTCCACTACATTTCATAACATAGGATATATGGATTACGGAAATTTTATAAAAGGATTCCCACCAAGTTTGTCTTATATACCACATATATCAAAGACTCCAATCGTCTTAACATATGATTCAAGTAGTAATAATTTTTTACTAAACTCATTTGCTGGGGATTGGTCTACTACTGATATAGGAATTTTAGAAGCTCTTGGTAGAGCTTATTATGATGGATTGCAAAACTTAGATCATAATGGAGTTACTCACTATGCAGAATGTATTGAATTTAATAGTTCCAATAATCTTTTCACATTAACATTGAATGATGCTAGTTATAGTGGTAATTATGCAAGTAAACCTATTTTCTTTTATTCTAGGTTTTCATCTTTTGATGATGATTTTGACAATGAAAGTGATAACGGAGTCAAAATTAGGTTTTGTCAAAATACTACAAGTGGATCAAAAATTTACTCGAATCCAATTCAATTACTATATAGAAATCCTAGCTATGGAAATAGTAATGATGTTGGAATTAAATATGATTTAACCAACAACTATAATATGTTTGTACTTGTTGGTAGAGAAGCTTATATTATTGGTTCTCAATGGGATCAAAATAAAATCTCAACTATTGAAACTAGCTTGAATAATCTAAATGATTATAGATATATAGATGGTGTTAAATTCACACAAAATTATACAACACATTTTGCCACAGTTTCCAGTACGGATTATTCTAATAATTCAATGACGATAAGTTTTTCAAATGAGGTTGACAGTACATATCCAATACTGTTTTATGCTGCTCTTGGAAAAAATAATATTAATTCTATGAACCATGCGTCACCTGTTTATATAAAAATAAATGGATTTACTGGCTCAACAAATTCATTTCCTTTAACTATACCTGGAGCTACAGAGATGTATGTTGGAGATTATTATGATTTTGACAAATATCATTTATTTATGATATATAGCTACCATACGTATGTATTAGGCAGCACGGAGATGCAACTTCTAAATGAATTTAGTGATTATTATTCTTCAACGTCTCCTTATATAAGATCTTATAATGATATGGCTCTTAGTGCTAGTGCTGGAATAGGATTAGATACTAGATTAAAAGCGATCGAAAACGTATATGTAAGTAATGATACAAAGTACTATCAAACCTTAGGAACCAAATCGGAGTACAACCAAGTTTCGACACAACTTGGTAATAAAAATAGTAGTTATGTCTCAAGGTCTTACATTGAAAATTCTAACAATGTATATGAAGAATTTTTAACAATACTTCTTAGAGGTAGTAGTGTGAGAGGAGATATCGGATTTTTTTTAGATGGTAGCTCTGTAACTGATTTTACTAGATATTTTAGATTTAGTACAAACGCTTCTTCTGGTTTTCATTTTGATAAAGATATTATAACTAGCTCTAATGTAGGTGCAGTATCATTTAACCAGACTTCATCAAGAAAATACAAAGAAAATATAATTGATATGCCTGATGATGTTGGAAGAGAAATACTTTCTTTAAATCCTGTTGTATTTGATTATAAGGATGGTAGAAAAGATTGCAAAGGTCTTATTGCAGAAGATGCTTATGAAATAGATAAATACCAAGTTTCCTGTAATGAAGACAATGAACCTGATTCTATTGATTATAGTAAATATGTGGCTCAGTTAATAAAAATGGTACAAATTCAACAAAAAGAAATAGATCAACTTAAAAAAGATATTCAAGAATTAAAAGGATAAAAAAAAAATAACTAAGATAAGTCATACGACTTATCTTAGTTATTTACCAACTTAATTATTACCAACCAGTACTTCCAAGTCCACCTCTATCATTGTCATCTAGTTCTTCTTTTTCGACAAAGGTTATCTTTGGCTGGTTTTGTATTATTCTAAACTGAGCTATTCTAGCACCATATGGAATAAACGTATCTTCAAGTGCTATTGCTCTAAACATCCACTGATCATTCGTACCTGAGTATGAATTATCAATAATTCCAATACTGTTAGCCATCATTATTTTAAATTTCTTTGATAAGCTACTTCTTGGAACCAACCAAGCTTCATACCCTTCAGGTAACTTCATACTAAATCCTAAAGGAATATCAGCAATTTCTCCTTTATAGATTCGTACATTTTCAGCTGCCATCACATCAATCCAATCACCAAAATCTGTTTGTTTGATTTTAAAATCTGGATCTTTATTTATATAATGAATCTTAACTTCCATTACAACTTCCTTCTCTCTTGCAACCACTTAGGGCATTTTCCCTTTACAACAAGTTCTTTATGAGACTTCTTCTTTGTTTCATAATTACCAAGAATCTCTCCAGTGCCAGGCTTCTTTACTTCACCAGTAGTGATTGTTTCAGGTACGTCTTTAAGAGCAATAGAAGCATTGAAATTATCCTTCTTCAAAAACTCAAATCTATTTCCCTGTAAGTATTGCCACAGCACTTCTGCAAAGAAAGTGTAAGCCCATTCCATATTAGGAATTGTGAAATCCTTTTCTTCAACTATGGCTGACTCCTTAGTATCAACTCCAACCTGTTCCACAATCTTCCTAACCCATTTTCTGAAAGCTGTACCTACTGCAATTTCTTCAGTATCTGCAAGTTCATCACCCTTAATAACTGCAACTTTAGCTACAAAGTCTGGGTCATTAGCTGCTGCTGTCACAAGCTTAATAAAATTAGCCTTATTAAACCTATTGATAATCGCTGTGCCGTCCTCGCCATACTTTGGTGCTATTTCTGTTATTACTTCTTCAAATGTCTTCATATACATTTCCTCCATAAAATAAAATATTTATTTAAAACCTAAAAGGTCTTAATCGTTATTACTCCAGATATTTTTTCTAGCTTTTTTATCTTTTCTTTTCTTAAGCAATTTATTCAGTTCTTTTGTGATATCAAAATCTTCATATTTTATAAATCTCTTATACTGTTTAGATCCGTTATCACTTCTTTCTTTACCCATACTGTACCCCCTATTATTTTTTATTAATGTGAATGTCAAGCTTTACATAAACTTTAATCTTCACACATGAATAATATATTAGCAAAACAAAAAAAGAAAAACGAACAAAAAAGAAAAACGAGCAGTTTATTAACGTCACTTGCTCAGGTGACGGAGTATAACATAGCGTTCCTTAGGGAATCGGAAATGCTATGTTATACTCTGGGTCTCCGCAAGCACCACCACATGCGAAGAAAACTTCATCTGTACTTGGATCTTGGTATTTCTCCATCCAAGCACAGCTGAAGCTTTCAGCTGTGGCACACTTGTCGTTGGACCCAAAAATATAGTAACCGAGCTCTTTAAGCTCGGCTTTTGATCTTTGGATCATAGACTTCACCTCCTCGACGGCTCTTGATGTTATCTCCACCGACCTGGATTCACCAGGATTTGCATAACGTATTAAAGCTTTCCCATACTTTAATACACATAAATAATATATAAATAGAATATCCTAATATTCGGTTATCACTTCATTCCATATACAAAAAAAAACAAATCTTTAATATTCAATTATAACTATATATAAGAAAGGATAATTATTATGGCTAATTTTGATGAATTATATAATCTTATAGACACATATAAGGAATCATATGGGGGGGGGTATATGATTACTCCTTAGATTATTATACAGAAGCACAATATAGCAATGCTAAATCTATAATACAACCATTTAAGACAGAGATTAAAGAAATTAATAAAAATTTTAATATAGCTAAATCTAATAAAAATAAAATACTAGGTATGAAGTGTATAAAAGAAATGCAAAATTTGATATCAAGATTACAACATACTACAAATTCATTAACACCAGAAGATATTAAGAAATTTGGAATAGGATTGATTGCAAGCTTTGGAACATTAAGTGCAGGAATATTTGCATTTATATCTCGTAATACAGTAAATAAATATATTGCAAACCTGGATAATGACTTAAAAAAAATTGATGATAGTATTTTACAACTAGAAAACGAGCATCGTAAAGCAGCTTCAGATGCTGTTAATGCTAATATATATACTAACAAATTAAAGACCGATTGTTATAATAGAATAAGTAATCTCACAGACGTAATATTTGACGTCAACCTTAGTGAAAATGAAAAAAATAAATATTCCGATGAACTTCAGTCTATTGCTGAGAAACTTGATAAGGCATGTGGTGATCAAAAAAAGGCAGATAAAGAAGCTTTACTAAAAAAAAGTAAGTGGGAAAAATCTAAGAAAGATCGAGAAGCTTTCGTGACAACCAGAGATAAGCTTAAAGCAGCCAATCGTATAGGATATGATAAAAATGGGAAATTTAGTAAAGAAGAATTAGCACACTATAAAAAAGGAATTCGCAAAACACATGGCATAATTACTGGTATAGGTGCTGGTATAGGATCTACCGTAGGTGGTCTTACAGCATTGACTTTGAATAAACTTAATGTAAAATATAAACTATGTATAAAAAAGATGAATAAATTCTTACAAGAATGTAATACAGCTTTACAATCAATGAAACAAGAAGTAGCTAGTTGGTAATGTATAGTAATTAATAGAGAATATGCTAGTATATCATACTAGCATATTCTCTAACTAATGTATCTAATTTTTTTACCAGCTAGCTACTTCTCTTTGCATTATACTTAATCTCTTTTTAGCATTCTTTATAGCATTCTTTACTCTAGCAAAAGCTATCTTACCATTTACATTAGCTTTACTTAATCCATATCCTATACCAGCACCTATACCAGCACCTACAGTACCTCCAATAGCAGTACCTTTAAGATTAATCTTACCTTTAAGATCTTTACCATTAAACTTCTTTTTACTATTAGTATTTTTATTATTATTAGCATTATTAGCATTATTATTAGTAACATTACCAATAGGTTCTTGCTCTTCATTATTAGTAGTATTATTAGTAACATTACCTATTGGTTCTTGTTCACTTGGTTTCTGTATATTAACATCACGATATACTTTACTACCTACTTTTGTATAGTCATTAGAACCACCCCTTTTAAGATATATTTATTAGAACCGGAACCCCTTTTTAAGATATATTTACGTCTAGGTTCACTAGGTATATTTTGTTCTTCATTATTATTAGTAACATTGCCTATTGGTTCTTGATTAGTTGAATCTTGATTAGGATTTAGGCTATTTAGTAATTTCTTTTCTAGTTCTTGCCCTTTTTCAGCTTGTTGTGCTTTAGCTTTAGCTTTAGCTTCCTCATTAAGTCTTTCATTTTCCTCTTTAGTAATATACTTACCATCTCTAATAGTTCCTTTTACTTGTGCTGTTAAATCATTTATTCCTTTATAAAAATTAAAATTAAAACCATTGAATCTTTTATCACAAGTATCTATAAAATTCAACAGAATTTTTTTATCACTATCAGATATTCCTGGATGACTCTTTATTACCTTTTTTGAAGGAAGCCATGAAATAATCTTATCAATACTACTAATATTTTTTTGAAGTCTGTTGGATATCATGACTTTATCTTCATCACTCACATTTTGATCTTTTAATGCATTAATATCGCGTAATACTTGGTAAACTTTCTTATTGGCATCACCTATCATACGTACATGTCGCGAAGCACTTTTAGGAGAATACTCTTCTATTTCTTGTTTTTCTTCACCTGATAATGAATTTCGTTGCAATCTCTGACGCATATTTTGCGTATTTCGTTTTTCATGTCTTTCGTCCAAACTATTATAAAATCCACTTCTACCTGCTTCAATATCTTTTTTAGGTTTATTATGAGTGTCTCGATTAGTCTTTTTACTTGTTTCCATATTACGTGCTTCCATATAATAATCATACCAATAATCATCATATGCACTTTCTTTTACTTCTTTACTCTTTTTATTACCTATTATATTACCTATTATACTTCCACCTATACCACCAAGTACTGTAGTAATAGATGTTAATAATGCAGAACCATTACCAGAGAAATCATCTGCTGTCATAGAATTAACCATATTATCTAATTTATTAATAGTATTAGACATAAGTGAAATACACTTATTGCCTAATGATTTATTCTTATGACGTCTAGCATTAGAATACTCACTATTTATTTGCTTTATTTGTATTAATAAAGGTTTAATATCATTAGGAGTATATTGAGATTCTATATAATAATCATTATAATCATATTTATATGATTCTTTATATGTATCTATAAGATTATATAATTCATTAAAATCAGCCATAATAATTATCCTTTCTTATAAAATTTATTTTATCTTATTTTTTTATCTTATTTAATGCAACTTTAAGTTTGTTTATTTGTTTTCTTAATCTAGCTATAAGAGTATGAACATTTCTTCTTTTCTTAAGAATTAATGCTGGTATAGTCCCACCAATAGTAGCTCCTGCACCTATATGTGCTGCTGTACCAAGACTTTGAGATTTTTGAAACTGTTTTAAAGACTTACCTTGTTTTAATGCTTTAACATAAGGATTATTTGGATTCTCTTTACTTAAATATTTTATATAGTCATCTTTTGAAACTCTATTATTCGCATTATAAAACAAATTTGCTAATGAGTCTTGTTCATACATCAATTTAGCCTCGTCTTTAACATATTTTTTATAGTGCCTATTATTAAATCCCCAGTTGTCTCCACTATATTTGGTGTCAAGTTTATCATATCTATCAGCTAACTTATCAATCTCACTATCAATCCTTTTCTTATCTTTAATATCACGATATTCAACATCATCAAATGCAAAATGTTCTGATGCACGGACATCTGTATTTCCAAAATCGTCAGCATCCTTATAATCAAGGTGCGTTTTCAGCAGAAATGTGAACATTCCACCCAATAATGCACTTACACCTATTATTACTTTACCACAAGTATCTAATGCATTAGGGTTCTTAATCTTATCTACTAATCCATCTAATGTATTACAGTCTTTCTCCATAGTAGTAATTAATTTAGAAGCATTCCTAGTATCTCTATTCTTAATAAGATTCTTGCATACTTTAATATTATTCTTAATAGATTTAACTATAGATTTAAACTCCTCTGCCGCTGGATCAGAAGCTTCTGTATAATAATCATTATATGAATATGATTCTTTATATGTATCTATAAGATTATATAATTCATTAAAATCAGCCATAATAATTATCCTTTCTTATATATAGTTATAATTGAATATTAAAGATTTGTTTTTTTTTGTATATAAAAGGGGTAAAAATGGTTTAGGGAACTCCCTAAACCATTTTTACCACGTTATATCTTTAAACTATTTATTTCTCGTCATTACTATCTTCAGAATTACTAACTAATTCTTTCTTCTCTTTTATAAGATTTTCGGCTTTAATTCTATCTGGGTGTAATTTATATGCAGAATTATTTTTCTTAAATCTTTCTATATTTTCTTCAGTATCAAAATAAGTATAAAATTCATTAATTACACCAACTAATGTGAACTTTTCTTCTTTGGTTGCTTTATCAGTCAATACATCTCTTAAAGCGGCAAGCAATGATGTTACTAAAATTTTAGATTCTTTTAATGATGTATCACAATATGACACATATCTGATTATAGCATAAATGAAAAAATTATTAAACGGTGCATATCTTTCTGGAAGCAATTTCTCTTCTATATTCATAAAAAGATTATGGATATTAACAGGTATTTCAAGTTTCTCAAGTTTCATAAAATATTTCTTAAGAATATAATCACCACGTTGTTTATCAAAAAACGTTTCAATCATATTACTTGCTTCTTTATCACCAAATTGTCTCAATCTATCAAGTATACAAGTAAAATTCTGTGATTTTTCTATTGTATCCAGATCTCTACTCATTTCTTTCTTTTTAATATCATCAGTTTCATTTTCAAGTTGTTTGCGAAGAGTTTTTATTCTTTCAAGTCTAGCCTCTCTATATTCTGGAGATCTTAATTTATCAATGTAGTTATTTGTTATATTAAGAATATCTTCTTTGGATGATCTTAAAGTTTCCCTATTTTCAGTAATAAGTTTTATATCATCTCTTAGCTCTTTTAAAAACTCTTTACACCACTCAATAAAACTTCTAGTATCAGATGGATCATTATGCAACTTATAAGATGTGAGACCATCTTTAACAGAGCCACTTTCTTCTAGCATAACTTGTAAATCCAATAGGGTAAAATTGTCAATTTCTTCATCACTCAATTTAGATACTTTTAATGCAAATTCCCATGTGATATTCTCGTTAGCTAAATTTTCCTCAATATCGTTTTGCTTATCATTTATTATAGACTCGTATAATTTAATAAGCTCTTCAAATAGTTGAGTGTATTCACTTACTGTAGAACTACGACTCATATTTAATCCTCCTTTAATCTTATTAAAAATAATGTAGCGTGATATATAATTAATTAAAGTGATTAACATTTAAGTAATGATATGTGAATAGCAATTTTTGTCATTTAGTGCGTAGATTAATCAATTTTCCTCCTAAAAAATTTTATAATAATTTTTTTATTAGTCCTCAGATTTTGAACGAATTTGATAAGTTACTACAGAGTTGCTTGCTATTTATTTCATATCACAAAGATACTCATAGAAAAGTCTATGAGTATCTTTTTTTTTAACTTAAATATTAAAAGAATAATCCACCATTATTTCCGTCATCCATTCCAAGATGATTTATTTCATCAAAAAATGATAAATCATAATCATTAGATTCATCATCAAATGTCACTATTTCTTCTTTAGATAAATTTCCAGAGCTTACATTTAATGATGAATTCATTAACTTATAAGTATCTTTTTGGGATTCCAGTATAGCATTTCTTAAAATATTCTCATAATTTAATTGTGCTGAAATTTTTCTATCTTCTATTATAGAGTCTGCAACATCAGAAGGAAGTAATTCCTGTAATTGCTCTCTTGAATACTCTTTGAATAATCCTTTATTTTTCTCTTCAGGTTCTTTTTCTCCAGGAATATATCCAAACATTGGAAGGTTATCACCATGAATAAGGACATACATGCCTATAAGATAAGACATGATTGAGTCATCATGGAAACCATCCCCAGCAACAATTTTTCCACTTGTTGATCTAACAAGTCTTGATATATCTCTAATTATATTTCTAGTAACAAAATCTTCTTTATGGTCTTTAATTCTATCTGCTAATATTGCAAACATTCTTTCTCTTGATTTTCCTTCAGTATACACACCAGTAAATGATTTTCTAGTAGCATGCTTAGTAAGCATAGAAGTTTGGGTATCGTATTCTTTAAATTTTTCTCCAAGCAAATCCCCAGATTTATCATAATAAAGTCTTGGTGCTATTCTTGAATTCATAAGATGATCTATAATACCATCACCTATTGAGTTTCTTTCGATGCATACAATAGCTCTAGGAATATAATTTAATACAAGTTCGATTATAATTTGTTCATATAAAGTTTCCCCAACGAAATTACATTCAAACTCCATCACAGGTCTTAACGTATATGGATTTATTGCAGTAATTGCATTAAAGTCTTTATTAGTACCAGTAGAACAGTCAACTCCAACTACATAAGGAATATTTGCATCTATTTCTTCATATACATCAAATCTAAAATAATCTTTTATAAATATTTCCTTTATTGGAAGTTTCATTCTTTCGTTAATATATTCGATGTCTTCTTGATCATAAGGTGATAATGATGAACCATGTATTCTTTGAAGAAGAATTTCTCTACGGAATGTAAGTTTATCCGTAGTCATATTGTAGACATTTTCAAGCCAAGCGTTATCAAGACCAATTTGATAATATTGAAACTCTATATACACAATATGATTTGAATTACTTGCTGTTGCATAATTTTCCATTTCTTCATCACTCATATCATACATTTTTTCAGTCCATCTAACGCAATTATCTATTAACTTTTGTGCTGATATACCAGCTTTGGTATCGAGATCTCCTGGAGTCGATGTAAACATTCTTCCAGCAACTCCACCATTTTCTTTAGATAATCTTGCCGCAGTCTCATATGTAGATATTGAGTTATCTACAATAATATCTATATTCTCAGTAAACTCAGGCTCGTCATAATGTATTGCTGGAGACGTGAGACCTCTTGCAGTCGACATCGCTTTTGCTGGAGTAGCAGATCCAGCTTTTATAGTTACTTTATTCTTTGTTACTGGATGCTTTATACCAGTAGCATTATCCATAGCTTTCACCATTTTTCCAGTATCATCATCTAAAATATATTCAAATCTTAAATATTCTGGAAGTAAGGATAGTTGATCTTTCATTCTTGCAAGGTTTTCTTTTGCATCTGGTACTTGCTTATTTACAGAAATAAATGTTGAGTTTGTTGTACCAAATGAATATGCCCAGCACCAGTTTGCTATAGCAGATTGGGTTTTTCCTTGCTGACGCGGAAGACAAAGCCAAGAATCAATATGATGAAAAAATAACCATGCTTGTGCTATATTTCCTCTGTTAGCTTTATACATAGATCCTTCTGGTCTACCAGGTGCTGGTATTCTTGAAACTTCCCTCAAATAATACCAAGGGTTTCTTCTACACTCTGTTACTACTCTTGATATTTCTTCCTTAGTTAAAGCACAATTACCGTCTTTATCTACTTTATACGGGTTTATTCCTACTACGGAAGGATCTTTAACTTCAAGCAAAAAATACCAATTCTTTACACCTAAAGTTTTTAAATCATTTGCTAATTGTAAAAAAGATGTATTTGATGTACCAATATCAAATATTCTATTTTTTATTCTTTTAAGTCTAGTTCCCATTATTTTACCTCCTTAAATAAACGTATCTGATGTTCGAAATTACATTTATATAATTTAATAAATATTTTTAAAAAGGAGGAATTGGTGTGAAAGGTGAGATCACATATGATGATGAAAATTTAAGAGTATATGAGATTATAACAAACGATGATGTTTTTAAAGAGAATTATAACAAGATCACTATTAAGTATAATGAAAATGATTTAATACCTATTTATATAGTAAATAGTTATACCTATACATTTTTTGGAAAAGGTGTAAGAAAATTTACTCATGATGCATACACACATAGTGCAATTTCGTTAGACTCTTCATTAAACACATTATATTCTTTTAATGGTGCCAATGATAAAGGTTACAGGGGATTTTCCATAGAATCCTTAAAAGGATATATACAAGTATCTCCTTTAGCAGAAATATATGTTGGTACACTTATTCTTACAAATAACGAATATAATATAATTAAAGATCACTTAAATAGACTACTAGAAAATGCTGATAAGACATCATATGCTTTTTCCAACATTTTCAATATAGTAATTAACAGACAATCAAAAGAAAATGAATTTAGAATGGTATGTTCACAATTTGTAAATTCATTACTAAAATTTATAAATGTTGATGCTAGTAATAAAGCTTCATCTTTAACAAGACCAGAGGATTTACGTTATTCTTTAAATAAAAGAATATTTAAAGTATTTGAAGGATACGCAACTGATTACGATTATAGACAAACTAATAGATTTGTCGATAAACTTAAATTAATGATGAGAGGTAAGAGGTAAACCATGAATGATTTTTTCACAGAAGCATATTATGGAAAAACATCTACGATAAAAGAAATAGAAAAAGTTATTGGTGCATTAACTGAACTTTCAAAAAAAGATCCACTTGCAGATTATACTAATCACCCACTTAATAAAAAACTTGAATCGTTATTCGTAAAGCAATTTGGATTTCACAAGATTGATATTGTGTGGAAAAGGTCATCTGAAAGTGGTCCTATTATTTGTACATGGGTATCATTAGATACTGCATTAAAAGGAAAAAGTATGTATGCATTGGATACAACTGGGTATTACGATAAAAGTCATACACATGATGTATACATGATGTTATCATCAACATTTGCAGGTCATTATAATGTAAGTGCTGAAGAATACACAGCAGTTATATTACATGAAATCGGTCATAACTTTAGTACTGGTTTTTATAATAGAATTAATTATTTAACATCGGTACTAAATATTGTTATGAGACCAGTATTTGGAACGAACGCTGAGGGAGAAACAGTTCAAACAGGAAATACTATTGATGTTTCACAAACTCTAAAATTTACAGCTTTAAATGTTCTTACTACAACAAAACTTGGAAAAGGATTTTTTGCGTTATGTAATAGAATATATGATAAACTTTTAGATCAAGTTCCAGTATTAAAAGAAATTGCAAGCGTGATCACCAAAGTTGCAAATAAAGTAAATGTTGTGTGGACAAGACTTAATTTTATTAATATTTCATTGAAGCTTCCCATGGTAATTTTAATGTCACCACTAACACATTTACAACAAGTAGTATCAAGAAAAGAAGAAGCATTTGCGGATTCGTTTGCAACGGCGTATGGATATGGCGTTCCACTAAATACAGCACTTGTGAAGTTATCACGAGCTGGATATGATAAAACTGTATCTTTATTTAATTATGATAAATCTGGATTTGCAAAAATAATCACAGATATAATGATGGCAGAACTTACTATGTTTGATGTATTTGCTTCAGGTGGTGCATCACATGGTAGTACTGGAACAAGAATTGCGACAGCAATAGAATTAATAAATAGAGAAATTGATAATGAGCAACTTCCAACAAGTGTTAAAAAAGATTTAAAATTGCAATTAGGATCTCTTGAAAAAGTTTATAATGGATATGTTACTGCTGAATATAATGGAGATCATTTAAAAATAACAGCATTTGTTAGAAAAACTATTGAAACAGTGTTTGGAAGAAGAACAGATGTTATTGCAAAACTTTTCCCTGATTTTTATGCAGGGTATACTGAAATTTCTTACAAAGATAGAAAGCCTTTATTTAGAAAAGAATCCGTAGAAACATTTGAAGAATCTGAATTATTTAGTTATCTTGATTATATGGTAAAAGAAGCTTACGATAATAAAATGATAGATGATTATGACATGAGTGTTCTTATGGAAATTGCCAATAACTAAAAATATATAGATATGATGATTTGGTTACCATCATATCTATATATTTTAACCCTCATATCCAGGCGGGTATGAATCAATAACTAATCTAAGCCTATCATCACTTCTTATTTTTCTTTGCATACACATTGTTAATAACTGTTGTAATTTACTTCTGTACTGTATTAAATAATTCATACTGTGAGGTACGTCATATTTTCCAGAATACTTATCATTTTGTAAAATATCAATGTAGTATTGAGCAGTATCTAATTTATTTCGTATGTATGAAAGAATGAGTAATTTGTCATCGTTATTTTTAATATCATCTATTTGTACTTGAATGTAATCAATAGCATATGGATCAAGAGGTTTTAATTTCTTTTTAAATATAAAAAACTCTGTATAATAATTATCTTCTATATCATGAATCTTTTCTGTGAAATAGTTCATTCTGATTTCATCAGATATATAGAAATCACTCTGATTTGACTTCTCTGTATAGAATGCTCTTGTTGATTTCAAATATTCTTTAATATATTCACTTGGTGTTGTAAGTATCAATTTATCAAGTAAATTCTGATTTAACTTACCTTGTCTTTTTTCAAAATTACTTATCATTTCTGTAGAGAATTTGAAAACTTCTTCCATATTCTTTTCTGGAGTCATAATGGAAGGTTTTGATATCTTATTAAGTACTGAGTAAAGTTCTGGTCCATATCCAAGATTTTTAGCATATTTGTCTGCTTTATACTCTTCTTTTATATTAGAAGAAGTTGTACAAGAATCTATTATGGGTAATGACATCATTGATGAAAATTTGTCATTCTTCAAAATCAATTTAAATTTTGTAGAAAGATTGGCAAATTCATATTTCATTACTCTAGCAATTCTTTGGGGTATACTATTACTATAAACAGTATGACCTATTTCATGAAGTAAAACAGCAGTACATTCTCTAGCCGAAAATGGTGCTAAAAAATTATCAATCATTCGTCTATCTATTTCAACAATCCATGATTTATTTTTTGACCAAACTTCTGCTATTATAGAAGAAGGACTTTCATTTACTATTGATTGAATTATTTTGTTTACTGTAGATATTTCTGGGAATACAGACATTAAACAAACTGGATCGGTATTTTTTGTTTTAAGTATTCTTATGGTAAATGATTGATTATACATATTGGTTAATTCTTTTTCTATCTGTACGATAGCAGCTTGATTATTGATATTTGCTTTTAAATCCAAAAAGGCTTTATCAATAGTTTCAAGCCTAGCTTTTAATCTAGTTTTTTTAGTCTCTATAATCATGTAACTACCAGCCTTTCTTATTATTATTCAAATGTTTTTTGGTGATGACTATTCATATAAAACAAGACAATGACTAATCAATTAGTCATTGTCTTGTTTCTCATATAACATATTACCAACTAGCTACTTCTTGTCTCATCACTGTTAATCTCTTTTTAGCATTCTTTATAGCATTTTTTACTCTAGCAAAAGCTATCTTACCATTTACATTAGCTTTACTTAATCCATATCCTACACCAGCACCTATACCAGCACCTACAGTACCTCCAATAGCAGTACCTTTAAGATTAAATTTCTTTTTGCTATTAGTAGATGTAGTATTACCTATTGGTTCTTGATTAGGTTGTTTATTAATATTCACAGGTCCTACACCTTTACCATTATTAGGTTGTCTACGTTGTCTTTCAGGAATATTATCCTTTGTAAGATTTACTCTATTCATTTTGTACGGATCATTGTCTGATAAATTGTATCTATTAATATTTTCTTGACGTTGGTACATATCTGTTAAGTCATCATAATCATTACCAATAGGATCACTTTTATCATTCATATTAATATATTGACCAGTACCTGTCGATCGTAAGTAGTCAGAGTAATAACTTTTAGCCTTAGGACCACGTTTTTTAATAACGTAATTTGATACTTTTCTATCTCCATCTGCAATACTGCTTCGGTTTTCAATCTTTTTCAAAGCTTCATCACCAGAAGCACGTAATTCATATCTATCTGTTCCATCTGTAATTGACGGTATTGGTCCACTATATCTTACTTTAGGTTTATCTTGTTGTGTACTAGCATTACCTATTGGTTGTGGCTCAATAGGAGAAGCATTTTTTTTTAGGTTTTTTAGGTTTATTACGACGTGCTTCCATATAATAATCATACCAATAATCATAATATACACTTTCTTTAACACTATTAGCATTTTTATTACCTATTATATTACCTATTATACTTCCACCTATACCACCAAGTACTGTAGTAATAGATGTTAATAATGCAGAACCATTACCAGAGAAATCATCTGCTGACATCCTATTAACCATGTTATCTAGTTTATTAATAGTCTTAGACATAAGCGAAATACACTTATTACCTAATGACTTATTCTTAGTCTTTCTAGCATTAGAATACTCATGGTTTATCTGTTTTATCTCAACTAATAAAGGTTTAATATCATTAGGAGTATATTGAGATTCTGTATAATAATCATTATATGAATATGATTCTTTATATGTATCTATAAGATTATATAATTCATTAAAATCAGCCATAATAATTATCCTTTCTTATATATAATTATAATTGAATATTAAAGATTTGTTTTTTTTTGTATATGAAATGCGAGTTTCATACTTTTAAAAGTTAGGAGTAACTTTTCTTTTCATAGCAGCTTTTAATTGTTTATACATCGAATCAATTTCTACTAATGTATTTTTAAGTATTATCGAAACTCTTGCTTGCATTCGTGTTGTGAATGTACTAACACTTACTCCATAACCAATAGCACCTCCTATTGCTGCACCAGCACCAATGGTTTTTGCAGTTTGGAATTTTGTTGGAAGAATAAGATCTTTATTTTCTTTTTTAAATTTAGCTAAGTCTTCCTTAAGTTTTAAAGCTTCCTCAGCTGTTTTAGTGTTTTTAATCATAAGATTCGTGTCATTAGTTATTTGCTTAACATTTTTTCTATTATTTTTTATAATATCCAAATTTTGTTTTGTCCCTTTTCCAAGAAGTATAGGAACTAATATACCTGTAACAGATCCTATTAAAGTTGGTATTTGACATACTCTACTGGCAGCACTTGCAAAAGCTATAGGATCATTTTTCAAAATATCCATTTCAGTTGCGACTTTATTTACAAGTGATTTCATATTGAGTATACATTTTTCAGCGGCAACAAAATCCGAAGAGTCTAATGCTATTTTGAATTTTTTTTTATTATCGTTTATCTTTTTGACACATTCGTTTATCTTATTATAGTGCCTCAAGCCATCTCTACCATATCTGAATGCCATTCCAGCATCTACTACAGGATTTGACATTATTCGTTTTAAATCTGAAGCATCTTCCATAACTTCCATAATGTAATCTCCTTCTTATTATTTTTACTTAATTAAAAATATGTTTTGAAGAAGAAGTATATCAAGCAAATGTAATACATTTGCTTGATATACTTTAATTAAAAATTATATTTTTAGTCTTCCATCATCATTTCATAAAGAACTTCAGCTTCATCTTCATCTATCTCGCCTGTATATACAGACTCTTCAATAGCTTCAACGATATTATCTTCTAATGTATTACCATAATCGTCATAATCATCGTCATAACCATAATCATCGTAGTCATCATAGTCATCATAATCTGACTCAAAGTACATATCATAATCCATATTCATATAGCTATCAAGATCCTCCGCAAATTCATAATACATGTCATAGTCTGCATAATCGAAAACTGATTCTTTCATAGGCTTGCCCCAGTTAGCAAGTTGACGTTCCATTTCGGTTATAGCCTTCTCAGCATCATCAAGAGATTTCATAATCTTTTTATATGCCATCTTACCAGTAACATTCAACTTAGCTAAAGCAACACCAGTACCAGCACCGACAGCAGCACCAACTCCTGTTGAAACTCCCATTGAAACTTTGTTTGCTTTTATAAATTCTTTAGCATCACTTATTGACTTACCGAGATCGAATAACTTATTCTTTACTGCTTGAGGTTCTTGAGATTGCGCAGCTGGAGCTGGAGCAGATCCCCCTTTTTTGTTTGCTTTGTTTGCTTTATTTGCCTTTCTATTTTCATTCCAAGTTTTGAGTCCGTCTATAAGACCTTCAGTATAAAGCTGTCCCATAGCTCTATCGTACGCCGATTCTCCAGCGTAGTATTCATCATCTAAAGTAGCTGGATCCCCAGCAGGATTCTTAGCATTCTTTTTAGCCGCTCTCCAATCCTTAAACTTACCCACACCTTTCTTACCAGCACTCCATGTTGGTATAGTTAATGCACCAACCAGTGTACCAACTGCGGTTGAAATACCAATAAGTGCAGGTGCAGCAGCATTAAGATCAGCTGCGGAAAGACCTCCTGCAAGTCTCTTAGCACTTTTAACAGCCATCTTAGCTTCTTTCAAAGCTACTTTAGCAAGAGCTTTATCACCTTGCTTAATGGCTGCTCCAAACTTCTTCTTAGCTTGTTTGATTACTGTAACATACTGCTTAATCTGTTGGGCAATAGCCTTGCCACTAGAATTATCAGCTTCTGTATAGTAATCATCTATTAAATCATATAATTCATTAAAATCTGCCATAATAGTTAAATCCTTTCTATAAATTTTATTAATTTATAAAGTATTACAGAAATGTTTGTAATTCGTATCTAATTTTTTACCAGCTAGCTACTTCTCTTTGCATTATACTTAATCTCTTTTTAGCATTCTTTATAGCATTCTTTACTCTAGCAAAAGCTATCTTACCATTTACATTAGCTTTACTTAATCCATATCCTACACCAGCACCTATACCAGCACCTACAGTACCTCCAATAGCAGTACCTTTAAGATTAAATTTCTTTTTAGTATTAGTAGATGTAGTATTATCTTCATTATTATTAGTAGCATTACCTATTGGTTCTTGATTAGGTTGTTTATTAATATTCACAGGTCCTACACCTTTACCATTATTAGGCTGTCTACGTTGTCTTTCAGGAATATTATCCTTTGTAAGATTTACTCTATTCATTTTAGGTATTTCTTGTTCTTCACTATTAGTAGCATTACCAATAGGTTCTTGTTCACTTGGTTTCTGCGTATTAGCATCACGATATACTTTGTTACCTACTTTTGTATATTTATTAGAACCAGAACCTCTTTTTAAGTTATATTTACGTCTAGGTTCACTAGGTATATTTTGTTCTTCATTATTATTAGTAACATTACCTATTGGTTCTTGATTAGGTTGTTTATTAATATTCACAGGTCCTACACCTTTACCATTATTAGGTTGTCTACGCTGTCTTTCAGGAATATTATCCTTTGTAAGATTTACTTTATTCATTTTAGGTATTTCTTGTTCTTCACTATTAGTAACATTGCCTATTGGTTCTTGATTAGTTGGTTCTTGTTTAGCAAGTTTAGGACCACGCTTAGGATTTAAAGTATTTAGCATTAAATCAGAAGTTGGAACGCCGTATCTATTTCTCTGTACATTTAAAAACTTATTCTGTGATCTAATTGTATTTAAACTATTATCACCAGATGGTTCATAGTACATATTATTGGAAGTTAAATTTCTTGAATTTGCCTTAGGCATATTTTGTTTAATATCCACATGACTTATCGGTCCTTGGTGTTCAGGTGGTTTGGGCTTGTCTTGAATTTTTTTGATATCAATGTTTCTTCTACGGATTTCATCATTTACAGAATTCCATTGTGAAATATTATGATAGTATCTTTTACTTTCTTTTTTTGTAAGATATTTGTCAGTGAATATTGATCTATTAGTTAATGGTCTACGTTGATTAATAGTATTGTAACTTTTATCATTAATAGTATCAATATATGATTTAAGTCTTATAAGATCATTATCTGACAAAGTTTGAATTCCTGAGCTAAATGGATTAGTGCTACCTTTACCATTCCTGTACACTTTCTGCATAATATAATTAATATCTTTATTGGCTTCTTGTATCTCTTTCTTATATTGGTCTTTTGTTATATTTCTTGAAGAAGGCATTTGAGTTTTTTTATTAACTTCATCACTCATATTTTTAATAGTTTCTTTATCAAATTTATATAAAAATTTTCTAGTACGCCTGCCGTTGTTGTTCATATGAAAATCAGTGGCAGCAACTCTAATAGCATCAATCGCCTTATTATATGCCTTATAATATTCAATGTCATGCTTATCTAGTCCAGATTTTTGTAGTATTTCTTTATCCAAAAATTGTTTTATTTCATCTTTATTATGGATGTTGCCATTTTCTTTATCAATATCAATTTTACCAAAGCCATCTATATAAACACCATCACTGCCAACTTTTAACCAAGAATATTTACGTTTTGGTGTAGTATTAGTGGTAGCATTACCAATAGGTTCTTGTTCACTTGGTTTATTAACATCACGATATACTTTGTTACCTACTTTTGTATATTTATTAGAACCAGAACCCCTTTTTAAGTTATATTTACGTCTAGGTTCACTAGGTATATTTTGTTCTTTATTATTAGTAGCATTACCAATAGGTTCTTGTTTAGCTTGGTGTTTATTCATATCTTCCACTATTTTTAAAGCCTTATTGAATTTGATACTCAACATATCAATTTCATTATGTATATTTGTATACTTATTCTTTTTATCATTTAGCTTTGGTTTATTTTTTTTTATTATTTTAAAAAAATCTGCAATTACACTACTCTTCCCTGGTTGATTAGAATAATTTTTCATAAAACTATTAACTGCATTTTTGTCGGTTCCATTACTAGCAATTATTCTATCCAAATTACTATTGATATGACCTATATTATATGCTAATCTTGGTATTTTATTGGTATAATAATCAAATAACTGTGGAAACTGTTCACGAGCTTCTTTTATTTTCTTATCTTCAGAATCAGATGCTTCCATATAATAATCATACCAATAATCATCATATGTACTTTCTTTTACTTCTTTATTAGCATTTTTATTACCTATTATATTACCTATTATACTTCCACCTATACCACCAAGTACTGTAGTAATAGATGTTAATAATGCTGCTCCATTACCAGAGAAATCATCTGCTGTCATAGAATTAACTACGTTATCTAATTTATTAATAGTCTTAGACATAAGTGAAATACACTTATTGCCTAATGATTTATTCTTAGTCTTTCTAGCATTAGAATACTCACTATTTATTTGCTTTATTTGTATTAATAAAGGTTTAATATCATTAGGAGTATATTGAGATTCTGTATAATAATCATTATAATCATATTTATATGATTCTTTATATGTATCTATTAAATCATATAATTCATTAAAATCAGCCATAATAATTATCCTTTCTTATATAGTTATAATTTAAATATTAAAGATTTGTTTTTTTTTGTATATGAATGGGGTAATTAAAGTAACAGCATATTTTTAATATGCTGTTACTTTAATTATTTTTCTATTATAATTTCATTAACCAAATCACTTTTATCTATCTTAGATCCATCTATACTAATTGCATCTACAGGATAGGATGAAAACATATTATTATGCGATATTATAAATAATTGCTCAGCATTTATCATTTCAAGAAGTCTTTCTATCATAGCTATAAAATTTGATCTGTTAGATTCATCGAGTACCGAATCCAATTCATCTAAAAGCATAATATTATATTTAGACATACTCTGAAATGATATAGCAAATGAGAGCGTTATTGAGAAAAATGATTTCTCACCATCAGAAGCATATCGTATATCTGGAATCTCCTTACCATCTTTAATAAATGGAATGGTAAAACTATTTTCATTTATATCAAATTTTGATACATACTTTTCACCACTGTATATTTGATCCAATAAATCATTTACTACACTTAGTGCCTTTTTTAAATACATATCTATGAATATTAAAGGAATCCCATCATTTGGTGACAATGAATTCTTAAGCAAAACCCAACTATCATAGAATTTTCTATAAGTCTTTAAATATTTACTTGTATTTTTAAATGTTAGTATATTAAATTCTAGTTTACTTATTTCATTAGATAAATTAACCTCATCTCTTTGAAGATTTACCTTTTTGAAGGATTTATCGTTTTCTTCTTTTAATAAGGTTTCCCTAGTTTCGACATATTCTTTATTCAATTTATATTTCTCTTCAAGTAAATCTTTTTCTTCAAGAATTTCTATATATTCATCTATATTTTCAAGTTCAACGGAATATTTTTTATTAGTTTCAATAAGTCTATTATAATCATTTTTGTAATTATTATATTTATAATTGGATATATTTAACTTATTCTCTAAAGAAGTCTTACTATTTAATAAATAATTTACAGATGAGTTATTCACAATATTATCTTTTTCTTTTATTTTTTCATCTAATGTTACTTTCATATTTAGATAATTTTCATAATCTGTTATAAAAGCCAGTTCATTAAAAAAATCTTTTTGATTATATATCGGTTGACATTTGGATATATTATCCAATAGCGTCTTTACTATAAAAGATTCTTTAATATATTTTGGAAGTTTTTCAAACAAATCTTTCTTTTGTGTAAATGAATTAATCACTTCTTTTATTGTTAGGTAAGACATCCTTATATATGAAATATACTCATCATCATAGGTTATACTGTCAAATGATAACTTACTTATATCAATAAATTCATCAATAATTTTTTTATATACACAGTTATCACACGATGGTTTTGATTTTAAATTATATTTTGATAAAACCGACTGTATAACTTTTTTAGAAGATTTTAATTCATTATTCTCTTTATCCTTTTTAGCAGCATCCATTATATACTCAGAAATATCTTTCTTCTTTTCTATAATATTAATCGCCTCTTTAATAGGCTTACTTCCAAAGCTATATATGTTATTTAGTGCATTTTGTTTTTCTTTTAAAAAGACTAAGGTATTATTTATATCTTCTTTCGTATAATTTATTTTCCCAGTATAATCTGCATATACAATATCAAGTTCGTTTATCTTTTTTGTGAGTTCTTTAATATAATCATCAATCCCATCAATGTCAAGGTTTAGTTCTATTTTAGATAACTGATTATTTATTTCATCCAAATCATTTTCGTATGAATTTATCAAGTTGAGTTCATTATTTATAAATTCTTTAGATATTTTTATTTTTTCCTCATTATTAGTAAACTCTTTTAAAATATACTCTTTATCTTTTTTGAGACTTTCTATAGATTCATCATTAGTTTTTTTATTAAGTTTCAGCAATTTCTTGTAAGCATCTTCCATATCTTTTTTACATTCAACAGGGATATTAGAAAGTTTATATCTAATTAATGTAATATCCTTATCTAGTTTTGATATTGATTCTTTTAATGAAACTAAAATATCTTTTTTCTTCGTAAGTTGTTCTTTACTTTCATCCAGATCTTTTACAGGGTTTTTATTTAGTTCATCTGTAGAATGGCTTATAAGAGTTTTTAGTGTAGACAACTCTGTATTTATTTTTTTATAGCACTTTAAATAAATATTAGTATCATCTAAAAGTTTGGACATAAAGGCTTTTCTTTCAGCACTCTTTAAATCTATCATATTTACAACACTATTCCCGAGCCTTACAAGTTTCATATACTCTTGCTCAAGTTCAAGTTCTGTTTTCACACATTCTTTAAAACTTGTGACATTACCGTTAGGGTTTAATTCTTCACCATTTTTCTTTATAAAACTTTTTACAGTATGAGTTTTCTTAGATGGTGAATAAAAATGATCTATAACATATTCGTTTTCGTTATCAATAATGACTATTTTCTTATGCCCAGATTTCCCTTCTTGTATAATTGGAAGAGCATCTCTTTCATCAATAGTTCCTAAAGTCGCAAATGGTTGTAGTTGAGAAAGTAGAACTGTTTTACCCTTACCATTTGGACCGACTATTAAACATATTTTATTTTTTGATTTATTAAAATCAATATGAATATAATCTAATTTCATTGCTGACTTTACACCAGCAAAATTTTCAAGTTCTAGTTCAGTTATTCTCATAAATAACCTCCATTATAAATATAGAAATATTTACTATTATGTGAACCTTAAAATATTTATTTATGGTTATCACTCCATTTATATACAAAAAAAAACAAATCTTTAATATTTAATTATATAAGAAAGGAAATTTGTATTATGGCTGATTTTAATGAATTATATAATCTTATAAATACATATAAAGAATCATATGGGGGGGGGGTATATAATTACTCCTTAGATTATTATACAGAATCTCAATATACTCCTAATGATATTAAACCTTTATTATCTAGTATAAAACAGATAAATAGTGAGTATAATAGTGCTAGACGTCATAAGAATAAGTCATTAGGTATGAAGTGTATTTCACTTATGTCTAATACTATTAATAACTTAAGTAGTATGGTTAATTCTATGACAGCAGATGATTTCTCTGGTAATGGTTCTGCATTATTAACATCTATTACTACAGTACTTGGTGGTATAGGTGGAAGTATAATAGGTAATATAATAGGTAATAAAAATGTTAATAGTGTTAAAGAAAGTACATATGATAATTATTGGTATGATTATTATATTGAAAAGTTTAATCCTGAAGGTAAAGCAGATAGTGAATTAAGTGAAGAAGAACTTAAAGCATCATATGCTAAAGATAGAGAAGCTAGTCCACAAAAGGGAAAGAATAAGTATGGTGATATTAGAGTAAAATTTGGTAAAAAAGATAAGATGATATATACAAACAAATACCCTGAAGGGAAAAAGTTTTCAGAAATGAAGTTCTTTAGTAATTTTAAGGACGATGGTGAAGATGAAAGCGATGATAAAAATACAAGACGTGTAGTTGATAATACTTTAAGACGAGCAAGTAGTGATGGAAAGCCTCGTCAATTAACTGACTCGCAGATGAAGGCTCAGAAATCAAGATACACATATGATATTGATCCTAATACAGGTAAGAAAATAAATGTTAGAAAACAAGAAGAGTCAAAACGTCAAAGAAGTCACCCATTAAAAAATGAAGATGATCGTAAAGCATTTGGTTTGTTAATGAATAAAATTTATAAGAATGGTAATGAATTGGCTAAACAACAGGGTGGCAGTGGAGATGCTTTTGAATTAGGAATCACGACTTTATCACATGATGAGCTGAAATCTCTCAACAATTATTATCAAAACGTACCTTTAAAGACTGACTCAAATTTCTTTGGTAGGTTTATAAGTAAAAATAAAGAAACGGATAATAGAAAAAGTAAAAAAGAAATTAGAAAAAATAATAAAAAAAATAATACAAATCAGAAAAATATTAAAGTAAATACTTATGAGGATAAAGATAACCAAGTAAAACTACGAAATGGCATTATTAAATATGAAATTGAAAGGCGTTTAAAGAACGATATTGATAATGAATATGCTGATATGGATCCTAGTCGTAGTCATGATGAAGATAAACCACAATATAAGGAACAACCTAATCAAGAACCAATAGGTAATGTTACTAATAATACTACTAATAATGAAGATCAAGAACCTATTGGTAATGCTACTAATAATGCTAATAATAATAAAAATACTAATAGTAAAAAGAAGTTTAATGGTAAAGATCTTAAAGGTAAGATTAATCTTAAAGGTACTGCTATTGGAGGTACTGTAGGTGCTGGTATAGGTGCTGGTATAGGATATGGATTAAGTAAAGCTAATGTAAATGGTAAGATAGCTTTTGCTAGAGTAAAGAATGCTATAAAGAATGCTAAGAAAAGATTAAGTATAATGCAAAGAGAAGTAGCTAGTTGGTAAAAAATTATAAAATTTTATAATTTTACATTTTATATAATAAATTTATTATATGAAAGGAATAATTACTTATGGAAAATAATAATACTCCAGTAATACCAGAAGGTTCTAAACTTATAAATGTTATTGTATATGAGCCTGAGACAATTAAGAAGATTCTTTCAGATCTTTATCAACTTTCAGTTCAAGGAGTTGATAATGCTAAGTTATATATCAGAATTATAGATACTTTGATAGATGGAGGTTATGAGCAACAAGCACTTGTTGTAAATAATGACGGTACTCCAGATGAAGTTTCAAAAACTAATAATGAAGAAGTATCAAGTGAAAGTATAAAAACTGATGAGACTTCGGAACCTACTATAAATGAATAATGAATATAAATAAAAAAAATACATACATGCTTTAAGCATGTATGTATTTTTTAACCATTAATTTATTTAATTACCACGGATACTACAATATCTGATTTGTTGAGTTTTATCAACTTCTCAGCTTCAGCTATTCTTGACTTAAGAGGTATCTCAGATATTTTTAAGGTTTCTTTATCACCCTTCTTTTTATAAACTACAATCTCATTATCATCTGAAACGCTCTTTACTGCAAATACTTCATCATTGTCAAAAATATTAGTTATTACCATAGGCTCATCTTTCTTACTCATTACTGGGAAATATTTAAGTTCCGTGAGCTTTATTTTGCCTTTCAAAGTAACAACTACAAGATACTTGTCAGTTGGAAGTATTGAAGTAGAACCAATGATATGCTCTCTTGGTCTAATAGTAACCATTCTACTTCCTTTGCTAGTAGGTTGCTGAAGTGGTATATCTAACGGAGATAATCTAACCCCATCTCCAAAATTTGTAAACATAATTAGTTCTTTACTTTCAACATTTAATGCTCCAGCAACAACTAACTCATCACCTTCATTTAATGTAATTACTGTAGCATCACCACTGGTACCAATAGCTTTTAATAAGCTAGTTGCAGATACTCTTTTAGCAAACCCATTTCTAGTAACACACATATACTCAATCTTATCTCCCATCTGAGAAGATTTAGGTGCGATACTTGCTGATATAATATCTTTACCATCTAGTCCTTTAATATATTTATCTATCAAAAGACCATTGTTCTTTACTTTTATCGTTGGTAGTTTTCTAACAGCAAGTAAATGTACATTACCTTCTCTATCGAATAGAAGAATGGAATCATTTTCTCTTACAGATATTACCATAGATTTTTCATTTTTGGGATCTTTAGAGATTGGTCCCATATTTCCTTTTGCGTCAGCTAAGTCAATCTTTTTGATATAACCATCGGATGATATACCGACTACAACATCTTTATCTTCTATCTTTTTCTCACCAGATATAATACTAGACTTTCTAGGAACTCCATATTTTCTAATTCCTTCTTCTAGTTCTTTGATTATCTCTTTATCTATTTTAGATTCAGATTCTAATATATCTTGGATATGATTTAGTCTTTCTGTTATTTTATCATACTCTTCTTTAAACTTAGCCTTTGAATCTTTAAGATAATCCGATGTTCTTATATCGCTAACAGCCTTTGCTTGTAGTGAGGTTATATCATATTTCTTCATAACTTTATCTACAAACTCATTCATATCATTAGATGATTTTGATAATAATGTTATTTCATCAGATTTATGTCCTTCTTGCATCATTATTTTTGCTTTAAGAATATGCTGTTTATCTAGTAACTTAGCAAATTCATTATTGTAAGAAGATCTTTTAACATCTCTTCTAAAGTTAATCCATTCGAGTAGTACTCTCCTTACAGAATATTCATCTGACCTAAAATCTTTAATAAGAGTAATCTGCATAGGATTAGTCTTTCTAAGAGTTGTCTTAGATTTAAATAACTTCTCTAATGCTTCTTCTGGGTTTACATTAGCTTGCAAATGGATCTCTAGCAACACTCCATTATTGTCAGTAGTTCTATCCTGGACATCTTTAATCATGTCCTTATTATGACTATCATCCATTTTTCCTTTAAGTCTTAATGCGGTTATATTGTCTACAATCTGACCTGTGGTAGTTTGCATTGGTATTGATTTAAATGTGATTATGTTATTAATATAATCAATATCATAACTGCTTTGCATTTGAATCTTACCTATACCATTCTCAAATATATCCTTAGCTTCCTTCTTAGTCATTATTAAATCACAACCAGAAGGAAGATCAGGATAAATCAAAACTTTAGCATCAGGGTCTTTCATTAGTGCTATAGTTGTTTCACAAACTTCTTTAAAATTAAATGGCGGTACATTTGAAGAATAAGCGTATCCTATACTAGCAAAACCACCATTTATAATACATACTGGATATTTTGCTGGAAGATAGTCAGGTTCTTCTTCCTCTCCAGTATATGCAAGTCTTGTGTCTACATTGCTATTCTCATAATCTTCAAAATAGCAGTCATATGCGAAATCACTCATGCATACATCCAAGTAACGTGGTGCTGCTGGGGCATCCCCTTTAATAGAGCCATTATTTCCGTCTGTGTGAATCAAAGGTACATTATTTACCCAATCTTGACTCATACCAATAATAACATCAGAGATTGAAGCATCACCATGCGGATGAAAGCTTACTGCATTTGTTGAAGCTTTTGAAAGCTTTAGCATTTTTCCATGATACCTCTTGTCGAGGTAGAGCCCATAAAGAGCCCTCCTCTCAACAGGTTTAAGTCCATCAACTAATGATGCAAAACATCTATAAAGATTTTTATTTGCACCATATATTTTTTGCCATTCAGTAACTTTTTCGCTTATATTACTTTCAATTATAGTTTCCCTAAAACTACTAGGGTCTGTCTTTTTTTCTTTTGACATATTCCCTCCTTTCTAGTTATCAAGATCATCTGGGTCGATCCTGAACTCTTTCATCATTTTCTTTCTAGCTTTTTTATCATGCTCAGTAGTCCCATGAAGCATATCGAATGTCTTTAGTTCTTTCTTCAAATCATTCATAGTAAGTCTTATTAAAACTCTACTATCTGGATCGAGTGTAGTATTATATAAATCCATAGGTGACATTTCACCAAGTCCCTTAAATCTGCTTCCAATCTTCGGAACATACTTACTATACATCTCAGCGAATTCTCCTATAGAAAATCTGGAATAATCATTTGAATTACTTCCCTTTTCATTTACCATAATATAGTATCCATACTTTCTATACACATCAAATAATATATAAATCTTATCAATAAATACATTATCCAATTTTAAAAGTATTGCATGACCACTTGTAACACCTGTAAGAGCATTTTCATTCTCATCATATTTAATCTCTGGATATACTTCTTGAATAAATGAAACAAATCTCTTTATCTCATTTTGATTCTTTAAAATAAATCCTTGATTAGATTCATAGATGTCATCGGGTCTTCTAAATTTAAATACTATATAAGCAGCTATTCTTTCTATTAAGAACTTATCAACTCTAACATGCTTAGAAATTGATATTAGATTTGATAAATAATCAGCAGTATCAAATAAGTATTCTTTAAATTCTTCTTTTGTTATCTTCTCTTCAAAAATCTTTATATTATAATTCTTAATAACCTTTTCTTGATATAAATCAACATATTCTTTCTTATCATGAATGAAGTTATTTTTCTTTCCTTCTTGAATACTATAAAGAGGTGGCAATGCTTTATAAAGCTTTCCAGCCTTTACCACTTCAGGAAGGCATTTTATAAAGAACGCTGAAATAGCTGATGTAATCCCATGACCATCAATATCAGCATCTGTAAGAATTATTATCTTATCAAAGTACAACTTATCCAAGTCAAAACTTTTTCCAAATCCACATCTTAAAATCTTTACAAAGTTCCTCCATTCTTTATTACCAGTATCTGGATTCATCATATCTGTAATAGATTTCTTATATGGATTAGCAGTCATTCCTCTGACTGCATAGAAAGCTTGAAAATCTGGATTTCTTCTTCTTGATGCAGAGCCCTTAGCCGAGTCTCCTTCGACTATAAAGATTTCTCTATAATCATTTTTACCAGTATTGAAACATCTATCGTAGTTCGGAATGAGTTGTTCCTTCAATGGAGTCATTGACTCTTTTGTAGAAGCAACTCTAGCTTTAGTTGATTCAATTCTTGCTTTAGCATTCATCTTGACTATTTTTATAGCAGACTTTAATTTATCTTGATTATTATTAAAATAATCACTAATTTCTTTTGTTGCACCAGCAAGTATTATATCGTAAAGGAGCTGTGAATTAATTTTTTCCTTTACATTACCCTGAAATTCCACATTAGCATTTGTAGATAAATAAACTACAAGTTTTAATCCAGCACGAATATCATTCCAAAGAATATCAATCTTTTCTTTCTCTTTCTCACTCATACTGTCCTTTGTAGCTTTTTGTAAGAAATTACAGAAAGCTTTTTCAACGGCATCTAAATGAACTCCACCTTCTGATGTATTTGTGAAGTTACAATAAGAATCATAGGTATTTTCAAATGCATCATCATATGCAAACATAATACCATATTTTGCCATTCTATGCTTTACTACTGTATCAGATTTTACTGATGGATCTGTGTTAATTACAGTCTCATCAAACAAATCTTCATGAGTTAAATGAACTGGTTCAAAATTAACCTGTTCAGAAAGCATTTCTTTTATCAATCCTATTTCATCTTGCTTAGTATAAGTTTCTTCTGATATAACCTTGAAACCATCCATTATAGTAAGATTTATAGTAGTACCTTCGTTTATAAAGTAACTGATCTGGTCAACCCATTCCTCAATCTTATCAGTAGGAATATAGGTTTTTGCACCAAGATATTTTTTACTCGGAATCATCTTTGTTATTAAGCCATGCTTCTTTCCCTTTTTGCTTAATGAAGTCTTTTCATCTGATATTTTAACGCCTTCATTAAATACAAGCTTATGAACATATCCCTCACTTTCTCTGTAAGAAGATACTTCAAATACTTCGCTTAATGCATTACAAGCGGTAGCTCCGAGACCAACGGTAATACCTTATATCTCTATAAAGCCTAGACTATATCTTCATCTTTATATTCTGTTACCAAATATAAAGAGCCTCCCATTTCCATTAGTTAAATACTAATGTACTCTACTTACTTCTTCACCTAAGTATTTCTCTTAAGCTATGCTTTCGATAGTCGTTGAACCTTACCTAAATAAATATTTAGGTCTTGGCTGCTGATTGACTCTATTCATTGAATTATTACACTTTGGTATCAATGACCTAACAAGTTCGTCCCAGCAATTAAAGAGGTTTCCTAAAACACATTACTGTGTTTGAGAGCTTGTTATCAACTCTCCACTAGATGTGGTGTTTGCTTCACGCATAAATTTTGATCCTGACTGTATCTTTGTAAAACAAATATCAAGAGGATAATTTATCTCACTAATTCCTCTTCCATTATCTTCTACAGTCATTGAATCTTCTAATTTATCACATACAATATTGACTGTATCACCATTACTATTATTATCCTCAACTTCATCTATTGAGTTTTGGATAATTTCTTTACAAAGGTGGAATGCTCCACCTGGACCATATGCTTTGAGGTAAAGATTGGTTTTTAACTGTATCTTTTTAATGTCATCCTCAAAATACATAATGACTGAATCTTTCATGTCATTTCTCCTTTCTCAAATTATTTCAATTTTATAATATACAATCATAAGAAATTTCAAATAGATTCATTTATATAATTATATGTTAATCAAAAAATTTAATGTTATTGTTATCACCCTAAGGATAAAAAAGAAAGATAGGATTATAACTAATCCTATCTTTCTCATACAATAACTAACACAAATTAAATTGAATTAAATTTTTTTCACCTAGTGTCTTCTCCAGCCACCCAATGAAGAATTGTACTTATCTCCACCACCGCTGGATTTCTTTTTCTTAACGCTTTCTTTCTTCTTCACAACCTTAGCAATCTTGTTATAGTTGTTAGGAAATACCATCAGCATTGAGCCAAGTTCTGAACCATACTTAACTGCTTCGGCACCTGCATTACTTGCAACTGCTAAATACTTGTACTGGTTTACAAATGGCAATATTGTTTCCTCAATTTCTTTCTTCATTTTATCCTTTGTAAGAATTTCACCGCCCCACTCATACTTGCACATTCTGCACTTGCATGTCCTGCCATCAGGATTCCATACTGTCGGCTTAAGTTTGCCTTTGCTGTTCTGAGTATGATGAATACATGCACCAAGTAATATTAAGGTTTCCCTCTTGTTATTACCTTTAATCTTACCATGCTTTGTCAAATGGTCTTGTATCACACCCATTATGTTTTTGCTTGCAGAATCAATTTTGTAAGGTTTCTTTTTGTCTTTCATATTTATTCCTCCTATTATAAAAGTTATAGCATCTGTCTATGCTATACTTATCTATAATATACTACTCAAATTAAATTTTTAATTTGACTTAATGCAGTTTATATACTTATGAGCTTCTAAATCTAATTTACTTCTAAATACATATAATAGTTTTAAATCATTTATAATTTTATTTCTAAGTCTGCAATCTAAAAATGTTACTGCTCTTATATTTCTCTTATGAAATTCTTTTTTAACAGATTCATATTTATCGTTTTCTATAATATATCCTTCTTCATCAACATCAAGTGGATATACATATACACATTTATCATTATTAGGTTTCTGTACATTTAGTATATTATCACTCAGTTTATGTGTACAAACAAATGTATTTACATCAGAATCCTTGGTACTAGATGGAACAACAACTATTGGTGTAAGTAAGAACTTACTTGATATACTGAACCTATTTTTGATATTCATTTCACTAATTCTCTTTTTAATATTTACAAGCTCTTCTATAGTATCAGCTTTCTTAATATTAGTAAATGATACATTAAATTTGTTGTTATCATCTATTGTAATTCTACAATGCTTGTATGATTCACCTTCACCAACATCAGCAGAAAAAACCAATTTTTGTGCTACAGAATAATCTACAAGAATAAAGCACCCTATATAATTTTGAGATGAAAATGTAGATATCATCTCTCCACAAAATGCAGAAACATAAGATCTCAAATAATTATAGTATCTCGTGTCTATTGTTACTATGAGAAGTTGTTTTTCAGATTCATCATCAGCTTTTTCAAAAAATTTAGGATTCATATTTCTTCCATCCACTTTAATGGAATTAAGGGATGGTAGATCAAAATCTTGAATACAGATTCCGTTATCATAATTAAAGCTAATATCATTTACATTAATTTCTTTAAGATCATCTGGGATTGTTTTTCCTATCTTAATTTTCTGCTGTATTTCATCATTAAGTGATTGCAAGTAATACACATTGTTGTCTTGTTTAACCCCCCATTCAAAAGATGGGAGGCTTTTTTCATCTTGTGTAGTAAGTAAAACATTAAAAACTCTCATTTAAAAAGCCTCCTGTTTAAAGCATATTATTTCATTTTTTTTTATTACATAAACTCTTCTATACCAGAATTAATGCTCTTCATTTTATTAAGCACTTTGCATATATTTGGGAACTCAGATTCTGGAAGTGATGACAAGAAAAATCTTCTGTTAGAATCTTTGTTCTTTTGTTTGTCCATCTTCCTGATATTGAAGTAGCTCTTAAGGATTTCATTTATTTCTGTCTTATCCATATTCTCCAATGTGTTGAAACACCAGTCTGTAACCTTATTGAAGAATTCCTTCTGTTTATCAGTATAATTAACATAATCGCTCTTCTTCTCAAGAAGCAGATAAGTTATAAGCAATGGATAATAGTCAGATGATATTGCATACTTAACAACATCTTCAAACTTAAATTCTTTTGTATTTGCATGTTGATAAAGTATAGACATAACTGACTTAATTCTATTAACGCCATTCTTTTCAAGAAGTTTAGATGATGGTAATACTGAAAGAACATCTACTGCAACCTCTTTAGGAATTCCTGCCTTTTCAAATTTCTTAAGCTTCTTTTTATTTATCTCCAGTGACAAGTCAAGTAAATCGTTTAAGTCAAAATCTTTAGCATCAGGATCGGAATCTTTTTCTTCTTTATAATATTCCTTAGCTATTTTGATAGCATCAGCAATTATTACTGGAAGGAAATTTAAATTTTCAATGTCATCAATACCATACTTTTCAATATCCTTTTCAATGGCATCAATCATTTCTTTTTCCATAAGCTTCTCATATATAGAATCCTTGATTTCTGTTACTTCTTTGACATTTGGATAAAATACTAAAAGCTTTATTACTTCGGGCAGGCAAGATATAAGCATTTTATAATAATTCTTTTTTATTTCCTTTTTGCTCATACTTGAGCTTGCATACTTCTTTTTGTACTTTTTCTTTGTCATACCTGCAAATAACTTAACGTCATCGTCAATTTTAAATTGTTTTTCCATTTCTTTTATTCTCCTTTACTTTTGATTTACAAAGACAACTTTGAAATCCATTAATTTCAAAGTTGTCTCATTTATAAATTATTATTTCTTTTTCTTAAACTTACTCAATATTGAACCCACATCAACTTGTCTATTCTGTTGCAAATTAGACTTTTCTCTGTACACTCTTTTACCCTGAATTTCGGTAAGCAAATTATCATCAAGTTCAAGTTCTTCTTCCTTTGTCCTTTGAGCATCAAGAATTGAATCTATTCTGTCCTTAATCTTTAAAATTCTATCATTGATGGGTTTTAAACCCGATGCAATAAAGAACAAATTATTTGGAAGCTTTCTATCTTCATTAATAGACATGTGTTCAAATTCCTCTACAGGTGAACCTACAATCTCCTGCACTTTAGGCATATGAGTATCGAATCCAGTAAGAATGGTTTTTGAAGCATTTATGATAATACCAGTCCTGTTTACTATTTTATCATCTTGAAGTTTGGCATGACCATTCTTCTTAATTTCATTAATAAACATATCTTCTATATTATTATCATTTATATCTTCATCTTTAACATCAAACAGTGACGCAACCAATATTCTCCCCGGTGTTGTTATAATCGTGAGTGAGTCCCTCTCATCTATTGAGTTATATCTGGTTGAGGAATTATAATACCCCCTCAAAACATTAATATCATTTACAATCTCTTGATTGATTTTATTCATCATATCCATTGAAGGTAACTTTGAATATTTCTCATTATCATATAACATATAAGTTGGTTTCTCAGAAACTTCATACAACTCAGTAAGATATGATAATGAATTTTCTTGTGTTGCTAATGCTTCTTCAACGGTAGGCAAAATTCCAACAGATATTGGAAAACATTTATCAGCAGCAACTTCTTTAATTATCTCAGTAAGTGCTAAAGATATACCACTTCCTGTACCACCACCAATACTACTTACAATAAATACCAAATCTAATTCTTTGAGAAAATCTCTGAAATTGTCATTTTCAATCATAGCCATAATGGAAGATTCAAGAAACTCCTTAGCCTCTTCCCTATTTTTACCAGCACCTCTACCATCACCAATCAGGAACTTACTTATTGATGAATTGAGAGTTGACAAATCTTTTTCGCTACAGTTAATTGCTAGTATCGGTATATCTGGATACATCTTTGAACATTCTGAACAAACTTGGTTTCCTGCATTTCCACAACCTATTATTCCAACATTTAGCATTTTTTATTCTCCTTCTTTATTCAATATTTTTACCTAAAACTTCTCTAGCCTTTCTATCCATAACTCTCTTGTTCATAAATTTAAGAGCTTCTGTGATATGATATAAAGCCTGAGCATTTTCATAGCAAGCAAATTCTCCTTCTTGGAATCTAATAAGTCTATCCCTTACAATCTCAAGAAGATCTGAATCTACTGCGCCGTGAACTGAAAATATATCGGTTCTTGGTCCTTTCTGAAAATTAATTTCTCCCACTTTATCAGAGTCAGGAGTTTTTAATTCTTCAGATATTTCATCGTGTTTCTTAATGATAACGTATTTATGATATGCTCCACCTGGACCAATATCATCTACACTATATACGTCATTAAGTTTATCTTCTGTCTGTATCGTGTTTAATAATCTCTTATTTGTTGCCATTGTCTTAGTTATTCTCCTTTCTTCTTTTTTACCAAATTTATTAAAAGTATTAAAGGCATTTCTTCTGTTATAATAAATATCAAATATCCTTAACGATGGTAACAATATCATATTTCCTCCTTTCTAATAAATTTACGATACAGTTAGAATTAAAATAAATTTTAATTCCATTTTTATAATATATGAATAAAACGTGGAAACCCTGTTAGAGGTTTCCACGTTTTATTTAAGATGAATACATTCTGTAAATAATTGTAAAATCTTTCATTAGTGAAATATTTGTTACTGGAATACAAAGTTTTGAAAATAATCTGACATTTTCATAGTCATCTTTTGTTGCATTATATCTACCTGTATATAATGCTATAGTATTAAATCTAGTATCTGATACACTAGACGTTGCGTCAAACCAATCAACCAAATCTTTTTCTGAAAAAGATAATACCATTTCAACATATGTTTCTATTGTAGATGAATTTATAGTATTAAGTCTTGGATAATATTCATTCTGAGTAAATTGATTTGTACTATCAACATCATCACTCGAATTTTTCCAGAAATGTTTAATAGCTGGATCAGTATCAAAACGCTTAAGATAATAATCTACTGGATCAGTACCATTGCTAGTAGTCTTTCCAAAATATTTTATAGCATCGGTTTCTGTTAATGCTGAAGTTGTGTGTCTGAATGGAATCATTACACCAGATACCTCAGTTCCATTTTCAGTAGCAAGACTATTTTGTATAGAATATTCTTTATAATCGACTGGAATCTTTGTAACTACATTTGTTCCTGATCCACTTATACCACATCCCCACAAACAAACATATTCCCCAACAGGGTGAATAATAGATTTGTTATTTGTATCTCCTTGAAGTGCTGGTATGTAATATTTAGTCATTTCGTTTTCAGATTCATACACAGACACTAATCTATCAGGAAGACCAATAGTTCCATTGCTTACTGTATAAAGAGATGGAACGTCAATAGAACCTTTTACTCCAAAAAGTTGCTCGAAAGAATATTGACATCCACCAATAGGTATCATATTACTTTTAGTAAATACAACTTCTTCTAGTGATGATACACCATTTGTATCGTGCTTAAGTCCGTATCCACCAATAACTTTTGTACTCGCAAATATACCACTTTTATGAACTTTTGGCATATCTTGAAATTTTAAATTGTCTTTCAGTATCATACGATATATATACCACCTTTCATCAATTTAAAAAATAATTAAAAAATTGTTTTTGGCTCTATTCATGTTTGAATATTAATTTTTCCTCTATATTGAATTTACTATTTAAGTCAATAACTCCAGAAACTTTATAATCTTCTTTAGATTGATTTATACAATTTCCTGCAAGACATGGGTAAAATGTATTACAACAAACTTTACTACTTTCTTTTATACTATTTATAATATCCACAATACCTTCAATACCTGTGTCCGAAATAGTCATAATTATATCACCATGAGATTGTAATGAATTATTTAAGTTATTTAAAGTTCTTTCAAGTTCAGTAGTATCATAATAAAGGTTATCATCAAGATTGTTATAAAGATCATATGCAGCTTTTAAATGATTTCTTATACTTGATTGAATGTCTGGATAAGTATATCTTATAGTAAAAAGCAATTCTTTATATTCATCAATATATTTAAGAAGTGGACTTAAATCATATTTAAACCATTTACAATTATTTCCATTAGTCAATAAACCATCACAAGTGTCTTTATTTTTTCTACAATAATTATTACAATAAGTATTTTTACAATTATTGCAGTAAATATTATTTAAAGGAATATTATCAGTAAGACTTAATGATCTTGATAATTTATGTATATCATCATTAAATATAACTTTATCAGCATTTTTAAGTAACTGATACGTCTTTAGAGAATCTGAATACATAAGCTTAATTCTATCACGCTGCATATATGTAGCATACAAATCACATTTATCTATTATTTTAAATAACATATCTGGTTTAATATCAAATGTGTATTGTGTTGAAACACTTATAAGATCCGTGGTATATGATTTAAAGAAAGTTATAAGTTTTATCAAATAATCTAAAAGCGATGAATTACTGTCATTTAATAGATGTAAACTATCAAGATGCTTTATATACTTTTCGAGACAACTGATTACATGGTCAATATAATCATGTAATTGATAATCTTCAGCATTAATAAGAATATTATATAAACTAGGATTCATGTATTCCAAATACTCTTCATAAGTTTTAGCAGTATTATTACTAGCACCAAGTTTATATAATTCATTATTTTCGTTTCCAATATACAATGAATTATATAAATCTCTCCAGGCTCTATACTCCAGAATATCTGTAGAATCTGCCATCTTTCTTCCAATAAAATATCCTAAGTTTCTTATATTTGTAAACATCTGATTCAATGCTTTAATTTTACTTGAAGTATCATTACCGTCTGATGTTAATATATCAAAATATGAATAAAAAAGTTTAGTCTCACTCTCATCTTTTAAATATAATGATGGTTTTTCTAAAATCTCTTTAAAAGTATCAGGTGAAGTGAGTTTATTATAATTGAACATAAGTGTATTCATTTCTTTATATCCATCATAATCTTCATTAATAAATCCCATGACATCTAAAATGGAAGAATATCTCGTAAGTATTTCACCAGTTAAATTATGTTGTTTACACATCAATGCACAAAGGAAAGTTATTGTATCAAACAGATTAATGTCTAGTGTACCTGTAAGATGTGCAAGATTCAATGTGATATCTTTTAGTTCTTCTTTTTTATCGTATATAAGCCTAAGAAGAACAATATCGTTATATAATATTTCAGAAAGTTTATAGGATATTGATATACCAAGATATTTACTTTCCATGAAATTATATTGTTTATGATATGCAATCGACTCTTCATCTTCTGTGTATTTTAAAGCATCACCATATACTTCATTAAACGTATCCTCATCTTCCCACCAAAGAGGATCATTTTTAGTAATATAATCATATTCAACTCTATTCGATGGATCAGTTAAATCATTTCTAAAATCTATAGTTTTTAAATTTACTTTTTGGAAATAGACATCGTACATCTTTTCTACATCATTTATAACAGTAGTTTGATTTTCCAAATAACCAAGTCTATTAACATTTGTTTGAGTTGTTGTTGTGTCCCTATATATCATATCATCATTTTCAGTATATCGTCTTTCTTTCATAAGATAGTATTTATATACTTGAATATCATGGTAACCTAGTATAGAAGCAATATCATATATAACTTTATTTGTGGCTTTATTTTGAATAAGCATGTTCAAATTTTTAACAAGTCTTGTTTGTGTTATATAAGGAATTCTTGTTGTATATGGGACGTTATACATTTCAAACAACCATCTAACTAAAGTAGTATCATAAAAATCCCTATTTATACCTGCTTCTATTGACTTTGTTATAGTTTGATTTATAGCCATCTGCATTATAGATATTCCTATAAAATTATCATAATAATCATAAATCTCGTTATAATAAGAATTATAGATTATATTCATAAAATAGTCCCTAGCACCATTGTAGCACACTGAGAACATCCTCGATATAATACTTTTTGAAACATTTGAGGGAAAGTATAATATATCAAAATTCCTTGCTTTTCTAGCAGTAATAATTTCTATTCGTTTACTCCCAATGTATTTTAGATATTCTTTTGTAGGGTATTTAGATATTAACTCATTTAAATATCCACATGATTCCATAATATTTATAGCATTGCTTCCATAATAATCTCGTATCTTATGCAATGGTACTTTTGTAGATATCCCATATTTTTGGCTATATTCATCATTCACATACACAAAATCTTTAAATAAAATAAAATCACCAATAGACACATTTTTATTATTAAGTATAGCTTCACTATATTTTATCATATTATTATCACATTCAGTATCATCCGAAACAACTTCAAATGATCTATTAAAATAAAAAGACGTGTCATAAATATTACTTCTTTCTATAAATAGGTATTTACCACATAAATCATTAAAATCTGTAACACCTTTTACATTATAAAGTATTGATTTAGCATCTCTTAAATATATTCCTTTAGTGTATACGTCTAACTGGTAATCATCATCATATATCAAAAAAGATCTTGACGATGTTTGGGTATCTTGTATAACAGCATTTCTTATAATAACATGACTTCCCTGTGTGAATGTAGAACTACCGATTAAATGATATAATGCTACATCTGTAATACTCCTAAATGACGGTGATGATAGATGTGCTAAATTATCTATACCAACAACTTCAAAAGAATTATTTATATAGTCATTTACAATAATAGCACCAATAGCATCAAGTGGAGGTAATCCATTTAATTCTCTGTAATATGGATTTGGTTCATCATATGTTTCTATTACTTTTTTTCTTCTATTTAACAGCATCTGTTTTTTATACCTATCTGGTAATGCTGCAAAATTTTCTCTATGATAATCTATATTGTTATAAAGCCCAACAGCTATAAATTCATCATTTGTATAGTCGTATCCTTCGTATATATCTTTTTCTTGTAATGCATCTAAGTATTCATCAACGTATTTTCTAGTTTCCAAAGTTTCATATTTTTGTGCTTTATATGAAAACTTAATAATTATTTCAGATAATATATTTTTTAAATCAGAGTATAACTCGGAAAGGGGATCAACCTCTGTAAGTTTTTCTATAGCCATAAAGTAAAACTCCTTTCTATATAATTAGATATATGTGCTTACAATAAAAATGTTTACATCGCTCGCTATACACAAAAAACATATTCGTAATATCTAAATTTATAGAAAGGAAATGACTTATGGCTAATTTTGATGAATTGTGTGAATTAGTAGGTTGCTATAAAGAAGCCACATATCAATTTACATTTAAAAGTGGTGAGTTCGATCCTGAAGTGGTAAAGTTTAATGATACAGTCAAGAATATTAAAGATAATATTAAAATTGTTAAAGGAATGATTAAACGCAGAGAAACCCTCGATAAAGCTAGAAATATACTTAAACAAATGAAATCTGATTGTAATAAATTGGATTCATATATTAACAAAATGAAGAACCCAAGTTCATTGGAAAAAGCATCTAAAAAAGCTGTGCTTGCTGGTGCACTGATTGGGTCTATAGCTTTAGATTTTCTTGACAAATTAAAAAATAAATATGAAGATAAAACCATAATGAATCAAGCTGAAAATTTTTATAATATGGCTGATTTTGACAAAAGTGAAGAAGATACTATAAATTCGTTACAATATAAAACGGGTATGTCTCGAAAAGAAAAGAAAACATTAAAACATGAAAGAAATAAATTTGCTTTTGACATCAATAAGCATTATGGTGATTATGCCCTTGATCCTAAAGAATGGGATAAAAACAATGTAACGAAATCAAGATTATTGAATAATAAACTTAAAAAATCAACAAATTATAATGAATTTATTACAAATAGATATAAAGAAAATAATATTGCTAGATTAACTGGATCTGGTGTTGGAGCAATAGCTGTAATACTTTTAAAGAAAAGACAAAATGCTCATGCACAAGTAAATAGACTACGAAAACAAATAGCCAAACTTGAAATATTGCTAAATAAATTTTCATAATGTATTGGTAATGTCAATAAAAAACAAATCTTTAATATTCAATTATAATTATATAAGAAAGGATAGGTATTATGGCTGATTTTAATGAACTATATGATTTGATAGATTATTATAGAGAAGCTTCAAATTCTAATGATATAGGTAATGCTGTGTACGATCAACTTGCTGAAATCGAAGGTATCTGTGAAGAAGTTCAGGAAAGCTTAAACGCAGCATCATACTGTGTAAGAGAAAAAAGCTTTGTTGACGGAAGACAGTATTTAAAAGATGCTAGAAATGGTATTCATAGATTAGAAGTAATTTCTGAAAACATTCTATCTGGCAAATATGATTTCTTTGATAATATATTTATGAGATTTTATAAGAAAATGCTAGCATTTTTATCTAAAGTAAGTGCTTCTATATTATCACTCAAAGCAAGGATTGATGATTTTATCGCTGGAAAAACTGGAAGCGATAATGCTAAAAAAATGTCTCAGATCCATCAGATAAGATCTGATAATCTTAGAAACGAAGCTGATTTCTTAAAAAAGAGTGCTTACAGTCCAAAGGCGATGAGAAGTATTATAAAAAGAGATATTTCCGTTATAAATAGAAATATTGATATGATTGAAAGAAGACTTGTTGAAGCTGAAGCTGATTTCAAGCGTTTCCAAGAGAAAAGAAAAATTGCTGAAAAAGAAATGAGAAAGATTGAAAGAAAAGAGAAAATTGATGATGCTCTTGATAAAATAAAAACTGCTCTTCCAGGTGGAGGTGCAAAAGAATCTACAAACGACGATTTGGCTTTAGCAATATATGAGAGTGAGCACTATGGTGATATTACAGAACAAGAAAGAGATTACTTATTAAGCAGAATATAATATCGATATACATAAAAAGGAATAGATCATAGTGTCTATTCCTTTTTATTATTTATCTCGAAAACATAAGGATAAGTTATAAACAGAAAGAAGGTAAAATAAATGAATACATCTTTACCAGGAATTGAATATTCAGATAACATATTACAACCCTTCGTATCATCTGATCAATCACTATATATTATACCATTTAACAAATCAGATGAGTATTTTAGCAATATAGATAGTTACACTAAATTTGTTAAAGCTGTAGAAAGTGTAGTGAGAAAACATGATAGATACTCAAAATATAAAGATTTTTTAATAAAAGAAGCTAAATTAGATCATTGTCAAGTACTTAAAGATGTGACTAATGAAGATGCTGATATAGAAATGCATCATGGTCCAATATTCACATTATTTGATTATTGTAGAATAATGGTCGAATGGTTTCTTTTAAATAAATGGAAAATAACTACATATAGAGTAGCTGACGCTGTTCTTACAGAGCACGAACAGAATCATATTCAAGTAGTAATGCTAGCGTCAACTATTCATCAAGAAGTACATAACAGAAATATTTTTATAAATACAAACCAGGCTGTAGGAAAATTAAATGATTTCATAATAAAATATGAAAAAGCAATACCCAAAGATCTTAAAGAAAAATATAATAGATATTTGGATAGATCTATAAATTCAGAATCAAATGATTATGGACTTCTTGAACTTAATAAAAACTTATGGAGCTAAGTAAATATATGGAAATAGTTATGAGTGTAATAGCAATAATTTTAGTTATAATTGTGGGTATTATCTGGTTAATAATGAAATCATTAGTGGTTATGAATAATAAAATAACCGCACTACCAGAAAATCCATTATATGCAGAAAAAAGAAAAATAATAAAAAAGATAAATAAAATTAACAAACTCTCGGATGATAAAAAAATAGATAAAGAAGATGAAATTAAAAATCTTTCTTTAGAGCTTGAAAAACTTAATGTTAAAGAAGACAATATGAAAAAAACTTTAATAGAAGATAAAGATATAAGTACTACTCAAAAATTATTAGAGTTTGTTGATAATCTGATAACTATTGAAATCGCTAATAGATTGGCTAAATTAGAAGCTCTTGACAAAAGTTATGAAATACTTACTCTCGATGCAGATGTACAAGAAATTTCTAAAAACGTATTACAGGGATTAAATACTGATGTATTTGAAATGACTTTGCTTATAAAAAATGAGTATTTAGTATCATATATAGTTTCAAGAGCAACAACAATATTGATTTCGATGAGAAAGTAAAAAAAAAGAAATATACGGTGTTTATATCACCGTATATTTCCACTACCCATCAAACTTTATATAATCAGCATTACCATTGGTATAAACACATTCTGCATATTATATCCTATATCTAATTCTTGCTTACGATCTTCCCAGAAATCATCATATTTATCACCTGAATTTATTAATGAAAACTTACCAACGCTGTTTAATTCTCTGTAATATCCTACTGGCAGTATTTGTGTCTTATAACGTGTAAACATTCTGTTCATATATCTACAAGCATTTGATTTCCCAAATTCTTCAAGTTTATTAAAATAAGATTTTATCATACTAAGTATATCTGTATGTTTATCCAACGATGTTTCGTCTATGCCTTTAACATCAAGTTTTTCATCATTATAATAAAACTCTAAATTTTTTAATTGGCAATATGATGTATATTCATTTTTTACAACAAATTCAACACAATCAAAAATTCTAGCATTACATTTCTTGGTTGTAAATATCGCATCTTTCTTAACAGATACTATATCGTCGAATTCCAAATCGTTTACATCATAAAATTCTTTTCTTATGTCACAGAAGGCTTTGCTCAAACTGTCTTTAAATGAAGCATCTTTTCGCTGCATATTGCCTATTAAAACATTTCTTTTATACTTATCCATGCTTTTCAATTCGTTTATAACAGATTTATCTGTAAGTTTATAGTATTCCATTAATGAAAGACCTGCACTATGAATATCATACTCATAGATTTTAGCGTTAAATATAAAAGGTCTTACTTTTGTCAAATAGTTTGATTTTTTCTCAAATTCTTTTTCCATCTTTTTATTCCTCACGTTATTCATCTACGAAAAATTCTTTTAATAAAGATTTCATCATATGTTTACTCATGTTACTACCTGTGTATAAATTCATTTTCTTTAGTTGCTTTTTCATTTCTCCTTTACTCATATTGTCTAAAATTTCTCTACGACCTTCAGCAGTTCTCATTTTCTTTTTAAGCTGTTTCTTTGTTGCCTTATCAATTACTTTTTGGCACTTCTCCTTAATTTTTTGAATATCGAAATCTTCAAGTGTTGGAATAGCATCATATCCTTTTAACTTAAATTTTTTATAATCTATTATTGGATACCCAAATTCACTTTCAATATATTCTGAAAGATATCCCATAAATTTAAGCTTCCATTCATTTAAGGTACATAGAAAAACTACTGTGTAATTTTCTTCTAATACTCCCATAATAATAGTAGCCAAAACCAATCTACAATTATCATGAAGCATATCCATATAAGCATTTCTGAAAAACGAAGAATCATTTGTATTTCTTGCATCAGCAAGCATCATACTTGTTGGAAACAAACTTCTACAAAATACAACATTATCATCTTCTGAGCTTTTTCTTATTTTATCGGAGATTATAACAAATTGTGTTTTTTCAATAATTTTGGGATCTTCTTTACTAAAAATTTTGAGAAATGTTTTGGTGTTCATTGTATAAATCATCACTAACCCCCTTTATAATATTTTTAAAATGTATGTTGAAAAGTAAAAAAGTAGATAGTAACCATTGGTTACTATCTACTTTATATTACATAATTAATATTATAAAGATGTTGTCATCATTGAAGAACTATCACTACTTTTATCCTGCATCATTGAGTTTGCAAGTTCTAATGGATCAAAATCTACAACCTCATCTTCATTCTTATCATTACCTTCACCACCAGAAAGAGTAATTCCATTACTAACCTCTTCTACAGGATCATTATTTTCATCACTATCAGTTGTATTGTCAAATCCTTCACTAATAAATCCTTTAGGAATATCAATAGCAGTATCTTCAGTTTCTCCACCGTCAGTGTCTAAAAGCAGACTTAAGTTATTACAATATCTTCTCATTGTATCAATAATATCATTATATGGATAAATAAAATCACGCTCAAGATTCTTTTCATCCACATTACCAGTATCATCTATAATTGTGTCTTCGTCATTTCTAATAGCTTCATAGACACGTTTGTTATCAACATCCTCTGTGATACAAGCATCTATTATTGAACTCATACACTGTCTTGTGGCAAACGGATTTACACATCTATCTGTAGCAGATCTTAATAATGTATAGCAAAAATCCAAAGCTATATGCTCTTGCTCAAATGCATTAAATGAGTTTTCGATTATTTGCAAGCTTACACTATCAAGAAGATATACCAAAATAGCTTCTGATTTTTTACCTTCATCATCATAAACTACACTGAGAAATTTAACCTTATCAGTATCTAACTGCTCAATTCTATTCGTGAAATTATTAAAAGCATAATCATTTTCACGAATTACAGCTACCGGTCCAGATATCATTGCTACTGCAAATTTACATAATTCTACCAGGTCAGAATATTCCTCACATTCGTAATCATATTTATCATGTTTGAAATTGAATGTTACTATTGTGTGAGCTGTATATATATCCCATGGTTTATGAATAACCAAACTGCAAAGGTCATTTTCAATATGAATTATTTGGAATTTATCTATATTGATTTCTTCCTCTTCTTGTTTTTCAGAAGCAATGAATTTCGCAGTAGATGCAGGTTTCATCTTAACGGAATTTTCGTCAGTTTTCTTGTTCTGTGTTTGAACAGCTGCTGTATACTTAACCTCATTTGTGACAACAGGAGTTACAGGAGTCAACTGAGAATCATTAATTATGGCTTCGTGTTTGGTTTCAACGGGCTCATATCTCTTTTCAACCTTTACACTACTATCATAGAGATTTTCTATATTTCCAAATAAAACTGACTCGAAATTGGCATCATCGTCCTGTTCCTCATCTTGCTCAGAATCATCAGTATCATAATCATCGAAAGCTGTTCCAGATAATACTTTTATTAAACTGCTGATTTGATCTTCGTTTGTTACCTTGTCATAAAGATTTTTCTTTTTACTCATTTTTTATTCCTCACTTTCATTGTCTAATGACTCCATAAATTTTCTAATAGATGCATTAAGTGTTAGTTCTTCATCATCTTCTATTTTATCTTTCTTAACACTCACTGCTTTCTTCTTTTTATTCTTAGGGCTATAACTGAATCTGTCATCGAAAGGAACAACAGACCATTCCTTATCAACAACATATCCTTTTTCAAGGATATTACCTATTTCCCCAAGTTCTTGTTGCCTTGATATTCTCTTACGAATATCCCAGAAGCTGTGCTCTTTATTACAAACTGGGCAAACCAAGCTATTATAATTTTTTGTATAATGCAGCATTCCCCTTTCAGGACAAGTACATTGGAATACTTGATAAGATAGCTTATAAATATAAGCAAAATCAAGTATTGCAATACTACCATCAGAAAGCTTGTAACCCCAGTTTGTATAGTTCTTATCGTCAATGCCAATATCACCAATAAGAAAAACCTTAGTGAGTTCTTTAAGGATTTCTCTCATTTCTTTTTGCACCGAAGGCATCAAAAAGTCTTTTGCTTCAAATACTTGCATATATTCACATGAGCATATAAGTCCTGTTGACATACACTCATATACTTTAATAACATAAGGTTGTGCAAGCTTTGAATACATAAACTCTCTTTTGTTATCAGTTTTGCCGTCTTCGTCGAGAGCTATTTTAAAACAATAACCGTCTAAAAGTATGGCATATCTATTAGTTCCAGAACCTAATGCTTTAAAATTAATACCGAATGTTGTAAGAATTTGCATTACTGCAATCCCCTTAGTATTATTATCAACATCATGCATCATAGATAATGAATCTAACTGAAACAACAAGTCTTTATTAAAATATTTTTTTATCAATGAGTGTAACTTAACAGTGTCACCCACATTAATCATCTCCCTCCATCATTTTGGCATAGTCCTCAAAGCTATCATAACCGTTTGGAATTATCTGGGTATGTTTCTTATTCTGTTTTTCTAGTTTTTTTTTCTTTTTCTTTTTTTTTCCATTAACCCCACCACCTGATTCACGGTCTTCGTGCTTGTCAGAAGCTCTTGCCAAACGGGTTTTAATCTTGTTAAGCTTCTTTTTATCTTTCTCTTTCTTCTTAATTAATTTCTTTTCTTTCTCTGCATAATCATACATCTTTCGTATATCTACACCATTTTGCTCCAAGAAATCTTTAAGAAGTATTTCATCAGCCTCATCAAGATTATAGCGTCTTCTGTTAATCTCAACCTTAGTATGAGTTCTTTCATATTCCTCTAATTCTCTAAGGTATTTGTTTCTGTCATCGCTGTTTAACATATTGCCATGAAATTCTGGGATACCATTTAACTTAAACCTTCTTTCATCCATTTCAGAAATTTCATCAATAGCATCTTGGTGAAGATCCCATACAAACGATTTCTCGTATATACTTCTATCATCTTTACCAAGTTTCTTCATTTTAGATATAGCCAAAACAAGTTCTGGTACATCTTTTATCATCTGTTTTTGTTTCTTCTTTGAAGTATATCTAACCATATTTTCACCAGTTGTATCAACTTCAGAGTAGTCTTTATCTTCTCGTATGTTACTTACATTGGTCTTTTCAATATATTCCTCAATGGTCATTCCTAGACGCTTTTCAAGTCTTTCAGCATCACTTTCATCCAAAACTTCCCAATAAACATCATCACTTTTTGGAAGTAAATCTTTTGGATCTAATGACTCATCTAAAATATATTCCGCAACCAACTTCCAATTTATGAGCTTTTTACCTTTTCCTACATATCTTGGAAATTTAAGTCCATCCACAGTTATCTTACCTTTTATTGTAAGGATTATGAATTTCTCCGGATCATAGACTATTTGATTATTTGCTATAAGTCTTAGGCATTTCATTGATAAACGATATACCTTGACATAATCGTCTATCTGTCTGGTTTTTATTTTCACCTGTCTCAACTCAGCAAATGCATCATAAAATTGAAAGGCTTTTCTTCTTTCCTCTTCACTCATATGATACATGTCTCCAAAATCCTGTACAACAATCTCATCATATGATGACATCATTTTTTCAATCTGTTTCTTTGGCAATTTCTGTGAATTTATTTTCATTGGCTCAAGTACAGATTTAACTATGTCTCGTATTCTTTTACTCGAAGCTTCACTAGACACTTCTTGATCAGAACCAGCGTTTAATGTTAGCTCAGCCATAATAATTACCTCCTTTACTTAACTTTGGTTCCATCTATATAATATAACATCAAAAGAAAAAAGAAGAAGTTGAAATAATGCTTCTTCTTTTAATTTGTAAATAATTAAAATACTATTTTGAGAAAAATAAAAAAGAATATATCTATATTTAAATATAGATATATTCTTTAAAATATTAAGCTACGTTGATTTCTTCTTTTTCACTTTCATCTTCAATCATTTCGAGATCATCTTGACCATCGACATTCAAATATTCAAATAATGTTGTTAAGGCATCAAAAGACTCTGGTGTTAAATTCTTACATACCTCAATTCTAGCATTAACTCGTTCATATATAGGATCATCAATATACTCAGCATATTCTTCTATAAACTTATTATAATCTCCATATACTAAGTTTATAGGAGTAAAGAATTTATAATCTCCTCGCTTTTCACTAGAATGTATCGCTTGGTGAATTGTCTTTGATAACGGTATTAATCCAACCATATTTTTATAATGAAGTTCCATAACTTCCTCTGCTATGTAGAGTTCATTAACGGGAATTCCTTTATCTAAATACTTTTGTAAAACAGTATCAGCAATGTCATATAATGTGAATGGTGCATGATGAATTTCAATACTACTTTTTGAATTAGCATCCAATCCTATTGATTTGTAAAACGTGCAATGATTGAAGTCTACGTAATTTTTTAGGAAAAAAATCAAATCTCTATATTCAAGAGAACTTCTTACAATTCGTTCAATTCTCTTTACACATTTATCTCTATCTTTCATAGTAGTAAGTCTAACTTTATAATCAAAATCAGGTAACTTATGTAACTTTGTTTTTTTAATTTTATTACTCATAAAAAAACACCATCCTTTTAGTTAATTACCTAAATGTTTTCTGATAGATATTTAGAGTTGGTAAAGCATAATTATGCTTTACCAACTCTATTTAAAATAACAACTTAATCACTTATACTATACAAAGAAATGTCTACAAGAGTATCATCAAATCTATTATTCCTCGGTTTCACATTAACACTTACTATTTCGCTATTAACTTTGTTTAATTTTCTTTTATAATATAAAACTTTAAAATATCGTATAATGCCTTTTTCATTCTCAAACACAACATCATTTATGCTATATTCCAATTTCTGTTTCTTCAAAATTAAGTCATTAAAGTACGGGTCATACAATCTGAGGACATTGAAGAGTTCATCGACATTCTTCTTTACATATAAATTAGATTCATCCGTATCATCTTTATCATACATAATGTTGTATAGATTGTACAGAGATCTTATTTGTGAAACGCTGTAACTGTGTGCTATTGGTTTTTTCATATATTATTCCTCCTAATTCTTAAGCAAATGACTATAAAGCTCAACGAACAAAGCAAGTTCATCTATCCAAAATTCTGGTGCACCGAAATCGAGATTCTCAACACCCTTCATCTCACTATAACTTGCACAAATCATATTATCAGTATCTCGTTCACTATATTCAAAATCGAGATATGGAAATATTGAGCTTCTGTATACTTTGCTATATTCAAAGATATCAAGTGAATACAAAATCTTTTCCTTGAATATATACGGCGTTATGAGTTTATCACGGTAAGTATCATTATCCACATACTTGTAAAATAAATATGTTTCTTTGGCTTCATGTATACTCTGCTTTTCTAAGAAAGTTAATATTATATTAACTCTCTTAATAAGCTTATCGAAACCATATACAAGTGATTCTGGATATCTTTCCTTAGATGCTGTGTGTAAAACTGCATCTTCCAAAACACATTCCCTATTAGCTGCCGCAAATTTCCTGTATTCATCTTTAGTCATCTTAGTAAATTTTTCTGAGAATATATTCATATTTCTATCACTTTTAAATTTCTTTGCAAGTTTCTTCTGTGTAGTAAAAGCATACAATTCTTTACCTCTTTCTGATAAATCACCAGGTCTTATATCAGAAGTCTTTGCATAAAATAAATACACCTTCATTAAACTATTCCTTTCTTAAAATATCCCTGAAAAGATATATAAAAACACAATACTGATTCTTTTTCAAATTATTATCAAATTCATTTATTAATGATTCATAAAAATCATCACACATATGAAAATCTGAATTGTTGGCTCCTTTAAAAGAATCCAATATTATAGATAATTGAATAACTCCAAGCACAGACAAACTTTTCTTAATTTTACTATTAAAAAGATCAATATCTGATGGAATTAGTGAATTAATATTCAAAGAAGTACCAATTTCAATATATGACATTTCATCGGTAACAACTTCATATTCCTCTTGTGTCATTATAACTTTTTCACTATTATTATTGCTACATAAATTATATATATCTAACATTATATTCACACAAATTGATGAGACAAACTTTTTATAGTCGTTCTTAGTAATATCGACTATAGATGTTTCAAAATATTCCATATTTCTGCTATCTTTGAAGAATTTAAAAAATTCTTTGTTATCTGTTATTGCATATAACGTTGCATCATTATTCCCTACATTTACTACACTAAATTTTTTATCATTTAGACCGACCAGTACCTTATTAAATGACAATCTATCTTTTAAAGGAAAGTCATGACTAAGATAACTCTTCTTTATAAAGAACGCATATAATTTCATTTCAATCCTTTCTTATAAATTCTCCAAACAGCATGACAAATGCATATAACTGATTTATTGTATATCCACAAAGTCTTTGTCCTCTTTCATTTATACCAAATGAACTATTGTATGAGAACGCATCAACCCTTTCAATATTCATATTATTATCTTCATCATTTTCATACAAAAAATCATTATCAAATGAATACTGAAAGAATACCAATGAGTAAGACATAATATCTAAACTTCCTAAAATACTATTTTTAAATAACATTGGATCTGGTAGTTTACTTATTACACTAAACACATCATCAGAGTGAGTCATTAGCATATCATCATCTGTTATCGCATCATCCTCAAGCAATGGTACAACAATTTCCACATTATTATCACTTTCGTTATTACTATCTGAAATCTTAATACTTTTAAGTTTATTAATATAAAACTTTTTAACATAATCCTCTGTATAAGAATTCTCATCTTCGGTATATATAAAATATTTTTTTCTTCTTTGCGATTTAAATTTTTTCATAAGGTTTTTATCGTCACTCCATCCATATAAGCCAATATAAAGATCGTGATCACTGTCATAGTTTAATTGAATGCCTAAAGCAGATAGATTGAGTTTCTCCTCAAATTTATTTTTATCATCTGGAGACAACTTTAAAAACACCTTATATATATTAGATCCCATATTAGTCCCCTCCTCGTAATGTAGCTCCAAACATCTTAACAAATATTGATAAACTATCTACACCAATAACATCATCATTTCCAGACATAAAGTTTGTGAGAAGTTTATCATCACCATAATTATATAAATTCCAGCAAGAGTCGAATTTATAAAGCTTTAAAGCTTTACGAATATCTTTTTTAAATATATTTACTGGTACATACGTAGAATTTTCATGAAATTGCCCTGTAAGTATTTTATACCCAGAACAAGTGCACTCAGAACTACATAGTATTTCTTCTTCTTTTGTAGTAATAATTTCAACAATCTGAACTCCACCCAATTCATCCGCAGTAGTAAATTGAGTTCTTTTTAGAGTCTTTTTTGGAAGATACTTTGCAAGTTCATTGACTTCAGCTTTAGTTATATGCTTTTTTACTTTCATATAATGCTTCATATTTCTATTAGACTCAAATTCTTTTGCAAGTATCTCATCATCAGTATAGCAATAAAAATCTGATATTTTTTGCACTGGGAGATCGCTATAATACTTATCATCCAAATAATAAAAATAATACTTATAATCCATAATCGTCATCTCCTATTATTTCAGGATTTCTAAGGCATTTATAAAATTTCCCACTTTCAGTAAGTTTCAAAGCTTTCTTTATTTTTTTCTTGCTTTTCTTATATTTTTTATCATGTGTTTTTAAGAATCTTCCAATGTACAAAGCATCATAAAATGCTTCTGTAATTTTTTCATAATCACTATACGATTCTTTCATTATTAGTCTCCTTTCTCTGTAAAATAATATATCATCTCGCAATCAAATACATTGAAAACAATTTTTTAATTTATTAATTCAGAGTTACGGAGGAAATAATTATGAATAATAATTTAGTTTTCCTTGAACGTGGGAACATAGAAACTATAAATACTAGAATAATGACAAAGACAGTACAAAATTACTTGAATATTGTATATGATACTTTGGATGACAACCCTCCTGATATAGTAAAAGCAAAATATAAAGAATTAAGATCTAAATGTGAGATGGATAATACTTTTGCTACAAAAGGTGTTGAGATTCCAAATCATATAAAGTTAAAAAATATACTCCTTAAATTTGAAAAACTTGATGAGAAGTTCCTAAAATATATACAAGGAGAAGTTGGAACAAAGAGTGATATAGAGGATGGTTCTGATGAAATAAAAGACATGTTCTCAGATATTGAAGATATTTTCGATGACGTTTTTTCAATAAAAATGACTTACACAACATCTGCTTCTATAGAAATAATGATTAGGCTAATGAGTGATCTTAAAAAGTTTCATGACCCTAATACAGGAATTTGTATAAAATCTATGCGTAAACAAAAACAAGTTATTGAGGAGTACTCCTCAATAATGGACACATTTTATGAAAATGATGAACATGATAAAGAAATTTCAAAACAAGCATCCCTCATAAATAAAAAACTTTCTATAATAAAATTACTTTCTTCGGATTATCAAAAAATGGCAACTAAAATATTTACCAAATATTATTCAATGATCGTAAAATTTGATTAACAGATAATAAGACTATATGTAATACATATAGTCTTATTATCTTACATCAGTTTAATAAGGGATTAATTATTTTTAACTAAAATGTGTTGTAAATTATAATTCAAAAAACTAATCTATAAATTTATGTTGTATATAAGGAGGAAAAATTATATGAATATAAATGATTGTAAAAGAGGATTTAAAACAAGTGATGAAATAATGCGTAAAATTGGAGAAGGTAATGTGGGTAGTTGTAACGATTGCAATAATTTCGTTTATTCACAAGGACTTTGTTCATGCAAATATATATCACCTGATCTAATGAATGAATCATCAAAAATCTGTGAGTCATCAAACGATCAAGTTTATATGGAATAAGGAGAATAAAAATGGTAGTAAACGAAATATATACAGTAAATATAGACAAGCTTATTGAGGCATATAAAAATACTGACAATACCTCATTTGGATATAAGTCTAATGAATTTTTTGAAAATACTCAAATAACTCTTAGAGTTTCTAAAATACAGGGAATAGAACTTATATTCTTAAGAAAATTTTGTCCTTCAATGATTGTTATAAGCGGTAGAGAAAGTTTTATATCACAAAAGAAAATATCATTAAATCTTTTATCATTCAATGAAGCAAAGACTGATGAAGAAATAAAGATGCAAAATGAATTAAAAAAACTTTCAGATATGGTATACACTTTATCGAATAACTTATACTCAAAAGAAAAAAATGATGATAATTTAGATTGCCTTGATTGCGGAAGTATGCAATTTGAAGCTTTACTTACATTTAAAGGAATGAATATTGTTTCATTACTTGATACACTTCCAGAATTAACTTTATTTAATCGTACAGAAAATAGATTTTATGAAATAGATTCTAAAGCATTTAAAAATATGATAATAAAACAGTTTTTTGTAAATTTCTTTAACTTTATGGAAAATTATTTATCATGCATAGATACCTTAACTGACGTTAGTTTCAGCATGAAATATTTTAGTCCCGCTTTGGGTGCTTCTTTGAGTTTTGTTAGATCTTCATTTGGATCAGTATCTACCAATGAGTGTAATAATGCTAACGATTTTCGTATCAAATTAAACTCGAAAATAAATGTGCCGATAGATAATCTAAAAAATATTGGATATAATATAAATGATGATATCAGTTATCATTTTTCAATAAGATCTACAATGAAAGTATTTACTTTATTTATGGCATATAGTAATCTTGTATATCATTTTGAAGATCTAAAAACTATATCTGGAGTAAGACCAACTTCAGTAAACCCTGTACAAAACGATATGCTTGAAGGAATTTTTTCACAAGTTGTAAATGAACTCGATTCTTATCGCTTAGAAACTTTAAAGAAATTAAGTGAAGAAGAAAATCGTACTACACCAGGAAAAAGAAGAACAAATCCAGTACATTATAAAAGACTAGAACTTTATGAATTTATTCCAAAATCTGCATTAATCTGTTTTATGATTCACGGTACAAAAAAAGAAATAAATGATTTTTTGAATAAAGTACAAACTGCTGGAGTTTATCCTTATATAAAAGATTTAACTGGAACTATAAATGATAGTATTAATTTGATAGAATATCTTATTTCTGAATAAATTTAAGATAAAATATAAGGGAAGACTTTTACATCTTCCCTTATATTTTATCTATCTATTTTATTTATTTTCTTTTGTATTTTATCATATGATTTGACAGCCTGATCGTCACTTATAAATCCTCTAGTATTTATTTTATCAACATGTGAAATTTGCTTATTTAATTTAAGTAAGTCTTCTTCTTTTTTTGTCTTATTTGGCTTTTTCTCGATCTTATTATTAACAGCAGCAATTTTTTGTTGAAGGTTATTATTTAATGCTTCCTCAGTCATAACTTTGATATTTTCAAGTCTTCCCAATACAGACTCTTTTACATCATTATCGTCAGCACTTCCCATCAAGAGATTATTTACCCATTTGTCTAATTTTCCATCAACATATCCGTGTTTTAACATTATTGCAACTTTATAATATTCTTTATGCTTTTTTGAAAGATCGTCAATATAAAACATATCCCAACTCCAATTAGCATTATAATGATCAACTCTATTTCTTAAAGCTTGTGAAGCATACCCAACACAAGGTTTTTTATTATTAAAAAATACTCTAATATAGTTTCCATTCAACTTTGCAAGAAAAGATTTTATTAAGTGAACTTTTTTAGCTTCTTTTCCTGTTTTTGGATTGAATTCATCAATGCTATAAACTTTACTCTTCATATTCTTTATACTTACAACGTCTTTATGGTTATTTTCATAAATTTTTAATGCTTTCTTTATTCTCCTTCGTCTAGGACCATCTACAGTTAAAAATCCTTTTGAAGTTATTCTATTTGCGCCGTGAAGTAAAGCATCTGTAAGCATTATTGTAGAAAATGCCTGTCCAATATCTCTACCAATATTTCCACTACCGTAAGCTTCTAAATACGACTCATCAATATCATTAAAAATCTCATTATCATAAAAATCATCTTCTCTGTACATACTATTTTCCTTTCTTAATTTTTATTTTATTAATAATCTGTTTTCACACTATTTTATCCTTTCATATTTTTAATAATTTTTTATAAATTATTTTTAATTATTTTTTATTAAAATATAACATTTTTGTAAGGGGGGAAGAGAAGAGGGTCCCGGATGGGGACGGGGAACCCAGAACGAGCAACCATGATTATGGAACACAATAGAATAAAAAATCAGAATAAAAATCAGGAAGACGTTGCGAGTTCAGATACATAAACAAATAAGAAAAAAACCCACGAGGGCTCGGGCACAGGAGAGCCCGAAGTGGTCAGGAAACGTAGCGCCGAGCGGGAGCGGAAAGGCGCGTCCCAAGACACGAGGCTCGCGGGAACAGGAGCGAGCCGGGTAGGAGAAGCCAAAATAAAAATTCGAATCCAAATAAGAAGCAGAACAACACGGAACAACATAGAAAATAAATAAAAGAATAAAATAGAAATAAAAAAATAAGAAAATAGAATAAATAAGAAATAAATAGAAAAAAATAAGAAAAATAAAAGTAGAAAAATAATATAGAAATAAGAATAAAATAGAAGAATATAAAAATAGAATAAATAAAATACTTCAAATAAATAAGAATACAAACAAGAAAAAGGAAAAAAAATCGGAAACATAAAAAAATAAGAAAAATCCAAAATAAAAATTCGAATCCAAATAGAAAACGAGCGAACGCGCAGTAATCGGAACAAAGTAGGAAAAAAAATCGGAAATAAGATAAAAAAGGACGCGCGAGCTCAGAGGAAAATAGAAAAAAATAGAAAAATAGAAAAAGGAAAAATAGAAAATAAGAAAATAGAATAAAATAGAAAAATAGGAGAATATAAAAATAAAATAAGCATTTAGAAAAAGATTATATATTATTAAAAAGAAGTTGAATAAAATAAAATACTTCAAATAAAAGAAAGAGAGGTAAATAACAAAAAAATGAGTAAAAAGAAAAAGGAAATTTATAAAGAAAAAACTTTTCTAAATGCGGTAGATGAAGCAATAGACAAACAGTACAAAGAAATAATCACAGATATTGAGGATATTAAATACGAAATTGCAAAAGCTGACAGAAAAAAAGAAAAGAAAATGCGAAAGAAAAGAAAGAATGGAAAAATAAGTTTTTACAGCGATCCAAAGTCAAAGAAAGCCAGAGTGAGAGCGGCGAACAAAATAACAAAAGATGAAATATTTCATACAATTAAGGAAATTTTTGAAGATTTAAAACCTATAATAGTTGTAATTGCAAGATTATTAGCATCACTTATAAATGCAATATTATCTTTAAGTATAGTGAAAGAAAGAATAAGTGCAAAAACATTAAGTAGGCTAAATTACTTTAGAAATGCTTGTATGAATGTAAAATAAATCTGCGAAAGTCAAAATGACTAATTTTTCTAAATAGTGGGACAGGGAACTATTTAGAAAATCTTTTTACCCGAAAATCATATAAATCTATATTATCTTAACAGATACTCTGGGTTTATATGATTTTTATAAAATTGAAATAGGAGAATTTATTTATGTGGGTTATAATGTCAAAAGGTCAAAATTTGATTGCTTATCATGAAAAAAGAAAAGTGATTGAAAAGTATTTTGATAAGATAAGAAATCAATGTGATGGTGACTTTTATGTAATTACAAAACTTAAAACAAAGCAAATTAAAAAAATTAGAGATTATTATGACTACTATTTGTTAAGATATGGAGATTTTTATGTTCCAGCAGCATATTACTGTATGATTGAAGATGACTATGATAATATTTTATATGAATATAATTATGTCATTGATATTATCCAAAGAATTATAGAAATAGAAGATTTGACGGATAAAGAAAGAAAGAATCTTGTAAATACTGCTGTAATAATAAAAACTCTAATGCAAAATGAGAAAACAAAAGAACCTGATATGAATGAACTAAAAAGAAGAAAACTTGATATTGAGATGAATAAACTTGGTTATGATAATGCATTTATGAAAGATTTAAATTCAAACGAGTTTTAAGGAGAATGAAATGAAAGACAAATATCCAATAGGTGATTTTGTTAAATTTATAATAAGCATTTTTATAGTATTTTTCATTATAGCGTTTCTTTTAAAGATTTTGGTTTTATTAGGATAGGAGGTGATTAAATGAATATTTGGAAATCGTTATTTGGTCTTTTGTGCGTAATAATCGGGGCATATCTTATTTCAGTGGCTATGAATACAAACTGGATGAAAAAAGAATCAAAGTATAAAAAGATCTATTTGATACTTGGTATACTAGATATGGTTATAGGAATGATCAACGTATTTGGATATATTCTTATTGAATAAGGAGGTAAAAAATGCTAGACATTGAAAGATTCAATAGATATGACGTAGTTATTATAATGGGAAGAAGCTGCTCTGGAAAAGATACACTGATTGAAAATCTGCTTAAATTGGATGAGGATAATTCAAAACAATATAGTTGCAATAGACTTTTTACAAAAGTCTTGACATATACTGATAGAGAAAAGAGAAATTCAGATGATGATAAAACACATAAATTTGTTTCTACAAAAGAAATTCTTGAAATGACAAAAAATAATAATGCATGCTTTAGTACTGTGATAAATGATATAAATTATCTTACAACATATGATTTGTTTGATAGTACAAAATATAATCTGATAACTTTGAATCCAGCTGCTGTTAAGACATTGGTTGAATCTAAGCCAAGTTTCCCGAGATGTAAAATCTTTTATGTTAATACAAGATTTGAAGATTTAATTGAGAGAGCAATTATCAGAGCATATGCTATTACTAAAGAAGCTTTGATAAACGGTAATAAAGATTTATGTCCAAATTTCTTTAAGACTGAGATATTTTTCAGGATACCAAAGTATATCTCTGAAGATACTGAGGATATAGGAGCGTTCTCAAGGTTTTTTAGAAAAAATCATATTGATATAAATGACGTCTATATGGGTGTAAAGCATTTTATAAATAGAAAAGTTACTTCTGAAATAGATGCGTTTATAGACAGGCATGAAGAAGTTGTAAGGTATTCTTTTATTTATGTATTGAACACGTTAATCAATAGGCTTATTGCTGAAGATAAAGAGTTTAGTGAGTTTGAAAATAACTTTACAACCAAATTCGGAAACGGCATCTACTTTACAGATGGACTAAATATAGACTCGGATTTAACTAATTTGATTTTATTCAACGCAGTGCAAGGTGCTGATAAGAATAAATATTGGATTAAAAGAAGTTATTCAACATATACAATAAACAAAGGTCTTCCAACAGAAGATGTTATTGTGAATGATATAAAAGATGAAGTAATCGCAATACTAACTAAAGATGAATTTGATATGTTTATAACCTATAGAAACGTAGTAACTTCAGTAAAAGACTTTTTGATATTTTGATTTTATAATTAAATGGAGATAGAATAACAGAATTTTTCTGTTATTCTATCTTTTATTTGTCCTCATAATGACATATTATTTTGGTGTATAAAAAAAAATAAAATTTATTTTGTATGGTGACTTGCTATAGTGAGAAGAAGGAGGTTGTTATGTTAAAAGATTACTTAAAAAATAAAGGTATTAAAGCTTTACTAATCATTTTAATTGCATTATCATTTGTAGAATCATATTTTAATACCAATATTACATTATGGCTCACATCAATTTTTGATGCTGTGAATAATAAACAGGATTTTACTGATACTGCAATTATGCTTGCCATCGGACTTGTTGTAAACAATGTAATTGGATTTGTAATAAGAATCCTTAATAAAAATGCATACGACTTAAGCTATACCAAATTTGTAGGTAAGCTTGCAAAGAAGCTTAGTGATTGTGATTATGATATTTTCAGCAAGTATGATTCTGGCTTTATAAATTCATTGATGAGTGGATGTAGTCGTATATCGAAACTGGGAGATATTATAATTTCTATAATGAGCAATATGATTTATTTCATAATGCTTGTAATAGTAATATCGAAAAAGAATACTACTATTGTGATAGTAATAGTACCTGTTTATATAATCGGTGCTTTTATTATTAAAAGACTTTGGAAGAAGTCAGACGTTATTCAATCAGAGATCGAAAACTTTGTTATTAAAAGATCTTCTGAGATGAATAATATTCTCAATGGCTTTGAAGAAGTCAGGTCTAATGGTATGGAAAAATATCACTTAGACAAAATTGAATATTATTCGAGGAAATGTCAGAGTTTATTCAGGAAGAAAATAGTTGTAACTGGATACAGCACAATGGTATTTAGCCTCATTGATACTATCATTACAGTAGGGCTTCTTATAAGTGGAATAATACTTATAAGAAGAGAAATAATGAGCCCAGCAGAGGCAATGTCTATGATAATGCTTGGCTGGAGGTTAATAACCCCCTTGGGTAGTATTCTTGATAACATGGATACTATCACAGAAACAAATTCTAAATACAAGAAGTATATTGAATTTGTTTCAATAAAAAATAAAGTAATTAATGGCACCAAGATTCTTTATAAATTTAAAGATTCGATAGTGCTTAATAATGTATCTTTTGCATATTATGACAACAATGATGTTATTTTAAATGCAATCAATCTTCAGATAAGAAAAGGTCAAAAGATTGGTATTTGTGGACCATCAGGTGCTGGTAAGTCAACAATTCTCAAATTGCTTTGTAGATATTATGATGTGTCTACTGGGTCTATTGTTATAGACAATAGAAATATCAAGGAGTATGACCTAAATAGTTTGAGAAGTCATTTTGGTGTAATAAGTCAAAGGACTTATATATTTGATGGTACCATCCTTGACAATATTGTGTATGGCACTTCTCTGATGGAGAAACCCTTTGAAGAGATTGAGGATGAAATTGTAAATGCTTGTAAGAAAGCAGCAATATATGATTTCATCAATGGTCTTGAAGAAGGAGTCATGACACAGGTAGGAGCCTCAGGATTGAAGCTTTCAGGTGGTCAGAAACAAAGGATTTCTCTTGCTAGAATATTCTTAAGAGACCCTGAGATAATATTACTAGATGAGGCTACAGCAGCACTCGACAATGAATCTGAAGCTATAGTTCAGGAAAGTCTTAAATTATTTGATGACAAGACTATTGTAACTATAGCACATAGGTTAAGTACTATTAAGGACTCTGATATGATTTATGTAATTGCAAATCATAAAGTTGAAGAGTCTGGTACTCATGAGGCATTGTTGAACAAAGATGGTCTTTATAAAAGACTCTATGATTTAACAAAGTAATTATTGTAGGGTCTTGTCGGTGATGTGAATAAGTTTAAGAAAGAGTAGTAATATTACTACCCTTTCTTTTTTATCTTTATCGTATTGATTGTATTGCAAGTACAACATTTTTAAGCATTCTTGCTTTATCAATTACTTGAGTCATTATCTCTTCTACCACGTTTATGATATTATGAAGATTTCTTCCATTTCGTTTAATTCTTAATTTTTCAGCCCTATTTAGATTTCTATTCATCAAATTAGGTGAAGCATTGCTCGTTAAATTGTCAGCATTACCAATGGGTTGTTGTGATTGTTGACTCTGTGCTTGAGATATATCATCATTAATACTATTTATATCTTTTGTAAGAACTGTAATAATTGAATTAACTTGACTTACAGCAGCATTTATATTTGATTCCTCATGAATTCCATCTGCAAGCTTATGCAGTTTAGCACAACTAGATTTCACATTGGAAAATGCTCTTATGCCATTAGCAAAATCAGAAGCAGTTCTAGCGTCACCTAACGCTTTAACGTTCTCTCTTAATGCGAATTTTATTCCATCACAAATATCTTTAAACTCTTGAAGAGTATTGTATTCATCTGATTGGGATTCACCATTTGACTCTCTATAATAACTTATTAAGTTACATAATTCATTAAAATCAGCCATAATACAAATTTCCTTTCTTATATAATTAAGTATTAAAGATTTGTTTTTTTTTTGTATATGGAATAGAGTGATAACCGTATAATCCTCCTCCCAAATGATATATTATTTATGTGTATCAGTCATACAAAAACCTAGTAGAAAGGAGGTGAAAAGTATGGTTGAACAAATCATCGAAGAATTGAAAGATCTCGTTGAATGGGCACAACGAGATCTCAGTTCATTCGATGAGATGGTTTGGTGCTGCGGGCTCGAGGGAGCCCGCGACAACATGATATATCTGATTGAGAAATATAGCAATCAGGTATATCTCAACACGTTTTATGGTGAGACTTTTGTTTCACCAGAAGAACGTGCTGAAGAATGGAGTTATACAAATAAGTAAGTAGTGTAAGATCATTCATGTTGTAGCCAAATCATTTCATCAGACCCTGGACATGGTCTATAAAAACTGTCCTTGCCCAAATTGCTTGTTGTGTGTGGAGGACTTGACAGAGTCCTCCATTTTTTTATTTTTTTATATAAACATATCATTCACATCAATATTACTGAAATGAATTACGTTATCATGGAATTTCTTCATATTAAGTCTACCAAGTGTGGTGCCAATTTTTGATGCTGATAATCCGATTGATTTACTTTGTATATAATAATAAAATTCACCAGCACAGATATTGCATATTCCACCATCTTTTTGCATTTTCTGGCACGTCATTGGAGATCTAAGTTCCACATCCTTATCAATGAATTTTTCTTTATTATCATTATCAATAAGAACAGGTTTTTTATTTACCATTACATATCTATATAAGTAATTATTTATATTACGTTTATCAAGGTGTATCTTAATACCACGTTTAGTACCACAATCAGTTCCTCTATCAGAAAGGTATTCACCTTGACATGTTGCAATAAGTTTCTTTGACATATAACCGGATTCTTGTGTTCCTCAATTTTTGTTAATCTATATGTCACCATATAGTTCAGACTATATCTTCATCTTTATATTCTGTTACCAAATATAAAGAGCCTCCCATTTCCATTAGTTAAATACTAATGTACTCTACTTACTTCTTCACTTAAGTATTTCTCTTAAGCTATGCTTTCGATAGTCGTTGAGCTTTAATTAAAAATTATAATTTTTTGATATATCTTTTCTTCGTCTGTGTGTTTTTATATCTTTCACATATTCTCTTTTAACACCAAGACACTTAACTATATCAACTGTTCTAACACCCTTTTCTAGGAGTTCACATATTTTATGTATAGTTTCCTCCGGTACAGTATATTTTAAATCTGGTGCAAGTTTTGGAAAATTATAGTCTTTAGATACAGCTTTCCAACATTCACCAGACCTAATATGTTGAACAGTTCTTTCTGTCACATTTAACTCATTGGATATAGTTTTATTATTTTTACCTTCTTGAATAAGTTCACAGATTCTTATGGCATCTTCTTTAGTAATCTTAGCCAAATGTGACTCTTCTCCAAATATTCCAGTGCATAGTTCTTCTTTGAATGCGTGATTCATGTTTTCTTTTTGTGTCACCCATTCAAGATTAAAAGATGCGTTGTGCCATTTAATGCCGTCTTTATGATTTGGTACAAGATCATCAAATGTAAGACCTGCTTCCCTATGTCTTTTAGGAATCTTACAAAAATACATAGCAACCAGTCTGTGAATACTACAAGTTTTTCTAATGCCGTTCACAACTATATCTTTCCTAATATAATATTCATTGTTTTTTCCACCAGAATCTTTTGAAGGTGTGAAGAGATAATTAGTTTTTTCATTAATTAACCTACCGTGAGAAGATATCTTATAATCAGTTTTAACTCCATCTATATAAATACGTTTCCATCGTTCTTTGTGTAAGAGTAAATCTGATTCATATATAGCTTCTTTTATTTCATTTGTTAGTTTCTTTTCTTTATTTGTCATTTATTATAAACCTCCTGCATTACATTTTTTATATATTTTATATATTTTATATATTATGTACTGCGGGATTTAAATTATAATTTTTAATTATTAGTTGCTGATTGTCTAAATTAAACATTTAGGTTTTCCAGCAGTTAGAGAGGTTTTAAAGCGGCAAGACCAACATAATGATTTAATATAAGAGTAAACCGCTTTTGGAAAGGCTCCCTCGAGTATGGTATTAGCCGAGATTGGAATATCTTCTCTCGCCAAGCCATCGTCAAGAGCATTTTTGACTACTTCAAATCTGTGATTAGCTCTATTATACACAGCACCTCTCATGAGGTACATATTCTTATAGTTGTTACCAATAGAACCACGAGCTCCTGAATTATAAAGATCCATTCCAGGATTATCTTTAAATGATTCTTTTGTTTTTGCTATAAGTTTTGCTTCTATATCAGATGCTGTCTTGGCATCACCAGCTTCGAGAGCCTTTTTATTTTTTTCAAACAATTCATTTTTCATTTTTTGAACATCAGGATGTACTTTTATTATTTCTTCTGTGAAAGAAGGAGTTATAACAGCATGTAATTGAAGTGATGCCCATTCTCTCACATTACAATATGTGTACATCTGTTTTACTGTAATCTTATCAAGAAGAAGCATATTAGCAATATTCGCTTCAAATGCATTATAAACATCTTGATCAAGAGTTTGGTTTATATAACCAAGCTCTTTATAAAACCCAGTCTTTTCTATAATAAGTTTATTGAATATAAATCTTCCTAATGTGGTTTTTATGGGTTCTTTATTACCACAGAACCCATTTACAGGAATAGTCATCTTATCTTCTGGTGAAAACCTAGAACCATCATCTCCACTATCATCTTTAGCATAACAACCAAGTAGTTCTGTTATATACTCAAATGTAAACTCATCTGGAGTTTTACTACATAATTGAGAAACCATAGCAGAGTTTAATTCCTTAGAGTTTTTGGATTCTTTAGTTAAGTTATACCAAGTTTGTATAGACTCAAGTTCAATGTATCTTATAAGTCCACCAGTATTATTCAAGAAATACATTTTTGAGTTCATTTTTTCTTCACATTCTTGATTGGCTTCTTGTGTCCAGACAATTTTAGTTGTCGTCTGATCCAATGTGTTCATATATTTCTATATTCTTACGTTTCACATTGCAACATATCTTAACTATTTGCTAAATAGTTCCTACTATTTCGATTATGTATCTATCTCATAATCTACTCTACTCAGTTACTCCTATAATACAAAGCTTATATATTATAGTACCTTTTCGATGTCCTCTACACCTTCATTATTTATTTTGATAGTATAAATAAAGCTTGGCACGGTATTACCATATCCATTAAGGACTTAGGCTCTCTTATCACTTTAATCTTTCGATTTAGTTGACCGTTAGCAATACATAAATGTATTACACCCTTAGATTGGTTAAGTAGGTTAGTCACGGCAAATATCTTACCGTCAAAATCACCATCAAGACCTGGTAAGTATGCTAATGCAAATCTTGTAGAATCCACAAACATAGCTGGTACTTTAGATTTAGGAAGATTCGGATCAATATCTGGATAGTACTTATATAAAGTTTCACCAACTTGCATTGGTACAGTTCTCGAAGTGCTAAGAACACTAATTCTTGACGTAAACAATCCATATTGATCAAGAAGAGGGTATCTTGTTATTATACAATGCTTATCTTTTACAGCATCATAACAAGCCATATAAAACAAATCTGTCCATGTCATTCTTCTATTGGAAATTGAAGCTATTTCATCTGTTGATGACAAATCCGTTCGTTTTCCTGTGAATTTTAGATACATAGTTTTACCATTGGTAAGTGGAACTTCAATAGGTTCAAATCTTGTATCTGGATCTTTTATGAAGCTATTCATTTTTTTCTCTAAAAATTTCTGAGTGAATATTAGTTCAGGACTTTTAACTTCAACAACATCGGTTGTATTATTATTTTTAACATAATACAAAGTAGGATCATTAATTATGTTTCTTTCGAAAAAGCTTTTTAGATATGCCATAATAAATGGATTACATAATGATAGTATTTGTGATATTGGTATACCAGTATATTCCATATTAACTTGCATATCTTCTGCGACATTCGCATGGAATGGTGTTGCAGTAATAACAGTTCTTGTTGTGAAATCAGTATTTTTTCCCATAAGATATCTTCTAAGCATACCATTCTTTTTCTCAAGTTTTTGCTTGAAATAGTCATATGCCTCAACTAAAGTATTTTGTATTGATGCTTGTGTTGAGTATAATGAGAAATCAAAACTATCATTTTCTTTTAATATTGATGCATATCTAATTAATGATGTGTAGAACGTATTTATTGGAACTACTGTATTTCCACCACCACTTCCTCCAGCAACATCTCTGTAAAATGGTGGTATTACTGGAAATTTTGTAAGAAATATTTCGTTCTTCTTACACTTAGTAATTACGTCAATACGCTCATTTCTTGCTGTAGAATCTGTATACTCCCATTTTATCTTGTTCCAATTATCGTATAAAAATTGGATTCCAGTTTTTCCATGCACTTCATCACTAAGTATGAGATGACCCTCACTATCTATTTTGTAATACAAAGTACCATTTATAACTTTCTCAACATTTCTGAAGAAACGCATGATTATTTTGTATACATGGGGGTTAAAAAATACATGTCCAAGATCTATATATGCAAATGTATTTTTACGATCCTTTGGAGTTATTCCAAAGATTTCGTTTGATAATAGACCATCAGGATGTGGAGTATTTCCACGTTGTAACATAACCCAACTGGTAACAGGTTTAAGTTTGTTTATGTCTACAAATTCATCTATATTCATTAATGAAACTCTCAATTATTGTCCCTCCTTTCTGGGTTTTAACCAAATGTTTTGCAGATATATTTCAAGGAAAAATATATCTGTAAATAATGATTAATGATATATTATATAATAGATACATAGGACATACTCGAATATCAAATGATATACATAATCTACATAAGAAATAAAAACATACTTAAGAATTAATTTATTTTATATGAAATCATTTTAATGATAATATAAATAAAATAAATTCTTAGGTGGGTTAATGTAAAGGGCGGGGGAAACCCCGCCCTTTATACCTCTTTTTTATATTTTTTTTTAAATGATATATTATCTTGGTGATTACAAAATATAAGGAGGTAAAAAAAATATGTTAATCAATGGAAAAGATGTTATGAGTTTAGTAACCTTTAAAAAAGTTATAAATGGCTCTGTGTGTGAAATTTGGTCAAGGTCTGCTGATGGGGAAAATACAAGAAAGGAAGTTGAGATAGACATTTATGGTAACATAAAAAATATCCAAACAGGTAATGCTAAGCCTTTCTCTGAGGAATTTGACAATTACGGCAAAAATATAGTACTTACAGGAAAACTTGCTAGAAAGATGTTGTCAAGTATCAGAGATGAACATAGAAGATCGCTTGTGCAATATTTGGAAAGAACTTTATCAGATATAATGATTACTGATGAGTTATATGAATATATTGGTGCAGACAAACCTTGGGTAAAGTTTCATATAATTATTCCTCATAAATTTATTGATATGATTCTATTTGATAAATTAATGAGAGATTATAACTAACTTAATTTAATAAGAAGATAAGATATAATTTATATCTTATCTTTTTTTTATCTTATTCACGACCTTATTTATGATATGAAAACAATGTGTTAAATTATTAAGTATCTGAAAGGAGTGAAACTGATGCCTGATAATAATGACAAAGAAAAGGATAAAGATAAAGATGAAGAAGAACTGAAAAAAAGAAATAAAAATATCTTGAGTAATATAGATGATATAATGAATCGAATGGAGTTATCATTGTATGGTACTACAAAGAAAAATGATATTAATGAACTCCTTGGTGAATTTAACACAATAATAAAAACACAAACAGACGGTCTTGCACACGCTCAAGACGGTGAAATTTCATCTTTCATATCTAGGGTATATGATAACGATAAAAAGAAAGATTGGACTACTCCAAACTTAGAAGCTTATCTTAATTCGGATGATAGTAATATTGTGACATTTATGTCCAATGCTTATAAGAATAAAGTTTTAAAATATTCCGATTTGAAAGAAGTTAGTAATCAGCTGATAGAGCTTAAAGAAGCAGTCTTTGTAATGAGAGACGCTATAGTATCTCCTGATTTAACGAGTGGTTCTATATCAAAGAAATTTAATTTTGAATATATGAATGATGCAGATAAAGCTACAGCAGAATCAAGTCTTAAGAAAATGGAAGATAAATTTAAACTAAATAAACTTATTAAAAACCATATAGTTCCAAAGACTTTAATTTATGGTAAGTATTATGCATATGTAATTCCATATTCTAAGATATTTACAGATTTTGCCCTAAAAACAAAAGACCCAATAAAAGGTCAAAACTTTATATCAGATGCTATTCACTATACAGAATCTGCCAGTATATCACAATTTCTTACAGAAGGTGCTAAAAATTCAAATGAAGCAAAAATAAAGAAAGATACTTTTCTTAAGGAATGTGTTGATGATTATATGACTCAGTTTACTAACTATGAAATTGAAAATGCTGTTAATATAAAGACTGGCAAGTATATGAAGGAAAGTGAATTTAAAGAAGAAGTTAAAAAAGAAATTTCTTTTTTTATGGATAATATATCTGTAAATAATTCAGAAGTCCCACTTCCATTTTTATCAGAAGGTGTTGATGGATTGATGAAACTTTCTGAAATACTTCCATTTACACAAACAACTAATAAGTCTAATATGGATTTCTTTACAGAAGCAATAGATGAATTAACTATTGCAAATGATCCTAAGAGTGTAAATAATTACAATAATGCAAAAGAAGAATTGGAAAAGGAGTTTTCACAAATATCTGATTGCTATATAAAACTTGGTGACCCAATGCATTGGTTTCCAATTAAGATTCTTCAAAGTACTATAGGATACATATATATTGAAGAAGAAGATATTAATATGGTAAATGGTATTGTCACAAGTGCAGATTTCTATAATAAATATAATACTGATGGAAAGCAAAAAACTATTATAGATAAATTAGTAAATCTTGTTGTAAATTCTTTTGATAAAGATTTTCTTAAAGAAAATAAAAACTTTAAAAAATTGATTGCTGATTGTCTTATGTATTATGATCTTGGTAAAAAGAAAATAAGATTTCAATATATTCCAGCAGAATATGTATGTGAGTTTAAGATAAATGAAGATGAAGAAGGTGAAGGTACATCAATACTTGAGGGCTCATTATTCTATGCCAAGTTATATCTTTTATTACTTCTTTTCAAGATCACGTCAATTATTCTTTATAGTAATGACACAAAAGTAAATTATATAAAGACATCTGGAGTTGATAAAGATATAACTAAAAAGATTCAAAGAATTGCTAGGGATAAACAGAATCACCAAATAAATATAATGGATCTTATGAGTTATACAACTCTTCTTCGTAAGATTGGTAATGGTACAGAAATGTACATACCAACAGGAAGAAGTGGAGAGAGAGGATTTGAAACAGAAGTTTTACAAGGTCAAGATGTTCAATTTAATAACGAACTTATGGAACTTCTTAGAAATTCATATATTCTTGGAACAGGTGTCCCAGCAGCTATCATCAATTATCTCAATGAAACAGATTTTGCAAAATCTATAGAAACTGCTAACACGAAATGGCTTGGTAGAATAATGTCTTGTCAAATAGACTTTAATGAATCAATAACGGATTTTTATAGGAGAGTTGCTAAATATTCAAATGCCTTTAACCAAAATTATAATGAAGTTAATTTCAGTATTACATTGACACCTCCTAAATTTGCTAATAATCTTATAAAGAATGATGCTATGAGTACATTCACATCTATAAAAGATTTTGTACTTTCAACACTTTTGGGAGATCAATGGCAGAATGATGAGTCAAAACAGAAAACTGCACAATTCCTTGTTAAGAAACTTGTAAATAAATTCTTACCTGATATAGGAATTGATGAAGCAGAAGATTGGCTTAAAGAGGTTGAATTTGAAATTGAAAAAGATAAATTAAATCCTCAAAATAAGAATACTGAAAATATAGACAATTTTGATTTAGATAAAATTTAACTCTTAAAAAAAATAACTAGATAGTTTTCACTATCTAGTTATTTTTAAAGTGTTATTTATAATTAAATTTACTGAGCAGTATTTGGTTTAAGAGTACCAGTTTCAATATCATAATGAGTTCCATTAAGACCTTCAATAACATTCTTTGTTTTAGGACAAAAGTCAAGTGAATCCATAAGTATTTGATACTTAGTAAGTAATTGCTTAGCAATTTCATTTATCTGTGGACTCTCATATACTGTACATGTAAAGTTAAGTGACATTGTTGCAATTTCAGCCTGTCCTTGTTGATAGTTCAAGTAAGACTTTGGTATATTTGTAGGGAAGCAGTTAGCAAACATACAAGCGTACTCAATACTGTCTGATCTACCTGTTCTATCAGTAACGACATAAATAAATTCAGCCGTATGATTTGACTGCTTTACTTCACAATCAACACCATGATATGTTGCAAAACCAGTCTGGAAATCAATAACACCACTGATCCACCAATGAAGGACTTCACTTATTGGTCTTCCACTAAATTCATATGTTTCTATAGTGAACTGGTTTGTACTATCTTTAGCTATTGTTGGAATTGCAAAATCTCTTCCAACATAACCACCAGAAAGAGGTGCAGTATCAACATCAATGTCATTAACTCCATTGATTGAAGTATTACCATATTCCAAAATATGCTTGAATTTCTTCAAAGCATCAGGAATCCCTATTTCAACGAACAAAGGAACTCTTGTCATGAATATTCTTGCTTTACCTCCAATAAAAGGATCATATGAATCAAGAACATCATGAGTTACATCAAGACCTCCAAGAAACAATGCATACTTGGTAAGTTCATTAGCGTCTATATTATGATGCTTTATTCCACTTTGTATCGTCTTGCGTCCATTTGTAGTAGAAGAATTGTCTGGCATTTATCTATCCTCCTTTCAATTAGTCTGTGAGACTACGACGGTTTACGTCAATCTCAATAATTGCACGCTTGTTAATAGTTCTAAACACAACTTCTGCATAGCAATGAATTATGCATCTTTCATTCTCCCATGCATTCATATCAAAATTTATTGAGAAACTACTAAATACTCCACCCTTAAGGTATGCATATTTTGATTCCTCATAATTTTTGAAAGTTGTTCTGTCAGCAGCATTTGCAAAATTATACAAACTATCGTAAACATCTTTCTCAAGATTCTTTTTAAACCACATAAGGCAATGCATATTGCTCTCTTCAAGAAGATCGCTATTCTTAGATTGAGCAGTATTTTGAATACCACGTTGATACAAATCTTCATCAATAGCCTCTGTGTAGTTTATTCTCATATTGGTGAGAGTTTCCATAAGATCTGCTTCATATAAATCTATAGATGGAATCATAGAACCTCTGCTTATATTGCTAATAATAGCATATGACTTAGCAAATGGTTGTTGACGCCCATAATTATTCCAATGAATTGGAAGATTTGAAGCAATATAATAAGTTGGAGTAACTCTAAATTTTCTTCCAGTAAATGGATCTGGAACCTTCCAAGAATGAGTATTAATTGATATAAGTCTGTTTGTGAAAGGAGCAATATTATACTTTCTCTTAAGCATTGTCATAACTGTACTTGAGAATGTATCAATATCAATTCCTGTATCAATATAACAAACAGCATCATTTCTTGCTATTGCAAAGAGTGCAAGTGACATCTTGGTATAATATGAGTAGTTTGCATCTAAATAATAATCTGAAGGAACTCTTCTTGTTGAAAGAATGGCTTTATCCAAATATCCATTAAATGCAAGAGCATAAACATAATCTTCTACGGTACATTCTGTAGAAGAAAGATATGTAATACCTTTCTTATTAGCATTTTTAAGCATTGCTGGTGTAATCTTTTCCTTAGCACCTTCAATACTTGTATTTGTGGTAGGGTCAATAAACTTTGAGAATGATCCATCATAGCCACCACTAAAAGATGTACCGAGTACATCTGAAAGTACTACCTTATTAGCATCATCTGCTACAGGGTATATACTATCAGTAGAAATAACTACTTGATAATTCTCATACTTATTGGTTGACCCAACATATTTTCCGAAGAAAAGATCAAATTCATCTTCATCAGGAATAGTTATTGCAAGACCACTTGTTAAAGATAAATCTGTAAGGAAATTCTTATAAGCGTCATAAAGAACATCAACACCTTCCTCATAAACATGAATGTCTGCTGGGTAATCTCCCATTGCATAATCTTCAATAACATCATTTATGAAAGTTGATTTGTTATTTATTAATGCAGTAACCATGTTTCCAACATAAGAAGTATATTCATCATTATCAGTATCGAATACTTCAAATGTATAAATCATCTTCTCATAATCTTTCTCATACTCAGCATTATTGGTAATTCTGAACTTATAGTTATTTCCATAAATTCCTCTACCCATAACACGGAAGTACATAATGGGAACTGCTTTCCAGCCTTCACCATCTTCATCAATAGCAGGAAGATTATTAGCACACCTTTTAATAAAAGCGTCCATCTCAGCACTGCTATGAATACCAGATGTATTAGACTCTACAAGTCTATTAGTTGCTGGATAAATTGTTGGAGCGTTAGAAAATGCTCTAAATACTACTTGAAACATAGGGCGATTTTCTATTTTAGTCTTTGGAGTAATTCCATCAGTGTCATACTCTTGATCCCCATTTTCATCAAGAACTGGTACACTTACGTCAGCATTTCCTGTTCTGTAATAAGCAACCAATCCTATGTTTGCATATGTAGCATCTTCTGGCATAATACGCATTTCAAATGTTGTAACAAGCTCAGTTTCAAGACTCGCTACAGGCATCATGAGTGGTTGACCAAATCTATTATAGTCTGTTTTTCCAAATGTATTTACATGACTTTTGAGATTAGTCTTTTTAATTACTTTATTATCTATACCTCGTGCTGAACGGAAAACATGGATAGTTTTGTAGCTATCATCTGTTTCAGCAGCACTAACTTCAGTTGTTTCTGTATTATCATAAATAAAAGTTTCCACATGTGGGAAAGTCCACTTAGGAACAATCTGAATACTAGATGGCATAATACAACCTCCTTTTGTAATTAAATTAAAAATAATTTATATACTTGTTTAAAATCTCGATATTGAAGGTATCACATCTTAATAACGTCTTCTATAGGTGAATAATGTTCAGTACCTTTATCTCTTGATCTATTTATAGATGTTGTAAGCATACTATCAATATCTTCAAATGTTAGTGACGCATATGTTGATGAATACTGACATATTTGTCTTGAGTTAATTGTTTTATAATCATATGGAGAAACGCTTAAATTCGATCCATATGGTATACTAAATGACTGTGATAAGTCATTAGGATTTCTGTAGTTTAAAGATATTATAACTTCTTCAAGCTCTGTTCTAATACCAAAGTTTACTTTGTTCATTACCTGATTCTTTCTCCATACAGAAGGTAACTTATCATAAGGAATTTTTGGTAATTTTCCTTCTATAAGCATATTCATAAAATGAAGTGCATTAACACTGTCTTGTACGAGCAATGAATCCATAACTTTATCATTTTTAATAAAAGATAATACTTTACACATTACAGGTTCTTGTTCTCCTGCAATATTTACAAGTCTTTCTTCAGATCTATGTGCATATACTTTTATTGGATATGGTTGGTTTAGGATTTTAAATTCTTTAAATTTTTTGTTTTTATCAAATAAACCACAGTAAAAAATTCCAAGAGTATCTATATAATCAGAATAGTCTACTGCAATCCTTCTCTCTTCAGTCTTACTATCATCGAAATATGCTTTTGGAATATAAAATTCCATATAATCGTCATCTAAATAAATAAATCTATCATCAGAATGAAAACTTCCCATTCAAATTCTCCTCTCTATTTAAAGTTATTTAAATGTGTTATGTATTCTAACTGTATAACCCCCCCCCCAAATGATATATTATTTAAGAGTCCTTCCTCATTTTTTTTTCTTTTTTTATATAACCATATATTATTAAAGTGGGTTTATGTAATATAAACTAATTTTTATTTTGGAGGTTTGATGAAATGATTGGAATGATTGTAGCATATTCTGAAGATAGAGTTATTGGTAAAAATGGTGTAATACCATGGAAAATACCAGGGGAACAAAAAAGATTTAAGCAGCTTACTACAGGTAATATATGTATAATGGGCAAGAACACTTTTAGGAGTTTAAAGAGACCACTTCCTGATAGATGTAATATTGTCGTAAGTAAAAGTGAAAATTTCTATGACCCTGTGAAAAGATTGTATACTGCAAAGAGTTTAAAAGACGCACTTAACCTACTACCAGAGGCATATCTTGATAGATATATAATTGGAGGCACAAGATTGTATGAAGAAGGACTTGAGTATGCATCTACAATATATGCTACTGAAATAGAATGTGTTTTAAATGACGGTGATGCTTATTTTCCAGATTTTGACCATACAGCTTTTGATTCAAATTTAATAGAAGACATTGAAACTATAGGATATGTTAATGGTGAAGAAACTATAATTCGATATAAAAATATAAATTATAATAGAGTAAAAACAATTATTTAGAGATTAAAAATCTCGGTAATCCTTATATAATTAGTGTCTTCTGCTAAAGTTAATCAACAACGAAATAATATCCAAGTAGAGAAAATCTACTTGGATATTATTTTTTTCTTTCAAACATTAGTAGAAAACAGTTTATTTAAAAGAATAACGAAAGGAGTTAAATAATGAACGAGATATTTACTGAAGCCTCTATGGCTAATTCATTTATATATGGACTTTTTAATAATAATGGAGAAATCAATAAAAAAATATTGACTGTTTTACAAGAATCAAGAGTATTGCCAGAATCTTTTGTAGATGAACAGATGTTGCAAATAGAAAGATCAAGATTGTCTCCAATATATGATAAAGTTATTAAGTCTTTTAGAGATGGATATATCAGATTATTATTCTATACATCGACTGTTAAAAAAATGACTAAGACGATACCATTTGTTGTTCATAGATCTGAAAAAGGAGTTGTAGCATCAATATTTGTAAGTTCTTTTTGTAATATGGATAAAGATGAAAAGCATATTGATATTCATATGAAAAATTTATATGTTCTTATGGAAAGTGCATTTGTTGCCTTATTTATTACAAACAGACCTTATCTTATGAAAAAGAATACAACGATAATGAAAGTTTGTAATGAAATATATACTTCTATGATGATGAGAATTTTAAATAAAGACTATGCATTATCTATAGATACAAATTTACATGACACAGTATCTTTTATTATTTCAACTTTCTTTTTAGAAAATATTTGGGAGATGGATAATAAAGGTATTATAGCAAATTATTCATTGCAAGTCACAACAGAAAAAGATCCAGAAAAATTAAAAGATGCTGTAGCTTTATACAATGCACAACAACCAAAAAATATAAAGGATCTGTTTGAAACTTTGAAACAAGTAAATACTAGAATGAGTCCACTTACAGTACGCTATTTCGTTGAGAGATATATAAACACATATGGTTCTTCATCAATTTTGTCCATAGACTATTTACCATATTTATTTTTTGTAATTATTAATACAATGCTTGGTGGATTTTTAGTAACTCAAGCCACTCTATCTGATATTGTGAAAAATAATAAAGATATAAAGAAAGTATGGGCTGAATTTTCTAAAATAATGATTTAGGAGGAATTGTATGAAAGAATTAGATGTAGTTTTTCCAGTAGCAAGAAAAGGTATCAGAGAAGAACTTACTCCAGTACTATTTAAGACAACTTCTCATTGTGTTGTGTTTCCTGATGGGGAATCATTAGATGATAAATGGAATAATATCAATATACCTCAAGAAAGTCAACAGCAAACTACAAATAATGGTATAACAGTAAGCACTATAATGGCATATAGTCATGGGTGGAATTTAATATCATTTAACGATTCCATGTTTGAACTTACGTCAAAAATAGAACTGAGTGCAAGGTATGTAGTTCCTAGTATGCTTGGAACATCGTCTCATGACAATACTGGAATATATTTAATGAGTATCGGATTACCAACATTAAATACAAATAATCAAAAAGAATTTGATTTGAGTAATTCATTAGTGTTTATCACAGAAACAAAAGATTCTGGTTTTGAAGATGAATTTACATTGCATAATATATATGCTAGTATTATGAATAATGAGTTGCAGATAGAGATTCATAGACATTTACCACTTGATTATATTTTTTTAAATCAAGATAGTACTTCTTTGGATGTGAATATTTCAGAAGGAACTTCCAATAAATTAATTACATTTAAAGCAAATATTCTTATTAAAGGCACATACAAATAAAAAATAAGATTGACATCTTTGATTAGATGTCAATCTTATTTTCCTAATACTTATATAGTCCTCAAGAAAAATCCTAATTCATCAGCTATAGTATTTTTATTAGTCACTATAACTTCTCCAAGAATTTCTTGATTTTCATAGCAGCAATAAGTGAAAACTGTATTATTTATCGTTGATAGAAATGTTAGAATCTTATCAGGTTCTATTTCTTCAAGATATTTATATTGATTATCTAATAGATCAGATATTATATAAGAATTTTTACAGTCTTCTCTAAACTCAGCATTTCGTATAAGTCTAGTATTAATCTTCTCCTTAACATTTCCAGTCAATATATATGGTAAGAATACTTTATAACTGAAATTACTAGGGTCGTCAATACCAGAATCTTTTAATATCTTTTTCTTTAGTAATAATGCTAATTTAATAAAACTTATTCTGCGAATACCGAGCGTTTTAACAAATGAACCAAGCTTTGATGCAAGTACTGACAAAATCAAATCCTTGTGTATATTTTGAATATTGAAATTCTTAACATAGTAATTTAATTCATCATCAGAAATCTCAATATCATACATTTTAAGCATTCTGTCAATTTCATTTTCTACAGCATAATCAGCAAGTATAGGTTCACTTTCATCTAATTTATCAGCAGACATTTCAAGAACATCAACACCACTAAGCCCATCAGCGTTTCGTTCATATGTGATTTCTGTTAGTGTTTTTGGATGTTGCTCTTTAAGGAAATATGTGAGCTGATACTTTATTACGGTTTTTATAAATCCTGTAGGATTTTGTGCAGATTCAAAACTATCTGAAGAATTATCTTTGGCTTTAACTTCTTTACAAAACTCAAGTTTAACCAAATTATCACTTATTATAATTCTTCTTAAAAACTTATCAATAACAGACGTTTCGTCTATTCCAAAGATTTCTCTTTGTTGATAAATCTTATCATTATTACTCTTATTTTCCATTACCTTTGTTTTAACGTAAACATAGAGTTTATTATACATATTACATGTTGAACTAAATATTACGAATAGTTGTTTGAATGCTTTAAATAAGTTATTAGAGTTTTTGCTAGTGTCTACGTTATTTTTGGCACAATAATGGAATATAACTGGTGTTAAAATCTTTATACAAAAACTTATTTTATATAACGTTTTAACGTGCTCGTTTGTAAACTCCAAAGATTCAAGATACATCTTTTCTTTTGATGCATATTTTGAATTATTACCACTTTCAATATCATCAGTATAATTGTCCTCAACTAACTTACTTACTTTGTCCGTAATGGATTTTGTCATAATCACATCATAGGTGTAATCAACAAACTGTTGAAATTGGTCATTACCTTCAAAGTGTATTTCACCTTCTTCATTGTCGATTGCAAATTTTATATTCATATATGCCGCAAGCAATTCATGTTCAGTGTCATACTTGTTAAGAAAGTAATTGATATAATGACAAAATATTGGTAACTTAGTTGAATAGGAATCTTTTCTAACTACAAATATATTGTACTTGCCAAGTTTTGGTACATTAAATATCTTGTCAAATTCAATAATACATTTTCTTGCTTCCGATGTCAGGAATAATTCATCTGGAGATTGTGGTCTCCATTTATTTATCGGAGCTATCAGACTGTCCGCTTTACTGTTTTCTCCATACTTATTATTATAATCTATTGGAGAAAGATCTTGGAGAGCCTGAGATATAATATCTTGATTTTTTTTCCTCATGTTTTATACCTCTTTCTCTTGTAATCTGTTCCATTACGGTATAATAATATACAAACTAAAAAAGAATTGTCGATATAAAATTTATGGTTTTTTCCTCGTACTTTTCTTTGGTGTTATTTTTGCATTAGGTGTTTTCTTTGGTTTTTTAGTCATAGCAAAAATCCTGTTACCATTTGAGTCTTTAGCAGTACTTCTACTAGGCTTAATCTTTTGATTATTATTATCTCTAACACCCAATCTTTTTTGTACTTGTTTTTCAATTTTCTTTATATCAATCTTACCTTCTTCTTCAGCTTCTTTTTCAATGTCTGATAAAGATCTTTTAAGAGAAGACTTGTTGTCCTCTATAGAAGATACCAAGTCTTTAAAATCTTTTTTCTTTTGAAATTTTAAAGCTGGCTTATATAAGTATACTGCTTTTCTTTCTAATAAAAATTTTACAGCAAAATATAATGATTTCTCATAAGTTAAATCCATATCTTTATTAGTTTTCTCTGGCAACTTATTTGCATATTCTGGATCTAACTTACTTTGAAGAGCATCAATCATATACCCATAATTTTTATATAAAACAGCATACTTATAAACGAAGCTTGGTGAGTTTGAGAAAAATTGTACAACATAGTTGTCTAAGCTTAATTGGTTTTTAACAACATCACTTTGTGGCAAAAACTGTATTACAACATCATATGATTTACCTGGGGAAGATTCCGATGGTATTCTTAAATGAATATAATAAGAATCATCGAGTACTGCATAGTTTAAAACTACAATTAGTAATTTGAATCGTTCATATTTCTTATTAAACTCATCCCTTTTTGGAAAAGGATTCCCGAATGGTTTTTCATAAAACTCACTAAGAGTTTGGTACATAGGTTCTAAGCCAGCCATTTTATCTCCTCTCTTTATTAATTAGCATAATTCACATTTGATGCAGAAACGATAAGCTGATTACCAGTAATTAAAAGCCCTACTAAATCAGATGATGTTAATAAAATCTCTCTATCAGTAGCCTTGCTATTCACAACTTTTCTATTGAAATGAATTGTTGGTATATCATCATCCATATTAATATCTAAATTGAGACATGTTGAAGTATAAATTTCAAATGCTGTAATAAGATTTATAGCACTATAGTAAGTTCTACTATCATCATTAAGTTCATCGTCCATTGTACTAAAGTAATAAGCAATATCCAATATTTTATCCATATCTTCTGGAGTAATATCCATATCTTCAGATACAACATTTATTCCAAGTTTATCACTTAGTATTGATAGGAAAGTTCCTAAGCCCATATTATAGCTATTCAACTCTATAGGCTTGGTTACTTTATCTCCAAACCCATTTTTCAATATATTACATCTGACATCTTTAAAGGCTGTTAAAATTATACCGAGAAGAAATGCGTCGGTTGGTGAATCAGTTTCTTCTATCATGTCATAGATAGTTCTCATTAATGAAACATGAGATCCAATTACAATGCCTTCATTATAAGCAGACTCAGCAGCCTTAACAGCATCATCAATAGAATCCTTTACAAATTCTCTTGAAAACTCTGATGTTGCACCAGCTTCTATAGTACCCATTTTCATCTTAAGACCAAGAAGTCTCTTTTGGCAATTAGCAATCTCAAAGTTAAACGTTCCAAGCTTCTTATACTTTTCGATAGCAGCATCTAAATCAGATTGAGCATCTTTTATGTATTTCTCATAAAGAATCACATCATAACAAAAGTCTGAGAATACACTATCTTTGTCGATAGATAAAGATGCATTACCACAGAATCCCAAATCAACAATAAGTTTTCCCTCTTCTCTATGAAGTTCATAAAGCTTTGAATTATCAAAATCTTCATTCCATATAGATAAACTATTGTCGTTTGTAAGTACGCTGATATTTGGAATATTTCTGTGATCAATATTAATGCAGTAAATTTCTTCTAATGTCTTAGGTACTAAGTTACTCTTGTCCTGTTGAGCTACAATATTATTCTCTATATTCTGGAGCCATTCATTTTCAAGAGCTCTAGTAATAATCTGTGTATTGCAGAGCATAGCAAAATCAGCTATTCTTTTTTTGTCCTCACCATTCATAGCTTTATAATTCATTAATACCAAAGTAATGTCATGTCTGTTTCTAAATTCAACATTCAAATCATTAGCTATATCACCATTCAAAGCTACTTCATCATAAAACGGTGCAAGACAAATAAGCTTTCTTCCTCTCATTAAGCATAATTTTGAAAGAGGAACTAAAATAGACTGGTAAACAGAAAGACCTACTTTATGGTCAAATATAATAACATCATAATTTGAACCCACCTGTGTATTATTATCATTATTAACATAAATCTTGCTTGCAAGTTTTGCTGGGAACAAAAATCCCGAAACTACTTTTCCTCTTGTAATTCCATCTTCAGATTTAGTTACATCTATTGCTGGAAAACCAAGCTGTTCATACAAATCAACTATAATATTAGTCATTTCTTTATCAGCATTAGATGAAACATAAACTATATCTCTTATATTATCACACATCTTCTTAGTAGGCATAGTTTTAATATCTATTACTTCTTTATCAAGATTTGTAATAATATCCTGAATGAGTTCATTCAATCTATTTCTCATATTTCTTGGAAGTATAAAATCTTTCATTAACTTCTTTTCGTTCTTAGAAAATGACAAATACATTGAATACGCAGCAACCACGGCTGATGTTGTTCCATCACCTACAGCAAAATTAAGTCTTCCACAGATATCAGAGATCATACCAGCAATTACATTATCAACATAACCCTTTTGGTTGTTATATCTCAAATTCTTCATTATAGTAAATCCATCCTTAGTTACATGATACCAAGGATTCTGTGAAATAATAGCATGAGCACCCATTGGACCTAAACTTAAAGAGAGAGTTTCTGAGATTTGCTTAAATACTTTAAATACCCTCTCATCCATCACGTTCTTTGATATTACATTAATATCGGGTTCTTTCTTACATACAATTTCTTCAAATGTTTTATTCATTATGAATTCCTCCTTAAAATTTAAGTTTAGTAGCTTGTTACATAAAAAATTAAAAATTAATCTACAATCTTAAATGTTCCCCATTTGAATACATGAGACTTTAACAAGTTATCAATATCAACTAAATATTTAGTTTTATTATCATCCACATAATTATATCTAAATTCTACTGGTATTAAAATTGCACTATAGTCGAGCTTATCGTTTTCTTCTAATTGAATTATATTCATTACATCAGAAAATATATATGTCGAATCATTTGGTATGTTTTTTAAAACTTCGGGCATTGGTCCCCACACATATTCTGCAAAGTTACCAAATCTAGTTTTAATATCTTCATCTATTGCAGGAATATTTTCTTCATAATAAATTAAAATTTTCTTTACTAATTTTGAAGCAGCTATATTTTGAATAAAAGTACACATGTTAGTTGTTAAATTATATTGGTAAAAAATACTTTGCTGTCTCATTTGTTCTTTTAAAAGATTATCGAGCAAAACCAATGCATTATATTTCTCACGGCATAATTCTACTAGAATATTTTTGTTTTTTCTGTTTATATAAAACTCTAATAAATTAGAAGGGTTTAAATATTTTATCATATCAATATTAAGCATATTATTTAATTTATCATTTATCTGAAGGAATGATAAAAAAGAAAACCAAGGCATTTGAATAACATCCATGTATTCGATAAATAAACATTGACTATTAGTGAAAGTTGTATCTGATGACCTAAATCTTATATCACTTTTTTCATATTGAATATCTGTATTTGCCATTATTTATACCTCCTTTAGTAAAAAAGATAATGTAGAAATGATTTCTACATTATCTTTTAAAATTTTCAATTAATTAATTAAATGGCATCTCATCGTTTCCAAACATTCCAAATCCAACTCCTTGTGAAGGTTGTGTATCAAAAGAACCAGGCATCTGACTAGCAAAAGAATTTGAATTTGAATATTGCTGATTATTATATCCATTATTGCTTCCGAATCCATTACCGAAGTTACCACCTTTAGAACCATATGTTTCACTTTTTGCTTTCATAAATTTACCATTATGGTAGTCTACAGGAACCATCATATTTGGATTACTTATAAGATTCATAAACATAAAGAAATCAGCATTTTCATATACAGTCTTTTCGCTAATTCCATTTACAGGATTATATCCAACATAAGAAATCTTCTTAGGAAAAACGTGTTTGAAAGTATTTGATTCACTTGCAATGTTATTATCGTCTATTGAACTATACAATACAAAATACATATCAGGCAATTCGTCAGCTTTTTCAGGTTTTATCATCTCAATAGATATCATATTTCTTTTTGGTGTTTTACCAGTTTCTATACATACAGACATTCTATCAGGGCATTCCATTTCTCCAGCTATAACTTTATTATACACAGGTAAAATTTCTTGATTAAATCTGTAACTTAAAGTTTCACAGGCATCCATTGTTAAAGCAGTTTGTCCTTGTCTATCACTATATTGCATAACACCTTGAGAATCTTCTCCAACAGCAGGTTTAATAATAACACTAATTTTGTCATTCCATCCTCTTAAAGTTAATAATGAAGTTCTTGATGCAGAACTTCTAAATAATGTTGTAACACTAAGTTCATTCTGATTCATTCTATTTCCGTTACCGTACATAGTTTGTCATCTCCTTTTCTTTTTATTTAGTACTTAGTACTCCTATATATAATTTATCTATATTTTTTCAAAACCTCATTTCGTATATCACATTCAATTCTAAGTATTAATTGATATTTTAGCATTCTTTTGTATTTTTCAATAAAGTTTCCGTTTAATGTAAAATCGTCAAACTTACTTTGTATATACATTAGTTCAGTTCCACCTTTATCACCACTACACAATTTAAAGAATTCATCTACGGTCATTTCAGTGTTTAAAGCTTTTTTAATTATATCAGAAAGATTTGATATGATAATAATATCATTATCGTCAATTTCTTTTTTAAAAGCCTGAGTCGTTATGTCTTTTCTTTTAGGCAGTGATGTCACAAGGTCATCTAAATTTTCTTTAATATAATTCTTAAAAAAGTTAGTAAAATTTTTAAGTAGATTGATTATAAAAAATCTATACAGATATAAAATAATCTCATCTTGTTCATCTTCTCCCATTTCATAGAAATCTGGGATTCCAATATCGAGTTTTTTATTAAAGAGATCCTCTATAAAAGATACAAACTCAGATCTTACAGCTTTTAAATCATCCAGTTCATCATCAGATTCCAAGCACTCTAATGAGTATTCATATGATTGAAAAAAGGAACTTAGATAATCCATTCTATACACAGCTGGATTTGAGAATTGAGTTTTGATATTTTCTTTAATTAAATCTGCTGGAATACTATACAAAAACTCTCTATCATCACTTTCATCAAATAAGACTCCTTTATTATCTCTTTCTTCAATATCGACTAAATTCACATTTGCAAAATCCACTTTATATACCTCCAATTAATATATTTAGTGGACACATAAACCATATAAATAATTAAAATAATTGAGTTTTACTATTTCGTAATTCTTCAAGTTCATCACTTTTTTTTCTCATTTCTTCGTATTCTTTTAATTTCTTTTCAAGTTTTATATCTTCTTCAACCTGAGGATGTTTCTTAGGATCGTCGTGATTGATATGATGAAATTGTTTAACAAAATCATCAGATTGCTGTATACTTATTCTGTTCTTATTATCTCCAGCAATAAGATTCCCAAGTACTAATGCTGAGTGTGCAAAAATCATTGAATAACCACATTGGTTACAAGTTACTATCTTGACACCTGGGTTAAATTGACTTGCATTTGGATTTTTTTTATAAGACTCATCTGGAATCATATAGTTTACTATATTTTTGTCTTTTGATCCACAAAAGGCACATTTCCACCTATGAAGTCTTTCAGCACTTATTAAACTCATGTAATTTACCTCCATATAATTATTTTTATTTTTATTGTATTTAAGGCTATATAAAATTATTTTTATTTTGGTCTTTAAATGATATATTATTGATGTGTAAATTAAGTAGTTCAGTTACTTTAAATTATCACTGCGTGATAAGCTTAATTACATATGAGGGTAAAATATAAAAGATACTATAGGCTGTATCCTATAGTATCTTTTATAAATATGAGAGTACCCCTACTCTCAGAAAGGAGGCATAATGTATGCGTGTTTATTACACCTCTAAAGACGGGAATGTTTTCTACGATCCTAAGGATGTTGAAAACGTCTTAGATTCATGAATGATAAATATTGTTCATTCTTGTTTCCATTAGGATTAGTTCCCACAATCGTCTATGAAAATAATGACGAAATTCCAGATGGTTGCACTAATGCAATACCATTTATTTCTGGAAAAACTTTCAGAAATAAAAAATGTTTGGAATTTTAAATTATTTTTATAGAAATGTTATTATAACTATAATATTAAATTAAAAAGGAGATAAAAAAAATGAAAAATAAAAAAAATGTTAATGAAAAACTGGTATGGTCTGATGATAAACTTCCTATCACTGATAGTAAGAAATTTTTCATGTTTGATCTTGAGGACTTGAATGCAATTATATACGTTGAACCAGTTCTCATAAATGGAACATGGTTTGTAAGACCTTTAGAAGATGTTAATGATTTTAAATCATGTCAATTATATAAAGTATGCAACAGATGGTCAATGAGTAGCGAGTTTGAAAAATATTTGGAAGCAACTGGTTGTGCTAGAAAAGAGTCTGAGCCTGTTAGAAATGTTAGAAAAGAGTCTGAGCATATTGAGAAGGACTATGACGATGAGGATAATCATTTAGTTAATATGATAGGATTCGGTGTGGGAGCTATTGCTAGTGGTTTTGTAGCAATAGCTGGTGCCGGTGTAATGTTTGAATGCATAAAAGATGCTGCAAAAGAGTTCAGAAAAATTAAAGAAGATAAAGATTTAGATAATTAATAATATATATGTTGCTGCTGTTGGGATGATGTGATTTGTTGAAAAAGAATGTAGATAAGTTTTTAAAACTTATCTACATTCTTTATTTTTTTTTAAATATAAAAAACTTTTAATTTTATTGTAAAGTACAGGCATTCTATATTGAATCTAGCATAATATATTGTAAGATTTGATTTTTTGTCAGTCATCATTTTTTTAGCCATAAACTCAAATTTAGTTATATATTTAGTGAATAAATAAGGAAATAGTGATGAATTTACTTCTATTGACGGAAGATTTTTATACTTCATTTCAAATTTCTTTTTCATATCTTTTATATCCAAGTCGTCTTCATCTATATCGACACATATATAACCATCACTATCAACTCTTTCATTATTGAGTTCCGTGTTAACATAATCATCAATTTTTTTAAAAGTGCTGTCATTTACATAAGATATTATATTTTCTTTTATACATATATCGTATACCTCTTCATAATTATCTATATACTTAATAAAAGTTTCTTTTAAATTATCTCCAGACTCTACATATAAAAGATTGCTGGTTGTTTTGTTTCCAATAACTTTATCAAAATAATCACAATACTCATCGTCAATAATTAATATTATTTCACCTTTTAATGAGTCTTTAGTCAACTCTCCAGCAATCACAAATTTTGATTTATAAATATAAAAGTCATCTTTAAATATTCTTTTTATCTTAACACACAAATCTCTTAAGTTATCACAGTACTTCGTTCTTTCTTTTAAAAGTGCTTTATCTTGTTTCTCTTTTTCTATAAGATCTTTTTTATATTCTGAAAGAAGTTTTTTATCATCCTTTAGAGATTCAAGTTTTAAAGATATTTCATCATCTGTATAACCAAGCTTTTTCATTCTTTTAGTAATATTTTCTTTTAGTTCATCCAAAATCATTTTTCCTCCTAAATTAATCTTGATATTGCTAATAGTAATATCAAAACAGAAATAAAATCAGACAAGTCCTCATTTTTTGTTTTTAATGCAATATAATACAAAATAATTACTATAGCAATTAAGATTATTTTATTAACCAAGTTCTTTTTTTACCTTTTCATACAAGTCATCTAATGATGGTAAATTAAACCATTTCTTTCCAGTGGATAACCAATTTTTAGTTTGGAAGTTATCAAAACACTCTTTAGCAACATCATCATGAAAATCAGATTCTTCTTTTGGAAGCATTGGTTTATCTGTTATTGTGTGTATTTTCAAATCTCCACCACGGTTTTCAAACTGGTTTGCATTTACAATGACTTTAAATATTAAAGTTGATGGATCTATATTCATTGCTATAATTGTATTAGGATAGAATGCTGTCATATCCATATCTATTGCATTATTAAAAATATTATTGGTTGGCTTATTTCCATATAGGTTTATACCTGTATATAAATTTAATCTAGGATCTCCTACCAAAGCTCCCTCAAAACCAACCTTTTTCTTTTTTGATGTATCGTCATCATCTTCATCATCAGGTTCATCATCATTTGAAAATGGTGTTTTATTCTGATTTCCAACAGGCACCATTCCTTTTTTAATATAATCCAAATATTGAATATTTCTAAGTCTGACTGTTTGTTTAAATACTGAGTCATATGGAGTAATACTTTGGTATGCTGTTTCATAGTAATTATTGATATCTTCTACTCTTTTCTCAATTCCTAATTGAAGTAAAACGTCTTTTATATTATAAATAAAATACTTTTTATAATTCCTATAAGAAAAGTATTTAATTGACCCAACTTCATCATAGTTTATTTTTTTATCCCCCACAACTTTTTGACCAATATAATTTAAAGCAAATGATCTAAGCTCAGACTGATTTTTTCTTGTAGCAGCATATATTCTTTCTTGGCATATATAATTGGTATATCCTGTATTGAAAAAGAAATCAGTTTTATTTTTTATTGCAAAGTGAAATTTATCAACTTTCATTTTACAGTTCTTTACTTTAAAGTCTGGATGGCAAAATAAATCTCTTGGGTCTAATCCAAGTACCTTACTTCTTTCGTATATATAAGGTACATCAAAAGGCATATTCCACCAACAAACAAAGTCATACTTCTTTTTATTTATCAACTGAAAAAGATGTACTATCATTTTTGCTTCATCTTTATAAAAGTAGAAGTTATAATCGAGTACACCATATGAGTCATCAAATAATTCATGAATTTCATTTTGCAGTTCTTCTTGATGATTTATTAGATATTCCTCTTGTTCCAACCTACTTTGATGAAGTTGTCTTCTCTTCAGTTCTTTTGCTTTTTGAATTTCTGTCATATGAGTCATATCTTTTTCTTCATAATTTCTTCCTACTAAAGCAAAAGTATAACTTTTCATAGCATCAGCATCTATTAGTGTAACCATATCAATAGGACATGTTTTTGGGTCTGACATTGTATCTACATCTAAAAAATCTGTTTCTATATCTGCGAATGCTTTAGATATTGGTTTTGGTCTATCATTATCAAAACTTTTAATCCAATAGTATCTATATAATGCTCTTATGTCAAAGTCTGCTCCAAAAACATATCTGTATTTGTATAATTCATCAAGTTCTGAATAATTCTTACTTTGCATTATTTCTGATACTCGTCGTTTCATACTATCTCCACCATCATTAATAATTGCATCTAAAATATTCTTATATGGAACGACGGTTTTATTTAATTTATCTAAATATTGATATGATATTGCGTACTCATGATCTCTAAATTGAGGCTTTTCAAAATATATTTCAACGGTAGGATTTTCTATTGTAAGCACATTTTTTTCTAATGTATCTAAATCTTTCCATACTATATATAAAACATCTGGTATATTTTCTCTTTTGTTAGCTTCAACATACTGAATGTCGACTAGCATAACATCTGTATTTTTTGGTATTGGTTTATTCATAATATTAAATTCCTTTCATAAATTTTATATTATGAATATGTAATTTCGCTCTTAATAAATCAACACGAAAACAAATTCGTAAAATACTAAGATGTAGAAAGGTGGTTTGCTATGGAAGGAATCTCAATAAATAGAAATGAATATATTCCAACTCGCAAAAAACGAGCCGATGGTCTAATAAATGATATAAATAATATTAAAGACACGCCATTACTATCATCAATAGTGAATGTGAATCATGCTGAAGAAGAAAAAGAAAAATTTGAAGTAAATAGTGAAGATGATACATATAATGCTTCTGAGTGGATGGACACATTGCTTACTTTAAAGACAGAAAAAAGAAAATTTAAAAAGATAGAAGGACTATTTGGTGATGATGGTAATAAGAAGAAAAAGAAGAAAAAGAAAAACAAAGATGGTCCAGTAGATCATAGTGATGATTTTGAAAGAGAAGTAATGCTTCTTGAAGATATTCTTACGGAACAAACAAAATTATCAAAGTCATTACAAGAAAGATATGATTTTCTTAATTCCCAAAGATCTAGTGCTAGAGGAGTAGGTAAGTTTACTACAGATCTTATAAGTACTCTGAATAATTCAAGAAGTCTTTGTAAAGATATAGTTAAGGAAATAGCAAGTATCAAAAAGACTACCGTCGATCTTAATATGAAAGAAAGAGAAAAATATGATAAAGTTCATGGCATTGATAGTGAAGATCTTAACAACTTTTCATCAATGTATCTTAAAAAGATTATGGGTGATTCGGGATACGAAGATAAATCACGAGATTTTGGTATTGAAGATGTTGATGACCCAGATGATATTTTTGATGAACTCAATGATTCAATGAAAACTAATGAAAATTATATTGAAAGATCAGATGATGTCGATAAATATTTACAATACGAAAATGAAAATGTTAGTATTAAAGTATTATGGGACAAGAGTACAGACACTAAAACTTTTATTGCAGAAACAGATGACGGTAATATTCTTGATGACTATCCACTTCCAAATACAGCAGATAGTTTATCTATAAATCCATCTACTATGGTTGCTACTGATAAGAATGGTTATAAATATAAAGTTATATCTGAGTAATATAAAATAAGTGTAAGGATTTTTTAATCCTTACACTTATTTTTAGTTACAACCATTATGACAATTTTTTAATTAAGTATGTGAGGTGAATAAAAAATATGTTCGTGAGTAAAGAAATAAAACAGAAATTCATATATAAACTAATGCAAAGAGTTGAATGGACAAGGCAAGTAAGTTCTACAGAGTATGTCACAAGATGTCCTTTTTGTGGAGATAGTGAAAATATTTCACATGGACACTTTTATATTCATATAAATTTAGAAGATAATTCGAGCATGGTTTATAATTGTTTTAAATGCCCCGCATCAGGAGTTATTACAAAAGATGTAAGTATAAGACTTGGAATCGAAGATGAAGATATATTGCAAGATATTGGTGTATTAAATAAAAAAGCATATAATGTAAATTTTAAAAAAATAAACGGTGAAAAAATATTATTTTTCGATTACAAACAACCAGATAGAATATTTTATCCTGAAAAACTAAAATATGTTGAAAATAGATTAGGACTTAAATTCTCAGTAGGTGATTTAAAGACTATAAAATTTATTGATTCAATAAAATATTTTATAACTGTAAATAAAATAAAACCATTTATAAGTGAAAATATGATAAATCTATTAGAAAATAATTATGTTGGATTTTTATCTTATGGAAACAGCCACATACTTTTTAGAGATATTACAAATAAAATGAAAATTGCTTGGTTTAAATTTCCTATAACACAAAAATCAAGAGAGAATAGAATATTTTATACAGTATCTTCTAATATCAATCCTTTGACTAAAGACGAGATTAATTTAAATCTGTGTGAAGGTGTTATGGATGCTATAAGTATTTATTATAATATTAGAGGTAATGAAGAAAATAGTGTTGTTGCAGCAGTCACAGGAAAATATTATGAACCCATAATAAGATATTTCATATCTCTTGGATTGTTTGGAGAAAATGTAAACCTTAATATTTATGCAGACAATGATGAAAATTTTGGAAAAAAAAGTAATTATGATACAAGAATAAATTTTTATAGAAAGATATTAAAAGATATTAAATTATTATTTAAATCAACAAACGTGTATTACAATGTTAAAGAAAAAGATTGTGGTTATCCCAAAGATAAAATTGTACTAGAAAAGTTTAAACTATGAAAGGAGAATATTATGTATACTATACAAAAAAGATTTAAACTTGGAAGTAGAGTATTATTTATAGCAAACAAACTAGCATTTACAGGTACAGTTTGTGCTATAACATTAGACAGCTATGGTATAACGGGAATAACTAAAGATTTCTGGAAATATGATTATCCCGATGAAATTAAGAATACCATTGATTTAAAAACAGGTACTGTATTTATACTTCAAAGATATTGCTATCATACAGATGAAATATCTGATGAAGGAATACTTAGGACGAGAAATCTTTATTTATTCGATACAGTAGAAGACGCCTATAAACAACTTCCAAAGAAGACCCTTCCATTTAGACCATCAGTTTTTAATGACAGAATTCAGTTAATACCTTATTATAATTTATTTATATTAAAAGGTGAAGAAAATAATCCGTATTATTACAAAGTAGCAGACGATCATTCTATTGTATCTCATTTTATATTAGAAGATGAGAAAGGTAAAATAAAATATACAGGATTCAATATAACTTGTGATAATGATACTTTGGTTAATATAGAAAAAATGGTAGGTAAAGAAGCATACAGTCAAATATACGACTATATAAAGTTTTTTGACAGATTTAGGGAATTCAATAATAATTACATTCTTTATAGTTATGATATAAGTAAGATTTATAGAATATTTAAAGATTATGAAGGAAATCCTTATTTAGCAATAAAGAATGATGATTGTGATTTGGTATATGACATTACTCATGATCCTATGGCTTTAAATGATGATAAAGCTAGAACATTAATGAATATATACAAAAGCAAAAATCTATAAGAATAAATATCAATATACTAGAAGTTATCTAGTATATTGATATTTTTAGCACTGATTATCTTTTAACTGCATACCCCCCCCTTCAATGATATATTATATGTGTGTATCCATATAGAAAGGAGGTGTTATATTATGGATAAGAAGAGCTTTGAGTTTGAAGCTCATGAGCTCTTCCTCCGTGGCGTGACTATTGAAAGCCCGTCTATGGATCGAGTATTATCTTTATTGGGTAAACTCGATCCAGAGGATCAGTATGTCCTCTATCAGAAATTGCTTTCTGATAGAGTGACAATCATGACTCTTGACGAAGAAATTCGCCTGAGATCATGATTGGTCCTGCGGAGGAGGGTGAAAAAGATAAGGGGAGGTTTGCTGCCACCTCCCCTTATTCTTTTTTTTATATTTAAACTACACTTTGAATTGTAAGAAGGATATACCAATATATTCCTTTCTTATAACTTATTCTTGTTGCCTCTCTTCTATATTTTGAATGTATTCCAAGTTGTTCTCCCCATGTGTCAAGAGCTTTTTTTATAGTAGCAATATTTTTATTATTTGAATTAGTTTTTCTAAATAACTCTATGCCAAATGATAAAAATTGCCTAGATTTTATTTCAGCCACACTATGTTTTTCATCATAGAGATATACAAATAATACTGAAGTTATAAATTCATCAAGCAATGCTGTATTTTCTTCTACAAGTAGTTGAAAAAGATATAGTCTAAGTTCCACAATAGATAATTGGCTAATTGCTGCCGCAGTCTCTAATAGTTTCAAATCTATACCATTTGTAAGCATAAAGCTTACAACCTTTTGTGCAGTTACTTCTACTATGGAAGTATTATTTTGGTAATCATCTATAATTTCACCTGTATCATAAGTTTCATTTTGTTTTGTTACAGCATTACCAGCTTTATAGTTTTTATTATATTCACTACATATCTTTTTAATCATACTATTTTGGTCATTTCTTACTCTTTGAATATATCTTATAACTTCTTTATCAGAAGCATCTTTAAAGTAAGGTTTTAAGAACTTATAAGAGCTTTGTATTGATTTTCTAAGAGCACCAAACACATGACCTTCTTGTTTAAATATAAATTTATCTGTAAGATGGTCAGCAGTATAAACCATAACAGAAGCATTTGCCCCATGAGGAAAATACTTACTAAATATACTAGGATAACTAGATAATGCATGGATTATCAAAGAAGCATTTATTCCAGCAGTATCATTTTTTAATGTGTAGAATCTTATACACATATAAAACAAAGTAAATATTGGATTTTGTTTTACAAGTTTAAATTGTGCTTTGTCTGATATTTGAAGAAGTGCTTGATTGATAATAGCTGTAATATCTTGCTCTTGTATTTTAAATATATCATAAAATTTTTGTTTATCAATATCTGTAAATGCTATAAGAGTAATAGGGCATGGTTCATGAAGTTTCTCAGCATTTCTATCTACAAAGTGTTCTACAGCATTTTTAAATAGTTTATCGTTTGTAGATACACTTAGGGTTTTTTCTACTATTGGATAAAGTCCATCACGAAGTATATGGGTTTCTCCTCCAGAGCCTTCCATAAAAAAATTATTATAATCCTCATTAATTGAATCAATTAAGCTAGTAGATTCTTTTTTCATAGGTTCAAATTTTCTTATATCATCTAGTGATATGGAATGACCATTATCATTCGTATATCTTTTAACTCCTGATGCAAATCTATCTTTATTATCATCTAATTCCCTATACATAGCATTATATTTTTTAATTTCTTTAAATAGTAATTTTACAAAAGGTTCATTACTTTCTTTCATCTCTCTAGTAACTCTTCTCATAAATGATTTAAGTCTCGAATTACCAAGAACTATAAGAGGTTGGGTTGCAGCATATTCTGGAGAGAGACCTTCAGTGATATCACACCCTTCTACAATAAGTTTTAAATTTCTGTATTTTGTTTTAGATACTTCAATTATCCAATCACAAAACATAGTAAAGTATTTTTCAGCAACTCCTGGTAGTAAATTTTTTATTCCATTAATCATGTGTATTTGTTCATATGGTATCTCTGGATGTTGATTTATAAAGTCAAAAGCTATTTTAATACCTATTCCTCGTATACCTAATCTTGTATCAGAGATATTAGCATTATTTATATATTTCTGAGTTTTTTCTATAAACTTTTCTTTAGATCTCATAAGTCTCATAAGCAAAAGATCTGTTGTTATATTTACAGCATTATATTGATCTGCTAAATTAACAGCAAGTGTTGACTTACCATCACCTGACGTTCCTGTTATCCAAAGAGGAGTTCCATAATCCCATTTGTCAAAATTTATAATAAAATCTTTTTCAGGAATTATCAAAGATTCTGTATATACATCACTAGATTCTCTAAAGGAATCAGAAACTAAATCTGGTTTAAATACTCTAATTGCTTCTTGATACTCGGGTTTTAAATCATCAATAATATCTTTAACTAAATGAAATCCTCCTTTTATAGCAAGATCATCTTGATCTACAGGATCAACATATCCTTTGTAAATCCCAGCATAATCAGCAATAAATAAATCTACATAATAACCATACCACCACATATTCTTTGGAATTGTTTGTATAGCCCAGTCAGGTGGTTGATTGAATCTTTTTATATATGAACCACAATATATGAGATTATCACAAGTTATTTTAGCTTCTTCTTCGCATTCTCGTTTAGCAGCTATAGAATGTATTTCACCTTCATTCCAAGCACCACCAGGAATTTTAAAATTTCCTTTTTTGGTATACATACCGTATATAGATTTATCTTTAAATACAATAACTTCACTTCTTCCTCTAAGAGGTCTATCAATTCCTTCAATTATAATACACGGATTGTATCTATTATCATCGTCAACACACCCATATTGTCTTATAATTTTATAGTCATTTCTTAAATATTGATTCATATCTCCGGATTCATAAAATGCTGGAGTACCACGTCTTAATTTCTTATATTGATCCCATACTTTGGAATATCTTCTAGCAATTTCAGAATTTGTATATCTATAATCTCCTTTTTTATCGAAATCTTTATTGATAGAATTATCAAGTATAGAGTACATTTTGGCACCATTAAGCATAGCATATAAATCGGCATTTACTTCTGTATACACAACGTCGCCATTTATCATATATCTTATACGTCTTTGTTCATCATCTTTATCCATTATCCCTCTATATGAATTTCTAGGGTCTGTGTGACCAAGACGTATATGTCCTATTTCATGAAGCATTATATATGCTTTAGTTTCATTATTAGCATCAAAGAAATTTGGATATAGTAAAACTAATTTAATATTACCATTTCCATTAGTTTCTTGATTTGTAAGTTCCGTAGCTGCGGCTGGTGTAAATGAGTTATAATCATATATAAGAGTTATGTATATTTCTTGACCGTCTGAAAATTTTATACTAGCAACAGGAAATATACTATCAGCCCTTTTCTTTTTAGACATAGCTTTATATTCATCACTATTTTGTATTTCATGAAATTTAGTTTCGGACAATTTTAAAAACTTTTTTACTATCTTCATATTCATCTCTGGATTAGTTCCAAGATTATGTAGAAGTATTTTATTTTTGAACCAGTTAAAAAAATACGATTCCATCATAATTTGATCTTCTTGAGTCTCATCAAATCCAAAGTTATCAATAAAAGTATTCATAATTCATTCCCTTTCTATAAAATCTTTATACCAATTAAATTATTGTATTTTAGGATATTTGAAATGAAGCCATATATTATTTACAGGACTTAATTAATACACTTAAGTCTACATTTAAAAAAAGGAGGAATGTATATGAGTAAATCTATGTTTAAAGCTGTATTTAGAAACAGCATTACGAATGAATTTTTTAAGAGTATATTGTCCACTGATTATAATGTTAAAGACTATAAATTTAACAAAGAAACCTGCAAACAAGCTTACAGTCAAAAAACAACGAGTCCTATGTATAAAACAAAACTTAAGAGATCACTTTTCGATAAGTATTATTCCGAAGAAGATAAAGATTTTAATTCACTACTTTCTAAACTTGAAATACTAAAGAGTGGTGGTGTGAATACAATACTTGATAGGTGTGAGAATTCTGCTTCAATGAAAGATCATTTAATATATGAGGAATACTATATGATGTGTGATGTACAAAACACATTGGGTCATGCTGCTGAAGAATTGATTTTGTGGGATACTTATGAAATTGATTGTGCGTTATATGATATATTAGAATTAACTGTGGATGAGTCTGAATATCTTGATATATTATCGGAGGTGTGTATTGATGAATTTTCATAATTTTGAAAGTAATACGATTTTAAATAATGACTATAATTTCAAAGAAACTTATGTTTCAATAGGTCAATATAAACTGCTAAAGCCAATGTTATGTGCAAAACATGGGAGATCGTGGGATCAAGTGCGTTTAGAAAGTATAGGGTATGATGATAAGATAGACATAGAAAACCTTAAAAAAACTTTAACTAATACTACTGCAAACGAAAATCTGGTAAATGGTGGTGCTATTGTATATAGTATTATAAATAATAATACTAACTATTATCCAGAATATAATAATACATGTTACTATGACTATTTGGCACACTTAATGACTATCAGTATTAAATTTCCATCAGATGATCATGAAATACTTCTTATTATGGATTCTCCTAGAATGAAAAATATTGTGACAGAGTATAATAATTTAGTGAGAAATATAATACAGAGTGAATATGAAAATTATTGTTACAAAAAAAGCAATAAAAAGAATATATGTATTAATGATCTTTCTATAAGTGTAGATGCAACTGAGGTGGATTTTGATAATAATAATACTCTTAATAAAGATTCCATATATAGAATAGTTAAAGATATTAGACACAAAAGAATTATTCTTACTAATATGACACATGACTATATGACCCCAAATATCAATAAAATCGAGGAGGGTATAACTCTCTTAAACAAAATTGATGAGACACTGTTCTTTGGAAAATGGTCTGAGTATGACGATATGATAGGTGAATTAATGTATTCTATATACTAGATACAAAATAATGATAACTAAGATATAAGGAGTGAAATTAATATGGTGTATAGTGCCAACAACGATCCATTTGGACTAGGTGCTCGTCTGACAAAACCACAATTTAAATGTGACAATGATGGGAAAACATACAAGCAAATCTTTTTAGAAGATACTGGAAGTAAAGACTTCGAAAATGCAGAGGAGCTTAAACACATTTTAACTGAAAGTGCTGAGGATCATCGTTTAATAAGTATGAATCCTACGCATTTTCTTATCTCTGGTCTTTATAATACTTATAATTGTGCTGATAAAATATCCTCAAGTAATAAGGTATGTTACTATGATCATGAAGCATACCTATTAACACTGGGTATAAGATTTCCGTCTAGTGATTATAATACACTGCTTGTAGTAAATTCTCAGAAAATGAAAGATATTGTTACGGAATATAATAGTTTAATAGATGATATAGAAAATAAAACTGGCAAGAAAGACTGTTATTTCTATATAAACGAGTTTAATAATAGACTGTGTAAGATTATTGATATTAAGATAGATATAACGATAAATTCTATATATATCGAAAATGATAATATTTCGACATTTAGAGAATCTATATTTGATATAAACCGAAAGCTTAGTAAAAGAAAAAATGCTCTTTATAAAATACTTGAAGATGATTATGTTAATTCTGAAACTGAGAATAAGATTGAAAAAGCTATAGCACTTTTAAATGAAATTCGTGAGATACTATCGTTCGATGGTTCATTGGTTGATTATGATGATGAAGTATATTCATTAACAAATGCTTCATATAACTTCATATAACTGGGAGGTGATATAATGGAGTTAAATGCAGTTTCTGGATATAGAACATTCGATAGGTTTTCTGATATAGCAGTAGCAAATGCATACAATTCATGGTATTTTACTCATAAGAAAAGAGAAAATCCTGATACTAGATTTGAAGAAATTTATTATAAAGCAAGAAGACATATGATTGACGATGACATTGTGAGGTATATATCTTCTTTTAAATACTATAATAAAACAGATACCTCAGGTGAACTAAGTTATATAAGTCATAGGTTAAATGCTAGTGACTATAATAAATGCGTATATAATATATATAGCTATACAACTCTGCTTGAAAGATTTGATGATAACCATTTTGATGCTATTTGTCATTTATCTAATAATGACTATAACATCTTTCGTGATGTATGCTATCAAATTGATAGACTATTTGAAAACAAAAGAACTACTGAGTTTATTGAAAAAATACAAGAGTTCATCTGTTTATTCGAGTACGATGATCCTTATCAGGATATTTTTATGTATTTATTCAATGAATGTCATTTAGATTCAGCGGATCCGATGGAAGAGTTGTCAAGATTTTTGGATTATGAGTTTCTTTCTATCTTCGATGCATTATTTGTTAATATTGCAGAATCGAAGGATATTGATAAATCTATATTAGAAGAATATTCTGATGTGATGAATTTGATATATGATGTATATGATAATATTGAAGATATTTATGTGAGAATAGAAAATACCAGAAAAGAAAGATTTTATAATTCAAAAGTAGCTGATTATAATCAAATATAATTAATATAGTCAAGTTTTATTTAATAAGCTAATGTGTGGATTTTATCACATATTAGCTTATTTTTTTATAGAAAATTTAGATTATAAGTACCCAAAAAACATTCCATTAATAAAAAAGAAAGGAGAATTTTTTTATTATGTCGAAGAATTTTAAAGTAATTAAAAAAGATTTTACGACAGAAAACTTTAATATTGATAAAGTTTTAATAGCAGTAGCTAAATCTGCTGATAGAGTAATGCATGTTTTTACAGACGATGAAAAGAATAGAATATCGTCTTATGTAGAAAAAGCTATATCTAATCCAGAAAATTGGGAAAATGAAGATGACGATTTCATATATATCACAGTTCCTAAGATGCATAATATAGTAGAAACTGCTCTGGATTCTATATCATCTGATGTTGCAAAATCTTATAGGGACTATAGAAATTATAAGACTTCTTTTGTTGAAATGCTTGATTCAATATATAAAAAATCTCAGTCTATTATGTATATTGGAGATAAGGAGAATGCTAATTCAGATTCTACTTTAGCATCTACCAAAAGATGTCTTATTTATGGTCAATTAAATAAAGAGTTATATCAGAAATTCTTCTTATCTAAAGAAATGATGCAAGCTTGCAATGATGGATATATTTATATTCATGATATGGTAAGTAGAAGGGATTGCATTAACTGTTCATTACCAGATATTGCTACTATCTTAAAAGATGGATTTGAAATGGGAAATGTTTGGTATAATGAACCAAAAACATTAGATACTGCATTTGATGTATTAGGAGATGTGATTCTTTCGATGTCAGCACAACAATACGGTAGACAAATTTGCCGTATTAAAACCACTAAACCTGCTAAAGGGTGTAATACATTTATGTATTGCTAACGGTCAACTAAATCGAAAGATTAAGGTGGTAAGAGAGCCTAAGTCCTTAATGGATATGGTAATACCGTGCTAATATTAATAATTAGTGTAGAGGACATCGAAAAGGTACTATAATATATAAGCTTTGTATTATAGGAGTAACTGAGTAGAGTAGAATAGGAGATTAGCACCTATTTGAAACTGGTGGAACTATTTAGCAAATAGTTAAGATATGTTGCAATGTGAAACGTAAGAATATAGAAATATATGTACACATTTGGGATTTACGATATCTGAGATAGATAAATTGTTGATACCTTATGTTGAGAAATCATATCTAAAATATAAAGAAGAATATAAATCCATTGTACTTGATAATATAGATAAAATGGATATAGAAGTACTTCAAAATAAAATGCATGATTACGCTATTAAAAAGATAAGAAAAGATATGGAACAGGGTTTCCAAGGTCTTGAATATAAATTAAATACAGTAGCATCATCAAGAGGAGACTATCCATTTACAACATTTACATTTGGATTATCTACAAATATATTTGGTTCTATGGTATCAGAAGTAGCATTGGAAGTTAGAAAGAATGGTCAAGGTAAAGAAGGAAAGAAGAAGTCAGTTCTCTTTCCAAAACTTGTTTTCCTTTATACAGAAGATTTGCATGGAGAAGGAAAAGAATTAGAATGGTTGTTTAATAAAGCTATAGAGTGTAGTTCAAAAGCCATGTATCCTGATTATTTATCATTAGATGGAGATACTACACTAGCTAAGATGTATCATAAATATGGTGAAGTTATTTCACCGATGGGTTGCCGCGCATTTCTATCACCTTATTATGAAAAAGGTGGAATGAAACCGTTAGATGAAAGTGATAAACCATTCTTTATTGGACGTTTCAACTGTGGTGTTGTTTCTTTAAACTTACCAATGATCTATATGAAAGCAAGACAAGAAAATAAAGATTTTTATGATGTACTTGATTATTATTTGGAGCTTGCAAGAACTGTTCATAAATGGACATATGAATATCTTGCAGAAATGAAAGCATCTACAAATCCATTAGGTTTTTGTCAAGGGGGCTTTCATGATGGTTTTTTAAACCCTAATGATAAAATAAGACCATTATTAAAATATGCTACTTTTAGTTTTGGTATAACTGCTTTGAATGAACTTAATAGACTCTATAATAAAAAATCTATTAGAGAAGATGGAGAATTTCCATTAGAAGTAATGAGATATATTAATAAAAAAATCAAAGAATTTAAAGAAGAAGATAATATACTCTTTGCACTGTACGGTAGACAAATTTGCCGTATTAAAACCACTAAACCTGCTAAAGGGTGTAATACATTTATGTATTGCTAACGGTCAACTAAATCGAAAGATTAAGGTGGTAAGAGAGCCTAAGTCCTTAATGGATATGGTAATACCGTGCTAATATTAATAATTAGTGTAGAGGACATCGAAAAGGTACTATAATATATAAGCTTTGTATTATAGGAGTAACTGAGTAGAGTAGAATAGGAGATTAGCACCTATTTGAAACTGGTGGAACTATTTAGCAAATAGTTAAGATATGTTGCAATGTGAAACGTAAGAATATAGAAATATATGTACACATTGAGTCCTGCCGAGAATTTATGCGGAGTACAAGTAACTCAATTCAGAAAAAAATATGGCATAGTTGAAAATGTATCTGATAGAGATTATGTAAGTAATAGTTTTCATTGTCATGTTACAGAAGATATGACTGGAATTGAGAAACAAGATAAAGAATATAGATTCTGGAATCTTTTAGAAGGTGGAAGAATCCAATATGTAAAATATGATTTGCCATATAATCTCACGGCAATAAAATCTTATGTTAGACGAGCTATGTCTATGGGATTATACGAAGGTGTAAATTTTGTACTTTGTTACTGTGAAGATTGTGGAACTGAAGGAACTGATATAGATGTATGTCCAAAATGTGGTTCCCATAATATGACAAAAATAGAAAGGATGAATGAACAATATCTGTTCATCTAAAACCTCTTTAATTGCTGGGACGAACTTGTTAGGTCATTGATACCAAAGTGTAATAATTCAATGAATAGAGTCAATCAGCAGCCAAGACCTAAATATTTATTTAGGTAAGGTTCAACGACTATCGAAAGCATAGCTTAAGAGAAATACTTAGGTGAAGAAGCGAGTAGAGTACATTAGTATTTAACTAATGGAAATGGGAGGCATAATATATTTGGTAATAGAATATGTTATGAAGATATAGTCTGAACTATATAGAGATATATAGATTAACATAATGGGTTATTTGTCATATTCCAGAGTTCATGGCGATACAAGATTAAATAAAGCCAAGATGGCTGAAATAAAAGAGCGTAAAAGTATGTAAAAGATAGTAGAGGACGGTGGATGCTTTATCCACCGTCCTCTACTAATGTATCTAATTTTTTACCAACTAGCTATTTCTCTTTTCATCATTGGTAATTGTCTTTGAATTTTATCAACATATTTTTTCAATCGAGATAATCCTATCTTTCCACCAATATGATTTGACCCTATTGTTAAAGCTGTTCCAATACCAATAGCTCCACCAATATAGCCACCTATTCTTGATTTATGTTCGTCCAATTTAATTTTATTGATATTTCTTGTAATATTGCCAATATTACTACTAGCTTGTTTCATTCTGTCATCAGAATTTTCATTAGAAGATTGATTCGGATTGGTGTCTGTACTAAGATGATGCTCTTTCCGTTTATTAAAATTATTTTTTATATCATTATATATTTCTTCTTTATTTTTTTTCTGTTTATCCTTTGCTTTTTTATCTACTTCCTCTTTTGCACGTAATTTAGATTCTTCTAATTCACGCTGTTCTCTATGTAGTCTTTCTTCTTGTTTTTCTTTAAGAGAATCATAACTATCACATATTTTTCCCAAATATCCTTTTAATTCAGTATACTTATCATTATATTCCCCATTATTAACAAGTAGTTTGAATTTGGAAAATAGTTGTTTTTGTCCTGGAGATAAAAGATCTTCATCTTCATATACTTTTAAATAATTACAAGTATCAACATATTTTTTATATTGCTTTAGTACATCACGTAGAGTATTTTCCCTTAATCCCACCCAATATAGATCGGTATCCTTAGCATTATTCTTAATAAATCTGTAATCTCCAGGCACGATCTTATATTGATGGTCAAATTCTTTACGGAAATTGTTCAAGTTCCCAGAATTCATTTCTTTACGAATAAATTCTAATAGTTCATTAATATCATCGGCATCACTCTTCTCTATTAATTTTCGTTCCATATAATACCTATATAATTCATTGGTATATTCACTTTCTGTCATCACATCTTTAGTTTTAATATTATATCCAATAATTACACCTAATAATGCAAAAATACTGGCACATATTGCTCCTAATCCAATATCGTATTGAATAAAATCTCTAGGTTTCATGGAATTTAATAACTTCTTAAGTACATTGGTATCAATTTCTATAAGTTTTATATATTTCATTCCATCTATTTTATTTTTGTCTTTCTTGGCTTTTTTAAATTTATTAATATTACTCTTAATTTTTTTGAGTAATGACTTAACCACGTTATTTTTAGTATCAGCCATAATAATTATCCTTTCTTATAAGCTTAAATATTAAAGATTTGTTTTTTTTTGTATAAATGGGGTAATGATATATTATAAAAACGAGAGGAGGTATAAAATGAAAAATTTATCATCATTAATGATATTGATACAAAAATCTTCTAGTAACGATCAAAAAGAATACGAAAGATTATTATCTTCATTTAAAAATAATTTGCGTATTATGATAAGATTATATTATGGAGCTTCTATATTAGATAATTCATTTATAGAAACAGGTAAAATTAGTAAGTTAAGTATTGATAATCTCGATAATGAATTTCATATTCATAAAGTAAAGATAACATCAAAGCAGTTTAAAGAAAATCTTATGATAAATATATTATCTTTACTTGAAAAGAATATTGATATTATTATTGAGAATATAATTATTGCTAATGAGAAAAATATAAAATTATCTGAGAAAATATCTTTACTTATGCAAATAAATGACTGCTTGATAAATATGGTTGATGATATTGAATATGATTGTAGTTATAAACAAGAATTTATTAAAATAATAGAAATGTTTATGATGTCTTATAACAACTCATCATCCATTATGAAAATTCTTAATAAAGAACTTGGGAAGCTTGAAGACTTTTGTGAAACTAACAACAAGTTATTATTTAAAGGAAGCATTTCCGATGATATTATATTACAAAATTTAATATTACTCTCATATGTTTTATGTACTGGAAATACTTCATTAAAGAAAATTTTGTATGTGCCTGAGAAGGTTAATACTAAAGATAAAGTTGCTATTAAATCGTTATTTGAATCATTAGGATGTTTAATTAATGAAAAAGGCAAGACATATATCTTTAAATGTTTTGAGATGTCTTATCCTTTAGTTAGAAGTCAGTTTTATGATTATGAATATAATAATGATTTGAAATGTGGCATAAACGCTATGTTATTATTGAGTTTTCTTTCAGAAAATAAGAAACTCGTATCATATATAAATAAGCTTATATGATAAAGTGTACTATAAAAAATAATAAGACCACAATGGTCTTATTATTTTTTTATTCCCTTCCATATACAAAAAAAACAAATCTTTAATATTCAATTATAAACAAATCTTTAATATTCAATTATATAAGAAAGGATAATTATTATGGCTGATTTTAATGAATTGTGTAATTTGATAAGTTGTTACAAAGAATCATATAGTTATTATTACGAAGATGCTGAAAATGAAGCTAAAAATAATGTGCTAGATTTTAAACAAAAATGTCAATCTATAAAGCGTATTATTAATACTTGTAAGCAAGATGTTAATAATGGTAATATAAAAGCTGCAAGCAGAGATTTGGAATTTGCTAAAAATGAATGTGAAGAACTTAAAGAAATAGGAAGTCAAATAAGAAATCAGGATCTTATGCTAGTTACTGGATCACTTATGGCTTTATCTGCCGCAGTAAATGGTGCTTTTGGATGTGCGATTGGCGTTCTAAGTGGAATACTCCCTTCTGCTGTAAAATTTACTAAAAATCTTTTTACGGCAGATGGCGATTTTAGTATTGACGACGATATGGATAAAATGACAAGAAATTATAAGGTTGGAAAAATTGGTGGAACTGTTGTTGGAGCAGGTGTTGGAGCATTAGCAGCATATAAGAAGTATAATGCTAAGGCAATTATAAATAGGGAAATAGCAAAGATAGAACGTAATATATCTAAGATTGAAGGACTTGTAAACAGAGCTAAAAATAAAATGGTACAATAGAATAGTATATAGATACAATATAGACTTTTAAAAGTCTATATTGTATCTATATTTATAGATTCAGGTTATTTAAACATGTTGTAAAGTGTTGCAGAACCAGCTTTTCCATCACATACTAAACCTTTATTCATTAATTGATATTCTTTAACAAGGTCTATTGTGTTTTCTGAATATTCTGTAGATACCTTACTTCCATTGATAATATTCTTCACATCATATTTATTGACATATAAATATATATGAATAATATAAGTTATTAAACTAAATCCTTCTTGATTATTCTTCATAACTCCCCATGAAGGACAAGCTGCCTTGGTTTTTTGACCGTAATTTCCATCTACTGAAATATTAGCCCCATAGTATTTATTATAAATTGTTTGAAGAGCTTTTACAGTAGTCTTTTTTGTAGTAGGACCATAGTCTCCATCTACTTGAATACTAAGACTCAATAAATTATTTAACCATGCCTGATAATCTTTAACGATAACATTACTTTCAGTTTCATTTACAGAAGTATCAATAGTATCGTAATCTACAAAATCAGGTATTCCATAATAATACCATCTATTTGTCTTAAGGTTTTCTTTATACACATTCATTCTGGAACTTCTCATTTCTATAGTTATTCCATTTCCAAGATAAGCTCCAACATGAGTTAAATTCTTATTAAATACCAAACAGACTAATCCACGAGGAATACTTGCTATTGGTCCTGTACTTTTACAAGCATTAAAATATCCTTTAGCAGTTCTATCAATGCCAGAAAGTTTGTAAATTGAACCAGAGCAATCAGCACCGATTTTTCCCTTACCTTCTCTATATTTGTTGTCATAATAATCCTTAGTATATGTAATGGATCCAAATGACTTATAAAGTTTATCTGTAAGTTCTTTGGTTATGGTTTCTCCATTTGCACCCCATAAATATATTGCACCACTATTATAAAGATTATTATACCAATCCCTAAATTCTTGTTGCGAAACCTTTTTCATAATATCACTCCTTATTCTTGCAATTACTGTACTTGCCATTATATGGCTTTCTGTTCCATAAAGTAGCTTCTTTAATCTTTTCAGATCTTTTCTTCATTTCATATATTGTAAGATCCGATATATTACTTCTCTTTTTACCCATAAGCTCTAAAGTCCGATAAAGACCACCACACCTTCCTTTTATACTTTTCTTATATAACAGTTTTTGTATCTTTAAAAACAAATTTTTAAAAATATAAGAAAAGAAGGTGATAATAATGAATATGTCTGATTTGATAACACGTATTAAATTAGATATGGGAATTTATGCAATAGCTCTTCCTTTTCCAAATGTAGATAAGATGATGGCAGATATTATTAAAAAAATAACTCTTAGAGTATACTCACAATATTTCCCATTAGAAGAAACTGTAAGGAAATCTTCTAAAGAAATTCAGGTATACTTTACTAAAAGAGATTATACAGATGTTAAGTTAGATCTTGCACCTGGAGAAGAAGTTATTGAGATAGAAGATATTTATTATGATGATACTGATCTTGCAAGAATGGGATATTATGGAACAACCCTTCCACAATTTCAATATAGTAATTTACAAGATTTACTTATGAGTAATGTAAGTATGAATCTTTCTAATTTAACTATACCAAAATTAACTTGGGATTTTAATCCTCCAAATAGTGTTAGAATATATAACCTTTATACAGGAAGTATATTTATAAAGTACCTAAAGCTTCATGATCCATCCCTTGCATCAATTCCATATTCACAAGAAGAGTCATTTTTTAAATTAGCTGAACTTGATGTGAAAAAAGTATTTTTCCAAATGATAAAGCACTATAATGAACTTGAGAGTGCTCATGGAAGAATAAATCTAAAGATAGATGATTGGGAACAAGCTGATTCAGCAAGAGCAGATATATTAAGAGAATGGGATGAGACATTCCATCTTGATAGAAAAACTATATATTATGCATAAAAAAAATAAACTCTCTTAATTGATAAATTCAATTAAGAGAGTTTATTACAAGTTACAGATACACACTAGAGATAACAATTAAAGCTTGTACAATATACATTTGTCTATATCTAGTATGTATCCTGGTCCACTAGCAACCTCCTTGTTGTAGTGAACCCCGGCTTCGTCCACTATATGAATTTTGTTCTCATTCATATAGTGGACGAAACCTTCAATTTCATTCCACCAGTCAAACTCATGTATTGCTTCGAGTTTGCTGGCGTCAGTGATCCCCTTCTTAATGTACACTGTAGAGTCATGTGGGATTCTAACAACGTCTGTTGGCTCAGTAGCACCTTTAACAATATCATTCACCATGTTCATCATGGTGAGTTTTGTTACGTCATTATTATTTAAATTCTTCATATTTACCTCCATGGACGGCTCTTGATGCTATCTCGCACCGACCTAACCTTCGACGAGGTTAGGATTTTTTATTACTATTTCAGGATCATATAAAGCTAACCACCTTTGTGATTAATTATGGTACTTTTGTACCACTTTATAAATCCTTAGTATTAAAGCTAG